GAATTTGGACATGGTGATATCATCACTTATGACAAATACAATGGGGTTGAGATGTACATTACAGATGAAGATATTCTTCCATTAGGTGATGGTTATGTTTACACAGTTCAACTTGTTAACAATGACAACACAAGATTCTTAGATAACAGATTCTTAGCTAATGGAACAAGAATGTTCAGAAAAGGTTCTGCAAGAGGTGAGTATGGTGAAAGATTCTCTGACATCATGACCAATGCAGGATTCCGTGAATACTATAACTTTGTTGGTGGTGCTGAAGCTCACGTACATTATTCTATCTCTTCTAGAGCAGACTTAATGATCAAAGGTGGCATGAATGCAGACGGTACAGTTCCTGTAACTGAGATCTGGAGAACATTTGACAAAAATGTATTAGATCCATCAATCACATCTTTAGAGGATATGGTTAAAGTTATGGGTAAAGATGCTGTTAAGAAAGCATTTGATAATGGAGATTTGTCTAGAACTTTCTTGACAAACATGGAAGCAGCTCACCTTTCTAAAATTGCAACTGACATTGAGACTTACTTAATGTGGGGACAAGGAGGTAGAGTTAAGCAAGATGGTCCAGATGATATCAGATTATCTGTTGGACTTTGGCAACAATTGAACAATGCGTTCAAAAGAGTATACAACAAAAATAACTTTACTCTTGACTTATTCCGTGGAGAAATCTATAACTTCTTCAATGGTAAAGTTGAGTTCCAAGGACCAGATCCAAAAAGATCTCTTATTGTACAAACTGGTATGGGTGGTATGCGTATGGTTAATGAGGCCATCAGACAAGAAGCTATTGCATCAGGTTTGTTAATTCAGGCTGCTGATATTGGTGCTATCACTGGTAAAGGTATGGACTTGAACTTTGGATTTGCTTATACTTCATATGTAATTCCATTCTTGGCAAATGTTAAGTTTGTTCTTAACCCAGCATTTGACAATGTTCATACAAATGATATTGAGAACCCAATCATTGATGGTTTCCCATTATCTTCTTATAGCTTTATCATCTTTGATATCACTGATAACACTAATGATAACATCTACATGTTGAAACTTTCTTGGGATAACCAATTGAAGTGGTGGTATCAAAATGGTACTATGGACTACATGGGTAGAACTCAAGGGTTCCAGTCTTCTGGACAATTCAACGGGTACCGTGTGATGATGTCTCAAACAATGCCAGCTATTTGGGTAAAAGACCCAACTAAAGTCTTGAAAATTGTTATGAGAAACCCAATCACTGGAGGCTCTCTATAATAGATCAAAGTATGAAGGGGGGAAGAAATTCCCCTCTTTTTACTTATTTTTTAAAAATTTAAAACCAACAAAAAAATGGAAAGTACAGGATTTACAATGGTGGAAATTAATAAAGCTGCCACCGCAAGAAAAACAGCTATTGCTATTAGACCGTTCTTTGATAGAAATGCCGCAAATATGGGGCTAGAAATTTATGATCAAGTATTATTTGATGGAGTAAAGCATCAAGAACAATTAGCTTGCTTAGAGGTTAATGGAGTAATTAGATATATCACAGGTTTAAATGAATTTGCACCTGAAATTAAAATGTTATCTCCTGATCAAAGAGAAGCTAAAATTAGAGAAATAAGAACAGCAATTGCTGAACTAGAAAGAGAACTAGCAGCAAATGTTATTGATATTGAAGATAAAGATTTTTGGAATAAAGTAAAATTACTTACTCCAACAAATAAAGATTTCTGGAATAAGATAGATATTAAATGTGGTAATGAACCAGTTTATCTTGATCCAAAAGATCCATTTGATAGAATTAAAATTTATGCTATTGAAGCTGGAGGATTTTCAATTATAGCAAAGAGCTATGAAGATGCAAGATCAAAAGCTAAACCGCCTAAGTTTTATTTAGATAAAGAGGAAGAAACTGTAATGATCAGAACTGAGTACAAGAAAATGCGTAACAAAGCACTTTCTGAGTTACAGAAGTTATTTGATAAAAACAGTACAAAACTATTCTATGTTGCTAAAATAGTAGATATTAATAGCACACAGTATAGAAAGTCTACTCCAAATGACGTTATTTATGAGAACATGGATATGTACATAAACGGTGAAGGTGGAGAGAGCAACAAAGAAAGGGCAGCTAAATCTTTCCTTGATGCTGTAAATATGGATATGGAAACACTAAAAATTAAATCAGTTGTTAGAGATTCCGTATTTTTTAAGTATATTATAAGTAAGGCAGATGGTCATATTTATCATGCTAAGTCAAACAGCTTACTTGGTAGAAATGTATCAGATGTTGTAGAGTACTTTAAGAACCCTTTAAATGAAGACATTCTTAAAGATGTTACAGCTTCTGTTGAGAAATTATGGAATAGTTAAAATTTATTATAATGCCAAAAGATTCTTGCTATCATAGTGTCAAATCAAGATATGCAGTCTTTCCCTCAGCAAGGGCTTCTCAAGCTATTGCCAAATGTAGAAAAGGCAAAGGGCAAGTTAGAAAGACCGAGAAGGGCACTGAACTAAAAAGATGGCAAGCAGAGAAATGGCAAGATACTAAATCAGGAAAAGCTTGTGGTGCCGGTGGTAAAAATGAATACTGCCGGCCTACAAAAAGAGTATCTAAGGATACACCAAAAACAAAGTATGAACTAACTCCTTCCAAACTAGCTGCTAAGAAAGCTGAGAAGTCAAGAGTAGGAATGGGAAGAAGAGTTAAAAATGTATAGTTATGGCAATTAAGAAAACAACAAAATCAACACCAGCTAAGAAATCTTCTTCAGTTGGTATTTCTATTTTAGGTGGTAGCAAAGCAGACATGAGAAAGTGGGAAATTGAATCTGCTATGTCTACATTACAAAGAGCTGCAGAGATTCAGAAGAATGCTAAGCTTATGAATGATGTTAAGAAATTAGCAGCAGAAAAAGCTAAAGAGTTTAATAGTATTGCATCTGGTAAAAAGTTTTAATCATGGCAAAGAATCCAAAACAACAAGCAGCAATAGCAATAGCTATGAAAGCAGCAGGTAAAGCTCCTAAAAGAAAAATGCAAGCTGGTGGAGAATTAGATCCATCAACTAAAAGAAGTGTTTTAAAAAATCTATTGAGTGCTTTAGGAGCAGGTGCTGGTATATTAGCCGGTACAAAGTTATCAAATAGAGAAAAAGATTCTGAGAAAGCTATTGCAAGAGATAATAAAAGAATTGAAAGAAAAAGTGCTAGAAGAGAAAAGAAAGGATTCAAACCTATTTCTACTGCATCTTTTAAAAAGGGTGGTGCATTAAAGACAAAGAAAAAATAATCTTTAGAATGAAAAAAACAGCTAAAGTAAAAGTTACAGCTGGTGGTGAAAAACATGTAGTCTACAAGAAGACTACCAAAAGAGGTGAAGGAAAGATTGGCCATATAATGGTTAATCATCCTACTAAAGATAAAGGACAGTGGGATACAATAGATCTTACTGCAAAAGGTAAAGCCAAGACAGTTGCGCAGGGTGTAGCTGCTACAAAGAAATGGCACAAGGATAACCCTGAGTATAAATATAAAGGTAAAGGAAATGGCAAAGTCACCCGCATGGCAAAGAAAAGAAGGTAAGAATCCAGAAGGAGGACTTAATGCTAAAGGTGTAGCTAGTTATAGAAGAGCTAATCCAGGAAGTAAACTTAAGACAGCTGTTACTACTAAACCTTCTAAACTTGATCCAGATAGTAAATCTGCAAAGAGAAGAAAATCTTTTTGTGCAAGAATGTCAGGTCACAAGAAAAAAAACACATCTGCTAAAACAGCAAATGACCCAAATAGTAGAATAAACAAAGCATTGCGTAAATGGAATTGTTAACTAAAATATGTACAAAATGTAAAGTAGATAAACCTTTATCTGCTGAGTATTTTCCTTTGCATAACAAAACTAAATCTGGTTTTGATAGTTGGTGTAAAACTTGTAGAGCTATGTATAGAAGTGAAACAAGAAGGGGTACATATAGAGCTATGATATCTGACGAGTTATTAAAAGATATTGTAGAAACAGTTACTGAATGTGTTATATGCGGATCTACAGAAAAACTTGTAGTAGACCATTGTCATACTACAAATCAAGTAAGAGGTATGCTTTGTAATCATTGTAATAGAGGATTAGGTCATTTTAGAGATGATCCTGCATTATTAGAGTTTGCAAGGATTTATTTATTATCTTATAGTAATACTACTTCTGAAGTAGAAGAGTATCTGAAAAAGTGGAATTGTTAATTTATTATATATAATTATGAAAACTATGAAGACTTGTAAAATGGGTTGCGGCAAAATGAAAGCTGGAGGTCCTGTTAAGAAAGTAAAGAAGATGGCTCCAGGTGGAGCTGCAGGTTATAACTTTGGTATTCCATTAAATGGTTTACCAATGCGTCCTACTAATGGTAACACAGATATTTCTAAAACTCAATTTGGAGCTCCTACTATGAAAAAAGGTGGAGCAACTAAAAATGCTAAATTAGCTGCAATGGCTGCACCTAAAAATAAAATTACTAGAGCAGACATTATTACTGCAATTAAGAAAAAAGCTAAAAAGAAATAATCATGTGTAGTTGTAGAGGAAAAGGTAAAGTTAAAAAGTAAGTCATGGCAACTAAAAAGACTATTGCAAAGTTTGGAGCATCTGTAAAAGTACAGAGAGGATATCCAGGTAAAATTAGATCTGCTAAAGATCAAGGTTATACTGCTATAGGAGAAAGAGAACCTGATAGAACTGAGTTTAAAAAAGGTGGTTGGATACAAGGAGCTATTAAAAAACCTGGAGCACTAAGAGCATCTCTTGGTGTTAAGAAAGGTGAAAAGATTCCTAAAGCTAAACTAGAAGCTGCTGCTAAGAAAGGTGGTAAACTTGGACAGAGAGCAAGACTTGCTATTACTCTTAGTAAAATGCGTAAAAATAAATAATCATGAAACATAATAAAAAAGTAAATCCGCTTACCCACTTTAATAATCTTAAAGCTTCTGCTATTAAGAAAGCTGGTGGAGAAATGTCTAAATATAAGAAGTCATTGAAAAAAGCTCAACCTGGCATTCAGGTGGGTCCACAAAATAATTATTGGTATAATAGTACTGAAAAAAGAGCAATGAGTGATGCAAAAGATAGATATATTGCTTCTCGTGAAAGATCTAATAATTATGATGAAGATGCACAAAGAGAATATAAAGCATTAATTGATAATTATCAACCATATGGACCAATAGTACCATTAGCTGATCAAGTAAACGAGTTAAATAAAAAATATCCATATTATGATGGCATTATGGAAACACCATTTAAAGGTGGTGATCTTAACAAAGGATATAATGAAATGTATAAAAAAGCAGATAAAAAAGATTCTTGGACTAGAGAAAGAGACCTATCAGATCCATATCCAAATGTGGGTGTGGGAATGATTAATAAAAGAGGAGGAGCTATTATTACAAAAAGAAAACGAAAATAATAATAGATAATCATGAATAAAAAAAATAAAGTTAAGAAAGGTTTATTAGGAACACCGCTTGGAAATCCACTTGCCTATTTTAATTCTCAGAAAATAAAAAGATCTGCGGAACCTAAACAGAGTTTGAAAAAAGCTCAAGATGGTAGAGTTGCAGGACCTTATGAAGAAGGTACTGTAAAATATCTTAATGCTAAATATCCTGGCACAGCAATGAAATTTACAGGTCCTGTTGATCCAGAATGGGAAGCTGATCAAAGAGATACGGTAGCAAGACCAGCAAGTTTTGGTTGGAACAGACTTTCAGATATTGAAAAACGGGATAGAGAAAATGAAGAAAAAGAAATAAGATCTCCATATGGAGATTTTAATTATGGCATGGGTCTTACTGAAAGTGATGCATATAAAAGAGGTGGTAGAGTTAAAAAGAAAATAAGAAATGTTAAATAGTACTATAACTGTAAAGATTAAGCAAAGGCTGAATAAGTTAGATAGCAATGACTATGACAACATAGAATGTTGGCAGATAGTTGAGGCATTTAATAAAGCCCAAGTAGAATGGTCTAGAAGACAGTTGCATGGTATTAATATAACTAAAGAAGGTGATGAGCAATCAACTAGAAGAAAGGATGACATGCAAGTTCTTCTTAATAAAACTACTATAACTAATTTAACTGATAAGGGAGATTATTCTTTTTTAAATATTCCTCAGAATTATTTACAGTGGAAGAGAGTAGATGTATATGCTCAAAAAGATTGCTGTGATAAAAGAAGAATGGTAATTTATCTAGCAGAGGAAGGTAACGTATCTATACTTTTAAGAGATAAGTTAAAAAAACCAAGCTTTGAATGGGCAGAAACATTTGCTACTCTTATAGATGATAGGATTAATGTCTATACTAATGGAGAGTTTAATGTTCCTGAAGTAGATTTAACTTATTACAGACAGCCAAGAAAGATACAGATTCAAGGATGTGTGGATCCTTATACTAATTTACAATCTACGGTAAATGTAGAATGTGAATTTAAAGATGATATAATAGAAATATTAATAGATGAAGCAGTAAGTATTCTAGCTGGAGATATTGAATCTAACAATCAATTCTCTAGAGGTACAGAAACTGCAGAACGCAACAACTAATAAAAATGGAAAAACCTAGAATGTTAAAAAGAGATGCAATGACATCAGCATCTTATACAAGTGCACCAAGTACTGGATCAGCTAATTGTGATACAATGACTGCAGCTTGTGTATCAGAATTAATGAATGCTGCAACTAGTATTCACAAACTTCACTTAAAAGTAAAAGGAACAGGATCATATGCTGCACACAAAGCATTGAATGAATTATATGATGCTCTTCCTGGCCATGCAGATGATCTTGCTGAAGGATATCAAGGTGCATCAGAAAAACTTCTTGACTATAAAGAAGCTGCACCAAGAACTTTAAATACAGTTGAAGAAGGTATTGCTTATTTGAGAGATCTATACAAAATGATAAATGCTCTACAAGCTAAAATGCCTTATTCAGAAATTGTAAATTCATTGGATACTGTAAAAGATACTATTAACTCCGGAAAGTACAAATTACTTTTCTTAAAATAATTTTGGAGTTACAGATATTTTTACTATATTATAATATATATGTTTAACTAAAATTTAAAAAAATGGCTTATTTTAATCACGCGTTTAAGAAAACGTTTTTGGCAACAGGGGCTACCATTGCTTCTGTTCCAGTTACAAATCCTTCAGGAGGATCTTTGGGTACTGCTAGTGCAACTGGTGGTTTCTTAACTACTGCTGGTGTACCAACCTATGCATTAAATCAAATTGCTGCTGCATCTACTGCAATCAATGGTAACTATGAAAACAACTATGTTGGATACTTCACTAGAGATAATGTTTCTGCTGCTGCTGGGGACTTTGCATCTTGTTGTCCACTTTACTTAGTAGGTTCTGCAATCTACTGTGAGGACAAAATTAGTCCGTTCTTAGGTGGATACCAAGAGACTAACAAATCTAAATTAATTAATCCTAAATATGTATCTAGATTCTATAGTGTAGATTCTTGTACTCCTACTAACAATGTAGTACACGTTGGTTCTACTTACTGGACTGCAGGTACTGCTGTTGATGCTGTTGTTATTAATGCTCCAGGAGCAACTTATACTGATGGTGTATATGCAACTACAGGTAGTGCAACTGGTGAAGGTCTTGTGGTTGAAATTACTACAACTGCTGGTGCTATTACTGGTGTTACTATTGTTTCTCCAGGAAAGGGATACCAATTAGGTGATACTGTATTTGTGGTAGGTGGAAACTTCTTAGGAACTGTAGATGTATCTGCTTTAATTCCTGCAGGAGTAGATCCATTAACAGGAGCTGGTGGTGCATCTTGCTGCAAAGAGTTCTTGTGTGGTGAGACTTACTACTTACGTTTAGATGTTAAAGGTTCTCCAGCTTTGAGATTCTTAGATCACAACGCATACTATATTGCATCTGCTTACACTGGTTGTTGTCCTGCTGGAACTATTGCTCCAACTCCAGTAGATTCTACTGAAGTTATGATCCTTTGGGCTAATGACTTATTAAATTCTCCAATTGTATCTCCATTCATTCAGATTGCAGTACAAGATGAGACTGGTGTTATTTGGTATGCTCCAGGAACAGATGCTACTTTCTTAGCTTCAGTTGGTGCTAATACTTGGGATAACTATGTATCTCCAGGACATACAACAGGTGCTTGTGCAGGTTTAATCATCAATGGTGCTTACGTAGATACTAGATTTGGAGATTGTACTTTCCAAATTTCTGATTTCTATGAAAAACAACCAGTTAACTTATATCCAAGTGAAGTAGACTTAAATGGTGATCCATGTGAGTTCACAGGTGTATGTATTGTTAATGAGTGTTTAGGTTCTCAGGCTATGGGTCTTGGAGAGTCAGTATTAAGAGATATTATTCTTTCTGAGTCTTACAGACAAAACTTCTTCTCTTCTGACTTCAGAATCCGGGAGATCACTCAAGGCAACCAAATTGTAAATGCTATCAACAGACAAGCACTTTACTATAGAACTTACTTGCAACACAGTGTTCCAAGATTCAATAACCCTTCAGGTACATTTGACAATGACCAATACTTGTTAGAAGTTATCTTTACTGATGCTGCTTCTGCAGCTGCATTTGAAGGTCAAACTACAATTTGGTTAGGTACTTGTGGAGTATGTGAGATTGAAAACTTTGATTGTAACTCTACTTGCTCTGCAGTTAGCTTCCCAGCTATCCCAGGTAAGTGCGGAATCTAATAGATTAAAGGTTAATAAATAAATAAAAGGGGAGAGAGAGTTTATACTCCTTTCCCCTTTATTTTTAAAATAAAGTTATGGCAAATCATGTATTAAGTTTAGAGGTGCCTCAAGTAATGAATGAATGCATTCTTAAGATACTTGACACAAGTGTATATCAGACAGCAAATCCTGCTATTCCAATAGTATGCCCTACACTAAATGTTACAGTACCTGGATTTGGTTATTCTAACCAGATAGAAGGAACTGTGATGACTAATTTTGTTAATACAGGTCATATAACTTTAACTGCATGTGATTTACAATTACAAACTACAGATTGCGGTACTAAGTATTTTAATTTACCAGATGGTATATATATCATAAAATACAGTGTATCCCCAAATGATACTGTATATGTAGAGTATAATCATATGAGAATGACATATGCTTTAAATAAATATTACAAGATTCTTTGTGATATAGATGTTGCAGCATGTGATCCCCCATATAAAATTAAAGATAAACTTGAAGAACTTAGATTAATCTTTATGTATCTTCAAGCTGCAAAGTCTAAAGTAGAGTTTTGTCATGAGCCACAGAAAGGTATGAGCTTATACAACTATGCTTTAAAGCTTTTGAATAAAATGGAATGTAGAAATTGTTAAACCAACTAAAAACCAATAATTATGTCAGTATGTGGTAATTGCAAAGCAAAACTATCTTGTGGATGTCAGAGAAGAAAAGCAACTGATGGACAGCAAGTATGTTCAAATTGCATAACAAATTATGAAGCAAAATTAAAAGCTAATAAAGCAAAAGATAATTTACAGAAATTCACTAAATAATGGCTCCAGTATATTACATATTTACACCTTGCTGTGGTGGGGATGATCTTTACTTTCAAACAGATACTTCTGGTTTATTGCCATTTTCATTACCGCAACAAGTAATATATGATGCATATGCTTGGGGAACAACTCCTCCTGGAACACCAACTTATGGTGATCAATATGGATTAGTTTCAGGTCAATGCTATACAGTTAATACAGGTATAGTAGCTACTGGACAACCAATAGAAACATTAGCAGAATTATTTGCTTTACCAACATTAAGTAATTCATGGATTAGTATTACACAAGCAGGATTAACAGATTGTGATCCTTTATATGCTGAGTGTAAACCATGTCCAGATTGTTACTTACTTATTTCATGTGATGGTTCTGTACCACCATTTACTACTAATCAAGACTTAGCTGCAATAGGTGCAGTACCTGGAGGATCTTACATATTAGATAGTTCTGACTATGGTCCAACATGTTACCAAGTATTGTTAGCTCCAGATTCTTTATTGCCATGTGATACATCAGCACCTCCACTATATTATGTAGATACTTGTACATGTGAGTGTGATTGTTATTCAGTTATAGCTAATGCTAAGAACTGTTATTACATTGATTGTAATGGTGATTTTACAAATACTGGCACATTAACTGGAAATGAAGTAAAATTCTGTTCATTAACATATCCTATAATTGTAGGAAATCAATGGCCATTACCTTTTTATATTACTAATACAGGTAATTGTGTTAATCAACAATGCCCTGAAGAATGTTACAAACTAGTAGATTGTGATGGTATTCAAGATCCTATTTTTACTACTAAACCTTCATTAGGTCAATATGCTATTATTGGACAAGTAGTTAAGATTGATGGCTATCCAGATACTTGTTGGATAGTTAACTCTGTAGCAGATTGTGAATGTGCTATAGATGTTACTGTATTACAATTTTATGGTGACTGCCCAACTTGTAAAAATCCAAATAAATATAAACTAACTAATTGTGCTGACTCAGGTACAATAGTTTATACAAGTTCAGATTTAAGTGCTTATGTTGGTCAAGTTATAATTAGAGATGAATGTCCTGGCTGCTGGTATGTTGAAGTAGTTGAAAATCTACCATCAGATGTCATTGTAACAGTAACAGTATCATATGTAGATTGTATAGAGTGTGCTAGAGAATACTATCAATTAACAGATTGTACAGGATATAAAGATCCTATTATTACTTATACTGATCTTTCACAATATGTTGGTTCAGTAATTAAGATTCAATACTGTCCAGAAACTTGCTGGACTGTTACTACAAGTCAAGTTCCTACTAATGCTGGTATAGTAATCCCAGAAGTAGAATATGTAAATTGTCCAACATGTTTGCTTACATTTCCTTGTGTTTGTACAACAGTAAGAAATGATAGTGCTACAACTAATATCTATAGATATTATGATTGTGAACTTGCAGTACAAACTTTTACACTTGCACCAGGAGAGAAATCAGAAAGATTCTGTATGCGTGTATGGGCAGATTATTTTCCTGAAACAGATTATATAGAAACATTTGGTAATTGTTCAGAGGTTTCAATAGATGTTTGGGAATGCCCCGCTATTGTATATCCAAGAAGAAGTGTGCAACCAGGATACAATACACCAGCATGTACCGCAGAGAAATATGAAAAAATATCATGTAAGTCAGCAGAAGTATATTATAAACAAGTTCTTTACTTAAGATATGGTATATCAGATTGTTGTCCAGATGATACAGACAAATGGTTAATTAAAAAAGAACTTATTGATTTGGATGCTTTAAGAGATCCAAACTATGTTTGTTCTGTTTCTACTTGCGGATGTCCACCACAATCATGTGGTTGTAATGCCACAATAACAACTTGTAATTCTCAATAATAATTAGTATATTATAGATATGAAGCCTATAAATTTAGATAATAGTCCATGTAGTCCAATCTCAAGTAACTGTGTGATTTGGCAAGGTCCAGATATTCCATGCATTAAACTATGTAAAGGAGATACAGTATCTGATGTAGTTTACAAGCTTGGGATGGAGCTTTGTAATATTATGGAGCTTTTAGATGTTAATGGTTATGACTTATCTTGTTTTGATCTAGCAAGTTGTAAGCCTCAAAATATTCAAGAGTTAATTCAATTTTTAATTGAAAGAATTTGTGCTATTGAAACAGTTCAAGCAGAACAAGCAGCTACCCCTTCTACTACTGGAGGAAATACAACAAGATCTGCAACTGCAGAAACATTAGTAACTGTTGCTCCTTGTTTTGTTGTAGGAACAACTACAGTAATGACCATTGCAGAATATGCACAAGCAATGGGAACTAGAATTTGTGGTATTGTAGATCAGATTACAATTATCAATACTCAGATTAATGACTTAGACATTAGAGTAACTACATTAGAAAATACACCGGTAGTATTTCCTCCAACGCCAAGTATTGTAATCAACTGTAATATTGGTACATTAATTTCAGGAAATGCATATACTATTGATAATGTATTAGATGAATTAATTAATAATGTAACAAATGGATATTGTGCATACACCAGTGTATTAGGTACACCTTCTAATCTTACTTCATCCTTTACTCCAGGTTGTGTTTTTGGCGCACCTATTACTACAGATCCTAACTGGACTGTAGCACCTACTAATTTATCAGAGACACTAACTAATATATGGATTGCAATATGTTCTATCTATAGTTCTATTACTCCACTAACAACTCAGGATAGTAGCACTATTAATTTAGATTTTACAGCTAATGTTTTAACTGCTAGAATCAATGACACTGGTTGGGTAGATCTAGATGGCTTTGGATATTATACAGGAGCAGATACTTTAGCATTAAAACCTCAAGCAAGAAGAATTGGTAATGTTGTACACTTCCGTGGATTAGTAACTATCCCTATTGATGATGGAACTGGGGTTCCTGCTTTATGGCAATACTCAAGTTCACCTGCTGTAGATACTTATTATTTATCTACAACAGTTACACCAGCAACAGTAGGTCCAGATTCAGTTAATTTAGCTACTGCAGGTACAGTAACATTTAATCAAGGTCTTTCTGTAATTCCAGCATCTATAATGGATGCCGGTGAATTATTTGATAATAACTATGGAACTAACTTTTTAGTAGGAACAAGACCTGTAGAAGTTAATGCTGCTCCAGCTACTAGTACAATTTTATCTGGGTTATTTAATATATCAATTACAAAGTCTAAAACTTTGTTACTATCTCTTCCTAAGAATGCTGAGCAAAATGCATTTTCTGGAACTAATGCATTTAACACGTCACATTTAAATTATGTAGTTTCTCATGTTAGACTTGGAGACTATGTTCCAAAATTTGATAATGCAAATACTAATGTAAATAGTAATGTTGCATCTGGTACAGTTGGTTTAAATATGGAATATGATGCAACATTAAGATATCCTTTTTCTTGTAATGCAAATGATGAGCAAGAAGTAGGAGGCTTTAGAATTGTATTGGATGGCTTAACAGCATATATTGATCCTTGTACAACAGACATTAAAAATTATACTTGTCCTTAATAAATTAAACTATGGCACACAATACTTGTACAACTTGCGGATGTAAAAAATGTGGATGTGCAGATAATGCATTAATAACTCCTGCACCATGCCCAACTCCACAAGGTTGCCCAGACCCAATACTTTGTTCTGAAGTTTTTAATGCAGAATGTGTAGTATATACAGGAGATCCAATTCTTTGTGGGCAAGATGTAGTTGTGCCTACAGATACAAATATGGCAGAAGCATTACAGTTAATTGTTGCTTATTTCTGCGGATAATATAAAGTTGCAGTTTGTTGGTTTCTGTAACAACGGGTAGAACCCCTGCACTCGCGGGGGTTTTGCTTTTATTACTATATTTGTTAAAGTCATTTATTTTTAGTATATTAAATAGTATAGTATGAAGGAGTTTAAGAGTCCTGATTTAAACGCACCAAGGTATAGACCAGAAGTGCATACAATTATGAACAAAGAGTTCTTTGAAAGTTTTAAAAAGAAACATCCTAAGTATAAAGACTTAGATAATGTTGAGTTAAGAAAGATTGTAAAATACTTTAACAACACACTTTATCAGACAGTGATAGATACAAGGGATGGTGTTCAACTACCTGAACAAATTGGATGGTTGTTTATTGGAACTTGTCAAAGTCCTAAGAAACAAAACATTGATTTTGTAAAGTCAAAAAAATATGGAGTAGCAGTTACTAACAAGAACTGGGAAACAGATGGTAAGCTTGCTAAGATATTCTTTACAAGTTATGCATTAAAACACAAAATGAAGAATAGAGAATTTTGGGGTTTTGTTGCCTGTAGAGAATTTAAAAGAGCAGTAGCCAAAGCATATCCAGAAAACTGGAACATGTATATAGTAGTTGAACCAACAAGAAAAATAAAACTTAACAGTACTAGAAACTATTTAGCCAGCTCTGCTAAAAAACAAGAAACAGAAGGCTTAAAACATTATAATGAATTTGACCTATGACAACTATTGGTGAAGCTATATCAAGAGTTAGAAATACTTTAAAAGCAGTAAAGGAAGATCCATTCTTAACTGATAGGGTAATCTATAGCTCATTAACTAAATATGGACAAACTCTTTTAAAAAGAGAAGATAACCAATTTAAGTTAATGAAGATTAGTTCTATATTCCAAGTACTTCCTTATATTGAACTCATAGATGTAGATAAAGTAGAAGCTGGGTGTCTTGGAGTTTATTCAGGATGTTACTTTAAAAGATCAAAAGAAAAGCTCCCAACTATTCTTGATGGAGCATTTGGTCCTGTTATACGTACAGTATCTTCAATAGATGGAACAATAGAAATGTTTAGAACAGATCCAGGTACTTGGGTTTCTATGACTAAAACAACTACTTTTAAATATAACACAAGAAAGTATTTCTGGTATTTAAATGGTTACTTATATGCACCTAACATTGATTGGGATGCTGTAAGAATGGAAGCTATATTCCAAGGAGTTACAGATCCATGTGATCCAAATGCAGAATGTGAAATAGCTCAAGATAAACCATTTACAATTCCAGAATATTTATTTTCTGAAGTAGAGCAATTTGTAGTTAAAGAATTAACAATGTCTATGCAGGTACCATCTGATGGTGCTGATGATAGTCAAAATACTCTTAGATAATGGATTTTAATTATACTCTTAGATATAGAACATTTGATCAATTGTTAGAAGATGTAACAGTTGACTTTAATACATTTGCCCTAGAAAATTTAATAGAGCCTCAGCAATTAATTAAACTTGCTAAGAAATTAAATTATGATTTAGGTTTAAGAATTAATCAACAGAAAGAAATTATACTAGAAGTGTGTCATGGAAGAGTAAAGCTTCCTGATGATTTTTATACATTTAATTATGGAATGATCTGTGGAGAGTTTACAGAGCATGTTGGATATGGTGGTTATGGTAGTGGAACTAATATACAAGAGGTTCCATATGTAGAAACTCCATCAACTGTAGATGTGTGTTCTCCACCAACTGTAAATTGCAGTATATGTAATGCTCATCCATGTAATCAAACTGCAGCCTGTGATTTAAATTTTCCTGTGGTAGATCCAATACCTACTAGTTATGATCCATTAAATCCTTATGGAAATACCTGCATTCCTCCAAGAGTATTTATGAACTGTAAAGGAGAAAAATATGAATTAATTCAAGTGATTAATTCTGGTAATGTAAGGGTTTACTCAAGACTTATTCCTTTGAGAATGAAGGCTAGTCAAGAAATAGAATGTGACTGTCCAAACTTATATATTAATTCTGCAAATGAAGGATGGATTAAAGGTGGGTTTTTATTTACAACATTTGATACAGGAAAAGTATATTTAAACTATCAAGGTCAAATGGAAGATGATGCTGGTAACTTATTAGTTCCAGATCATGACTTAATTAATGAATACTATGAGTATGCATTTAAAGCAAGAATCCTTGAAAACTTATATATAAACGGAGAGGATGTTGCTCAAAGAATGCAGTTAATTGAGCAAAGATTAAAGACTGCAAGAAACAATGCACTTAGTGTTGTTAACACACCAAACTTCAAAGAGCTTGAACAAATGTGGTGGACAAATAGAAAAGCAATGTATAGTAAGTACTATGATATGTTTAAGAGTTATTCTCCTAACACTGCTTTTTATAATAGATATGGTACTTCAAGATTAATTTAGTTATGGCAAAAGAAGCATCTGGAACTAATCAAAATAATTTAAATACATTTATAAAAGGTCTGCACAAAGATGCTGACCCGGCATTTGCCCAAGAAGGAATGTGGACACATGCTAGAAATGTAGTTAATAACACAATTGAAGGTGATATAGGTACATTATCTAATGAGGCATCAAATGCTCTATGTGCAGTAGCAGGATCAACCATGCCTCCTATTGCAGCATTTAGATATATCATAGGTGCAGTACATTTGTTTTCAGATAAGTGGGTTATTTATACAGCAGGACATAAATCTGAAATTACAGTTGTTTCAGAGATGTCTGAGATTGGTTTATTTGAAGTAGACAATTGCACATACAGACCAATAGTGCAAGATGCTTGTTTAGGGTTTTCTAAATCTAATTTAATAAGTGGTGCATCAAGAGAACTACAAAATTGTTCTTGGCAAGTATATTGGGCTGATGGATTAAATCCCGATAGAGTTTTAAATTTAGGTGACCAAAAACTTTGGCCTTCTCTTGCTGATTATTCATGGGCAGGTGCAGGACCAAATATAAATTACTATTTAAGTTTACTAACTCCAGGATTAAAAGTTCTTTGGCCAGGAGTTACTTGGAAACAACTTTGTACAGATAGTTTGGGAATTACACAAACCTCTCCAGGAGTATGGCCTGTAGGACATCCTGTTGGTTGTGTTACTTGTGTTGATCTAAATCAACTTGACTGTAATGGTATAAGACTAGCAAGGTTAATGAAAACACCTTGTCTTAAATTAAATATAGCTGAAGGTTCTGGTAGTTTAGAAAATGGAAGTTATTATGCTGTTATTGCATACACTATACAAAATCAAAAGGTAACAGATTATTTTGCTCCAAGTAATGTTCAACCTGTATATACTTTAACATCTAGTCAAGGAGCATTAGTTTTAGATGTAGAAGCAGATACTGAAAACTTTGATGAGTTTGAGTTAGTAGTTGTAGCAAATATAAATGAAAACACTGCTGCTATAATTCACGGTTACTATTCTACAAGAACCAAAAGAATTTTTATTGAACAATTTGCTTTAAATAAAATTCCTGTTGATCCCAGTATAATTGGATTAATTACTCCAATATTTGAAAAGTCAGATCAAATGACCCAGCTTAATAATTATTTATTAAGAATAGGACCAACAACTAAATTTGATTTTAACTATCAACCATTAGCAAATTTAATTGAATCAGAATGGGTTGCTGTAGAATATCCATCAGATTATTATTTTAAAGGAGGTAGTCACACTAACTACTTAAGAGATGAGGTATACTCATTCTTTATTAGATGGGTGTATGACACAGGAGATAAATCAGCTTCTTATCATATACCCGGAAGAGCAGCAAGAAGATGGGGTCCAAGTGCATTTTATGAAAATGCACCAAACTCATTATCTAATGGGGATAGTTTCCCAGGTGATACTAAAATATTTCAAACAATAAATACAGCTACACAAACTTCAACTGGTGGTACTCAGCTTCCTGATGGAGGTACTATAGTTGGTGTAGGTGATATGGGATATTGGGAATCTACAGAAATGTATCCTGACAATAGACCAGACATATGGAATGCAAGTGAATACCTATGGACTGGAAAATTTCAACAACCAAATGATTCATATGATCTTTGTGGTTTACCAATTAGACATCACAAGTTTCCTGAGAATGTAATTTATAATCCGGTAACAGGTACATTAACAAACTTAACAGGATCAAGTCACTTTAGAAAGGATCCTGTGACAGGGGCTCTATTTATTAGAGTAATGGGAGTAAGATTTAAAAATATTATTCTTCCAAAAGATAATGATGGTTTTGATATTCCAAATGTAGTTGGGTATGAAATATTAAGAGGTGGTAGAGATGGTAACAGATCTATTGTAGCTAAAGGTATGATAAATAACTTTAGGGATTATGAAAGACAAGGGGTTACTGCAAACACAAGAAAGGGGCTCTATGCTAATTATCCTTTTAATACTATTTACCCTATAGGAAATACATTAAACTCTTCTGACCATAATTATCAGTACAATGATCCATATATAAAATCAGTAGATAATAATAATGATGTTGTAAATCAAAATATACCAAACAATCTTATTACTTTCCATTCACCGGATACAACATTTAGAAATCCTTATCTTGGAATACCTGAATTAAAATTATATGGGTATTTATCAGGAACAGCAAATCAACAATTTATAGAGCCACAAGGACAACCTAAATTTGTTATACTTTCTAATGAAGCATTCTTTATAGCACTAGTATCTGGTTTATTAAATGTATTATTAAGATCTGGTGGTAAGAAAACTTTTAACTATCCTCAAGGTGGTTTTACTGGTCAATGGGAGTTAACACAAGCGGGTGGTAATACAATTCCATTCCCAGGAGTTCAATCCAATCTTGTTGCTATTGGGCCAATGAATACTATTAATCTAGGATTTGCTACTGCAATTAATACATATACCAATACTGGTGTTGCAATGACACAAGCTTTTACAGGTATTGATTCATTGGATAATATATATTCTGCTCATAATAATCAAACTTTAAATGTTGTTGGAGGTAATTATAATCCTCAAACATATGCTGTTGAGGCTTCACCATATTCAATGCTTCCTTCATGGGTCAATTTTGGACTTTCATCTTTAGGTGCAATATCTCATATAGCTTTCTTCTTTTCAGAAGGCGCACAAGCTGCTATAGATGTGTTATATGCTTTAGGTCCATATAGACAATATGCATTACAAATGGTAGCTCATGGATTATATGATACATTCAATCCATTTAATATTAATGATACAAAAAGATTTAGAATTGCAGATGCATTTTATATTGCTAAAAATACCTCAGCAGAAGTAAGAAACTACCAAAATACAGTAACCGGTAACATTGATAGTTATACAATTAACAATTATAAAAGACCTAAGATTCTTACTATCAGAACTGAGAGAGCAAATAACAATCAGACTGAAGGTCCAAAATTATTAGTAGGTTCAACTATTGCTTCTGGATTAGATCAATCTCTTGGATCTCTTGGTATGTTTGATGACTCTTTAGTAGGTGTAGGTCCAACAATAAATGAAGAAGGAAAACAAAAGGAATTCCAAACAAGAATTGCAAGTCACTATGGTGCATTAAAAATAAATATAGAGGATCAGTATGGTAATTTAAGATCTATTATACAATTACCAGCAACACCATGTGAGCAAAAAATTCCAAATTTACCTGATACAAATATTGCTGTAAATTATACATTACCTAATGGTACGCCTACATCAACAATAATCCAACAAAAGATTATTCAATCTTCTATAGAGATATTTGGTGGAGATACTTATGTGTGTAGGTTTACTGAAAAAAATCCAATGTTCTTTTTCTATGATTGGTTATATGGAGAACCAAATGGTTATGAGTATAATTACTATAATAACCAAATGATCCCAGAACCAAGATACTGGTTAAATAGTGAAAAATATAATGCAGGTAATTTACAAGTAACAAATGCTGCATCATGGGCAGCTATACTTAATAACTCTACAACAGGTACTGGATTCTTCCCTAGAGATTTTTATAACTTGGATAATGAAAATTATGATAGGACAAATGATACTCCAGGATCATATCCAGGATTTTTATATGTTAAAGATTCATATTTCTATTTATCAGCAGCTGGTGTTAGAGACTTTGTTGTTGAGTCAGATGTATTACTAGACTTTAGAGAGGTGGGAGTATTTGATTATGAAAAATGCTACCAACCATATCAGTATACAGATTTATATACTATGTTCAGGATGGACAAGTTAACTGCTACTGAAGGTAACTATTATATCTATGACCAATCATTAAGTATAAATAGATTAACTAATAGGTTTACTTCTTTTGGATTTATACAATCTGTATTCTATGATCCTAAAGTAGCTGAGTTATGCTATACATATTTACCAAATACAATAACATACTCATTACCAACTACAGCAAATACAGCTATTGATTACTGGTACATGTTCTTACCATTCAATAGAAAAAATTTCATTGGTCAAATTAGTTCTGTAAAATCTTTTGCTAAAACCGGAGCCTTTGTAACATTTAAAAATGAAAGTCCAATTGTATTCCAAGGTGTAGATACATTACAAATGGATGGTTCAGGAACTAAAGTTATTATTGGTGACGGAGGTTTATTTGCTAGAGAACCTCAAAATGTTGTAGTTGCAGATCAACCATATATGTATGGATCTTCACAGGGAAGACTATCTGTTATTTCTACTCCTGCAGGAATGTATTATATTTCACAAGACCAAGGTAAAATATTCTCATATTCAGATGGGCTTCAAGAAATAAATCAAGCAGGTATGAAGTGGTGGTTTGATGAATTCTTACCATCTAAATTACTAGCAGATTTTCCAGACTTTACTTATCAAGACAATCCAGTAGCAGGTATTGGTACACAAGCAATCTATGATAATGCAAACTCAGTATTGTATTTCTGTAAAAAAGATTACAAACTAAAAGGATACGATCAATTTGGAAATGCAATAAAACCACAAGTAACATATGTAAACACAGGTAAGGAAAGTTATTTCTTATATGTTCCTATTGCAGCTGATGGCAAATTATTAACTCCAGTAAAACTTCCTCTTGGTGATCCAGCAATATTTGAGGATGCATCTTGGACAATGAGCTATGATCCAAAATCTAAATTCTGGATTAGTTTCCATGATTGGCATCCTAACTTATTATTGCCTACAAAAGAAAGTTTTGTAAGTGTAGTTAAAAATGAATTGTGGCAACATTATTATTCTTGTAATGACTACTGTAATTTTTATGGAATACAATATCCATTTGAGATTGAATTCCCAGTATCAACAGGTCAAACCGTAACTACTTTAAAATCAATAGAATATATTCTTGAATGTTATAGAAGAGATACAATAAATTGTATGGATCAGTTTCATGTGCTTGACTATAATTTTGACCAAGCTGTGATTTATAACTCAGAACAAATTTCTGGTTATTTAAATCTTAATATATTTCCTAAAAACAATGTAACATTATCTTTAGATTATCCTAAACTAAATCAATCTAACTTATCTTCATTTGATATTTTATTTTCAAAAGAAGAACAGAAGTATAGAGTGAATCAGTTCTGGGATATTACAAAAGATAGAGGAGAATTCCCACTTAATTCAGGTTATCCTCCAACAGGACAACTTATTCCAGGAACAACTGTTCTTTTAGGAAACTACCCACAAGAATTATTATGGATTACAGAATCTAATGGATATAAAAAATCTATTAATCCAAATGCTGTAAACTATAATAAAGACTACATGCAAAGAAAGAAGTTTAGACATATGGTAAACTTTGTGAATCTAAGTAAAGCAGATACTAGAGATACCAACATGATCTTTAAAATGTTTAATACCAAAAATCAATATTCTTTTAGATAATGAAAAGATCTCTAAAAAAAGGTTTACCTGGTGGCCCAAATGAAAAAGTATTTTCAAAAGAAGGATACAGAAGTACATCTCCTGATGTAAATAATCCATTTAACTTTATTCCTTCTGGTAATATTACTATGAAGGAAAAAGATGGAACACCATTAAAAAAAGGACCTTTATTGGGGATTGATAATTTAGGCAATTCACAATTAATGCTTCCTGGTGCAAACTATCAATTTCCAGGAGATTTTGTTAAAGAAGTTCCATTAGCTAAAAAGGGTGGGCCATTTCAGAATAGTAACATCTATGCTACTAATAAACTATTTGTAAAAAATCCATTATTTAAAAAAAGAAAGAAAGGTAAAAAAGCAAAAGGTATTTATAATCCTAAAGCAAAATATACTTATGATGATGGTGGAGAGTCTGGATGTCCTGAAGGTTTTTATAATGATCCTGTAAAAGGTTGTGTAGCTATAGAAGATCCAAATACATTTTATGAGAATTGGTTTCAGAATAGAGTAATGCCTACACCAGAAGGACAAAAACTTTTAGATAAGATTCGTCCAGAAGCTTTAGAAAGATCTAGAGAATCAATACCATACATCTTCAATGAAAGTTTAGATCCAAATGAGGCAGGATACTATGATGTAGATACTAGACAAATAATATTAAATAAATTTCTACCAGAGGCTCAGATACAAGCAACAAAGTATCATGAGAGAATGCATGATATTCAAGCTGGAGATAAGTTTAGTAATGTATTAGACAAGCCGCAAGGATATCTTGTAGAACAAAATATTATAGAACCAAAAGCTATTAATACAGGAAATCCAGAATGGGATAAAAATCTAAAGAAGAATTACGAAGACATAGTAGATCCAAATGAGATTCATGCAAGAGTAATGACTCTTAGAAGATTGGCTGGGTTCAGACCAGATCAAGCTATTACTGAAAAGGATTTAGAAGATTATTTTAAAGCTGTAAAAGATGCTGGTGGTAAATTGGATCCAGATATAGAAGATCTAAAAGGAGTTACTAAAGGAAATAAAGCCATAGTAAATTTATTAAATGATATGGTCTCTGTTCCTAGTAATAGAGAAGATTTAACTATGGCACAATTTGGTGGACCAAAAGGTCAGTGTCCTATAGGTTATGAATGGAATGGTGTTCAGTGTGTTCCAAATCCTTTTGAAACTAGACCAAGCCAAAGAGCAGCTGTTTATATGGATAAGGATGGAAACTATCAAATAGACCCAGCATATCAACAATATTCTCAGCAGAAGTTTGATGTAGCACAATCTAATAAAAAAGCTCAGGACTTTAATAAGATGTATGCTCAGTCTAAGAACTATAAAAGACTTTTAAAGAAACAAGGATATACACCTGAAGAAATAGAAGATAGAATAAACTCTATCATGAATATAAATGACATTAGATATACTGATGAAGGTCCTAGTTGGGTAGGCACTAATGAAGATACTGGAAATGAATTTATATCATATAATGTAACAGATCCCGGAGACTGGCCTGGTTTTGATCAGATAGCAGCACATGAGTGGGGTCATGTAGGTGTAGACTCAGGAGCTAATCCTCTTAAACCAAAAGAAAGAGAAGAGTTTATTAATAGAATAAATAAAGAACAAGCAGGAGTTACTGGTAACCCAGATGACTTAGTACATGATATGGAGCCACAAGAAAATAGGGCAGACTTATTACAACTAAGACAACAACTACAAGAAGCAGGAGTATTTGATTCTACAAAAAGAAAAAAATTTACAAAAAAAGATCTTAATAAATATAAGGAGGCTATGAAGTCTTCTGAAAGGAATTGGGATAACATGTGGAATAGAATGTTTAGGTTATATGATGATGATAGCATTATATATTTCATGAACAATGTTGCAAAGAATAATTCCAATGAAGATCTTCAAGTTGCTAAGTATGGTTTTGAATTAGATCTTACAGAAGATGAAATACAAAAATATGTTAAAGGAGGTTATGTAGTAGAAGACATTTCTGTGCCTTCATTAACTAGAATGGATGATGGTGGTATAGTATCTGAACTTACCAAAAAAGAAATTGATAAACTTATAAAACAAGGGTATATAATAGAGGAGATTGATTAAACTTATTAGGTTTAACTAATATATTTATTTTTAGTATATTTAATATATAACGCGTAATATGGCAACAAAAAAAGTTAGAGTCCGCAAACCAAATGAAGGTGAACAGCCTGGATTCATTAGTAAACTTAATAAGTATACAAAACCAAAGCAAGAAGAATCTCAATATTCAGATGAAGATATTTATAAGTATATAGTTACTAAAATACAAGACGGAGATTTTCCTGAACAAATTATTGCTGACTTAGAAAAATATAAAATTCCAAGAGGTAAGGTGGCAGATACTGCTTATGATTTATATGATGACTACAGAAGAGCTGAGCAAGAGAAAAAAAGAGCTTCTGGTAAAGCACCATATGATATGGGAAATGCCTATGGAGAAGAAACTGCATCTACAGAAGATGAAACTGCAGAAGATGTTTATGGAGATGATGAAGATGAAGATATCCAAGAAGCACAAGATGGTGGTCAATTTATAGGGAATAGTATCTTTCCAAAACAAACAAAACCTTATTATGTAGGAGCAGACGCAGAGCCATATGATAATGCATACAAAACAGGTGGAGCAATTAGTAAAAGATCTTTTATTAAAAAGTTTGTAAAGGATAAACTTAAAAAAGCTGCAGAAGGTGATGAGGTTCAAAACAATGAATTCTATTTGCCACCTACTGGAACTATAAATGATCCAATGGGTAAGTATACTCAAAAAGCAAAACTATTTGCAAAGACAGTACAGAATACGGGCAATCAAGCTTTATATAAAGAACAAGCACAAGAAGCATATAATAACTATATGCAGCAAATGGGTGGAGCAATGGGTCAGCAAGATCAACATGATCCACTTGAACATTTACATATTTATGGAGAATCATTAGGACATGAACTAACTCAAAATGTTTCAGGAACTGATACTGAATTTCAGTTTGGTGGACTAAAAAGATTAAAAGAAATGGGTGGAAATAGAAGAATAAGAAGAGCTAACAAAGCTTTATTTGGAACACCAATGGCAATACCTGGTGTTGATGTTAATTATGAGTTTGGTCCTCTAGGAGGATTAAGAAAAGCAACAGCTGATTGGGATGTATCTGTACTAGGAGATCTAGTAAAATTCTTACCACCAAGAGGCGGATCTTATAACTCTCCATTTAATACTGGATACTCAATGATTTCTACTCCTGCAAAAATGCGGGATAAAGTTATTAAGACAGTAAACAACCAAGCATTAAATGAAGTTGCATCTAATACCCCGGGATCTACTGCTACTCAAAATAATACTACTGGTAAGAAAGCAGAATTAACATGTCCTCCGGGAGCAACATATGATGCTAATAAAGGTTACTGTGTAGACATGAACGGTAGAATGGTATTCTCACCATCTACTATGCTTACTAAAGATCCATCTGAACTTTTAACTAATCCTTTTGTAAATCCTTATGCAGATCAGATTCCGGGAAGTTATCAGAACTTAAAAAAACAACAAGTTAAGACAAATGTATTAACTAATGTTGGAGTATCTCCATTACAAGCTAATTCAGGACCTATGTCAAATACTGCTTGGATGGGTTCTAATGTGGATAATATCTCTTTTAAAGAAACTTGGACACCAGAAAGACTTGCATGGGATAAAGCTATTATTCCAGAAAATTACTCTGATACAAATAAACCTTGGTATTATTTTACTACTCCTATAGGAAGACAATATGATACACAATATGTAAAAAGCTTTGATCCTGTAACAGGATATCCAACTTTTAATAAAAATTATTATAAAAATAAACCTGCTGATGTTTATGATCCAACAGCATATTTTGCTAAATATATTGCATCATCACCTTATTCTTATCTATTAGATGAAGGTTATAGAAAAGTCAATAATATAAATGAGTTTGAGGACTATACTCCTGAACAGCAAAAACAGTTAAATAATTGGAATCAAAATTCTTACTTATTCACAGATAAAGACGGTAATGAATATTCAGCACGAAGTATGGCTCCAGATTATAAAGAACAGATTTATGATCCCGCTCATGCAGCATGGACCCCACAAGATAATATGCAGGCCTATAATGAGCAGGTAATGAAAAGTTTAGGACTTACTGTTCCTTATCAACAAACAGGTGGTTTTATAGATTCTGAAAATCCAGATCTATATAAATTCATCTATGGTGGAGATGATATCTATGCAGAAGGAGGATATCTTCCAAAAGCGCAATATGGAGATTGGGCACAAAATAGATTTAACACAGGTTTCAAACCTAGATATAATACACAAAGAAAAAAGTTAAGCCTTGATCCAGCTGTCATGAATCCATTTGGTGCAGATGGTTGGAGACAAAATGCTACTCAAAATTTAATGGGTAAATTAAATTCAGGTGTACAGCAACCTGCTAAACCTACCACTACTCAACCAACTACTACTCAACCTACAACAACTACTACTAATACACAGCAAGGAACCAATACTCAACAAGGAACAACACAGCAGGGTACACCTCCCATGTTTAACTTTACAGCACCTCCATCAAGAAGTGGAATCTTTGGTCTTACAAGAGACTTTAATTATGGTTCAGGATTCTCACCAGTTAACTGGCAAGTTCCTGAAGGAGCAACTGGTGTAAGAGAAGTAGCTTATAAAGATCGTGGTAAATGGTATAATCCATTTGATACTAAAAGAGTTAAAGAGTATTATGCAATGGGACTACCTGGTGCAGAAAATACAACAGGTCAACCAATGGGAACTACTACACCTGGAACTACTACTCAACCTGGAGCCACACCTTCTACTACTCAACCGGGAGGAACACAAGCACCATCTGCAAAAGTTAGAAATGTATCTGGTATGACTATTACTAATGTTGAAGGTAATGAAGCAAAAGGTATAGATAGTAAAGGTAGATTAGTTTCAGGAGATTTTGCTGATGATAGGAAAATGAACAGACAAGACAGAAGATACCAAAGAAGGTTTGGAAATGAAGATGAAGCTCCAGAACCAGACATGAGTGCAGTTGGATTCCAAGGTCCGGATATGTCAAACATGCAGGATATGGAAGATGAACAAAATTCATCTAACAACACTGGTGGTATTGAGATGATAGATATGCCACAGGGCAGACCAAATACAGTAATTAATTCATCAACAACACAAGAACAAGGTACTGGAAGCCTCCCACCATATCTAAATAGACCAGATACTTCACAAGCAGTAAGTCAAAACCCAGTTACAGTTCAGTCACCTAAAAGTGCATGGGATCCTAATAATATAGTTCCTACTACAAGTGCTTCAACTAGTCAACAAAACAATCTTGGACCAGTTGGTTTTAATACATCACAACAAGGTACTACTGAACTTGGTTCAGGTCCAACAACACCAGAGGCAATGTCTCAATCTAATACAAGATTGATGGGTAATCCATTTGCAGATGCTCAACAAAATGTGTTTAATAAACAAGCTCCTACAAATCAATTTGGAGTTATTAGAAGAGCTTATGGTGGTGAGATGGATTATATGCCAGAGTATATGGCTTATGGTGGTTATATGCCAGAAGCTAAAGATGGTATTACAGTAGATCAACCAGAGTTTAATGATCCAAACTATATTGGTAAAGTAGTTGAGGAATCAGCATTCAGCTGGGATCCAAAACAATTAGGTGCAGATTTATTTGCTGGTAAAGGAAGTTTAACTGGAATAGCTAGTACAATTGGTAATGCTATTAAGAATGAGAAAAACTTTGATGAATACCGTAAAGCTAATAGATCTTCAGATGCTGCATCTCCAACTGGTCAAGGTGGATTTGGTTCTGCTGAAGTAATTGGAAGTAACATGGGAGATAAAGGTTGGTTAGCATCAAACTCTGGAAGAAATATCCAAGGTATTGGTTTTGAAGGTAATGAAGTAATTACTAAAAGAGGTGGTCAATTAGGTTCTAATTATAAAAAAGGAAGTGTTTATACATTAACAGCTAAACAGATTCAAGAGATCATTGCTGCAGGTGGTAAAGTAGAATATATAAAATAAACAACATGCAATACAGAATAAAAATAGTTGAGGAACCGGAAATCTATAAAGTAAGAGTTACAGATGTTCCTAAAGCTAAAACAGGATACCAGGTAGATGGATCATTAGCAAATGATGTATCTGCTTTTGGTGGAGGAAACCTAAAGCTTGGACAGCCAAGTGCAGTTGCTAGAAAAACAATAACTAAAGTTCCAAGAGAGGAAGCTAATCTAGAAGCTGAAGGTGGAGAAACTGTATTAACATTTGACCCAAGTGGTTATCCATTATTCTATGAGATTAAAGGACCAAGACATAGTCAAAATGGTGTGCCTTTAAATTTACCAGATGATAGCTTTATTTTCAGTGATACAAGATCTATGAAGATAACTGACCCAAACATATTAGAGATGTTTGGTAAAAAAGCTAAGAAGGGTGGATATACTCCGGCAGAACTATCTAAACAATATCTGAATATAAATAAGCATAGAGAAATCTTACAAGATAAAGATTCAGATAAGATTGAGATTAAAACTGCACAGTTAATGATTAAGAAAAGCATCTTTAAATTAGGTGCCTTAGCATTAGCTCAAGAATCTAAAAAAGGATTTCCTCAAGGAATTCCTGTAGTTGCTAAAACTTATATGGAAGAAGCAGGTATATCTGAACAAGATATATTACCAAATGCTGAGCAACCGCAAGAAGGAATGCAACAACAAATGCCACAAGAAGGGCAACAACCTATGCCTCAAGAACAAATGATGCAGGGTGAAGCTCCAACTATGCCGGATGGTTCTCCAGTTGCTATGCCAGAAGATTTATCTCAAGAGCAACAAATGCCGCCACAAGAACAACCAACAATGGGATATGGTGGAATCTATTTGAGAAAGGCAAGAGATGGTAAAGAAGTTACCATGAATAAAATTAAAGAAAGAGTAAGAATGCAGTTGGAGACAGATATTCCTGCAGATGAAATTGTAGTGTCTTTAATTAAAGGTGGTATAAACTTGAATGATATTCAAGAAGTATTTATTAGTTTAAGAATTCCAGAACAGCAAGCTAAAAGATTTGCCCTACAAGGTTTAGAAAAATATCAGCAACTGGTTGCAGCTCAAAGACAACAAATACAAGAGCAGCAACAAGCTCAAGGAATGCCAATGGTAGGTCCACAAGGGCAAGGAATACTACCACAACAAATGGATCCTAGAATGATGCAAATGATAGCTCAACAGCAACAAATGCAAGGAACACCTATGGGTAAATATGGAATTATAATGGGTATCCCATCTCTTATGGCTAATGGAGGTTATTTAGACAGATTTGATGGTGGTGGTACACCTCCAAAGAGACCAGTTAAGATTAAAAAAGTAAAAAAAGAAGAGTATGATGCTAGTCAATGGGAGACTAGAAGAGATGAACAAGGTGAATATAAATATAATAAAATTACTGGACAAGTTTCTGGTAGAAAAGAATATGTTAATAAAACAGCTCCAAAAGGAACTGGTAAAAATCCTAATTTGATTGCTGATTTGTGTAGCAGTATGAAGAAAAAAGGTACATATAGTTATGGTAAAACAGCTGAAGAAGTATTAGCTTATGCAGGATATAAGCCTGGAACATCTTTATATGATAAACATTTAGTTACTTTAAGAGCTTGTGAACAAAAAGGAGAAGTTGAAAGTGAAGAAGCTATCTACATGGAAGAAGAACCAGTTCAAGATTGTGAACCATGTATAGATCCTAAAACAGGTAAAGCAATGGTTGATGCTAATGGGCAACCTATTGTAAGAACAAAAGATCCAGCCACTGGAAAATGTTCAGATTGCCCTACAGGAGAAATACCTCCACCACCAGAAAAAGAATGTTATTGTACTGATCCTGTAACTGGTCAAGAAGTAATTGTTGAGTGTGGAACTAACTGTCAGGAGTTTGTTAAAAATCCAGAACCAACACCAATACAAAATCTACCTGAAGATGAACTTAATCTGGGTATTGCTTTGGCTGCTAGACCAGTTAATACTCCACCTATCATGGGTAAATCTCCAGGGGTAAGACAGCAGATCTTTGGTATTGATTATTTAAATGAAGCTATGTTAGCATCTGGTCAGGTTCAAGGAACACAAAAAAATATAGCTCCAATGGTTGCGAATAATCCTGGAGCAGCAATGTCAGCATTATTTGAAGCACAAAAAGCAGCTCAACAAGGTACAATGGGTGCAGCAGCAAAAGCAAATATGTTCAATGCAGGACAAGCAAGTGCTATTAATGCTACAAATACTGGATGGCAAGATAAACAGTTAACAACTGGAATGCAACAAGCAGATTTGTACAATCAAAGAAAAGCAACTTTTGATTCAAATGTAGCACAAGACAATGCAAACTACTGGGCTAATGTTGGTAATAAGAATGCTATCATGAGAGGTAATGCAAGACAACTTGCCGCTACTAATGCTGCACAAGGAATGAAATGGATGGTAGGTCCTGGTGGTCGGGAGTATATTGTTAATACTAACAACAAACAAATTACTCCAGAAGCACCAGATAAAACTACAGCGGAAATGGTAGCAGGTTATAAAGCAATGGGTTATGATCCAGATCAATCTATTAGACTTGCAGAACTTGATGTAAGAAGACAACCAAAAGCACAGTTTGGTGGAGTCATTTATATGGGTAATGGAGGATACATTTATGGTACTAATACATATCCATTTGAGTATTGATAAACTTTTGAAGTTTATTAAACTTATAAAATTTTAATATATTTACAATATATGGGAACTTACTTACAGGGTGTACAATCAATAATTCCATCATTGCAACCAGCTGACAATGGACTTAATGTTGTTGCTAACCTTTTGCAATTAAAGCAGTCACAGTATGATTCAAATTATAAATCATTAAATAAGCTTTATGGTCAGTATTACTATGCTGATTTAACAAGAAAAGATAATATTGAAAAAAGAGATAATACTATAAAGCAAATAGACTTTGATTTAAAAAGAATTGCCGGGCTTGATCTTTCATTAGAACAAAATGTAAATCAAGCTATGCAAGTATTTAAGCCATTTTATGAGGATACTGCTTTGATGAAAGATATGGCATGGACCAAAAACTTTAATATGCAGTTGGGAGAAGCAGAAGGTCTGAACAAAAGTATGGATCTTGAAAGAAAAAAATTATACTGGGAAGAAGGTGTTCAAGCTTTACAATTCAAAAGAAAAGAATTTATGGATGCTTCTGCAGATGAAGCAATGTCTTTTGAAAATCCAGTATATACTCCATATGTAAATGTTCAAGCAAAATCAATGGAGATATTTAAAGACTCAGGAATCTCTATGGATATAACTGATACAGATGGTAAATATATTATAAGACAAAAGAATGGAGATATATTAACTGAACCATTAAGTAAGTTATTACAATCTCAGTTGTCTGCCGATCCAGCAGTAAGAGCTGTTTATGATACTAAAGCTTATGTGAATAGAAAACAATGGGCTGCAGCACATGCTCAAGAATTTGGTGGAGAGAAACAAGCTGAGATGAAATATCTTGAAGATGCTTATGGGAAAATGAAAAAGGCAACAGAAGCAAGACATGCTGATTATCAAAATGTTTCTAAAGCATATGATGCTAAGATTAAAGATATAAAAGATCAGATAATTGCTAAAGGTTCTAATCCATCATTAGAAAATCAATTACGCCAGTATGAAAGTAATAAACAGATTAATGATAGTATACTAGCTGATTTATCTAAACAAGTAGAGCAATTTAATGGAGCCTATTCAAGTAGCGGAAATACTTCTACAGGATTTAAAAATCCATATGCAGATATTAATTCATTAAGATATGTTGTAGATAATAGTATGGCAAATGATTTCTTTGCAGATGATGTTATGACAGCTGCAACTGATCTTTCTAAAAGAGAAATGGTAAGGGATATAAAAGCAGATCCATTTGCAATAATAGAAATGAGACATGCAAATAGAATGGCAGAAATTAATAAGCAAGCTTATTTTGACAAGTATGATTATGATGGTCAACTAAAGACAAAAAACTCTTCTGGTGGAAATAACAGCAGTAATAATAATGACCCATTTGATCCATTTTCAAATAGTGGTAAATCTAATGCAAACAATAAGAGCAATAATAACAATAGTTCAAACAATAACAATAGCTCAAATAAAAATAATTCTGCTTACAAACAAGATAAAAAAACTGGTAAAATCACTTTAAATGATGGTACAGTACTAAAGCCAATTTAACAGTTTAATTTAATTTATAAAAAATGCCAAATTCTAACTATAAAAAATATGATGACCCATCTCGTCAAAAAGGAGATACCGTAATAGGACCAGATGGTAAAAAGTATATTGTAGAAAAAACACCAAATACGGTTGTTGCAGATACAATATCTAGAATGACAAATCCTTATAAAAATAAATTAAGTGGTAGCATGTTGCAATGGGATTTAGATCATCCTAGAAAATCTGTTGAAAGAACTTCCGGTGTTTTAGATAAACAAAATGTTGCAAAAGGTGTAAAAACTGCAGTAGATCAAGGTTATGAAAGCCAAGTTCTTCCAGGATTTACAGTTGCTTTAGATATGTTAGAGGCATTACAAAATGAAGGTAAGATTAGTAAAGATGAACTACATAATATTCTTAGTCCAAAAGCTAAAACTGATGATCCATTTTCAAGTGGTGCTTCTGTAGATGAATGGGTAAAAAAATATGATCCAGATTATTTTAAAGGAACAGTTCATGATAAAACAATTTATGAAGATGTTAAAAAGTTTAAAAAAGAAATGCAAAATAAAGGAGCAGACTTTTTTATTTCAAGAACTAACTTAAAGAGACAAGTTAAGTATGATAAAAATGGAAAAGTAATTCCGGCACCAGCATATGGTTCATCTCAAGATATGTTATCTACAATACCTCAAGACTGGAACTTAGAAGAAGTAAATAAAGCAAATTATACTAGTCAAGTTTTAAATAGGATTTCAAATTTTGCAAAAAATAATTATGATTTAAGTCCTGTAAAAAATGCTATTAAAAGACAAAGTCTTGGACAACTGATTGCTAATGCTCAGATTTATAGCATGAATATGCAAGATGTAAAAGACTTTAGAATAAAAGCTAAAGAAAAAATTGTTAACTCAATGTATAACAATTTAAAGGATAGAGAAGATATAAAAAGAGAATTTGGTCAACCTGTATTTGATGAAAATAATAAGTTTGTAAAATATGATATGAATAATTTAAAGTTTCAGTTAGATAAATCTTTTGATGAAGCTGGAAACTTTGATCCTGATTATATACCTTATACAAATTATAAGGAGGCAATGAGTAGGTATAATTACAATGAAGGAAAAAGAAAACAAGCACTTGGTGAATTGGGTTTTAAAAATCAAATACCAGCAAATATAGATTTTAATGAATTAGATTTTTTTACTCACAGCAAACAAGAATCACAAAATTATAATATGGATTTTCCATATCAGTTTGAAGATCCAAAACAAATGAGTTTTGAAGAATTAGACGCATATAGAAAAGAAAATAATTTAACTGATCTTCCTGTAATTCAACATAGCTTTACTTGGGATGAACAATCAAATCCAAGTACTGGAAACTTATTAGGTGATAACCCTACATTTTCAATAGCTTATTCAGGAAATACAATGGGTAATGTATTTGCAGAAGAATTTGAAAATGCTGTATCTAATATTTATAAAGATCAAGATGATAGAAATGTATTAGGTTTAGGATATAATAATATTCCATTTTTACAAAACATTGGGTCAGGTGGAACTGGTATTGGTGCTAATGCTTTAAGTAAAAAAATTAAACTTGCTGCTGGAAAAAATAGTGATGCTATTGTTGTTTGGAAATCTTTTATAAGTGACTGGGATGACGATGATATAAAAAATAAAATTAATGGTGCTGATAGATTAATTAGTTTTAATGGTGCTGGTACATATGGTTATGAAAAATCTTTGGGTGAAGATGAAGATATAGGAGATTCAAGTGAAAAAGGTGTTAAACTGATTAATAACTTTGTAGAGTGGATAAAAAGTCATAGAGATACTGAGTTTGATCTAGAAGCATATAAATATGCAGCTGGTACTCTTGATAAATCAGCAATGCGTTTAAATTTTCCAGAAAAGTTTTTAAAGGAGCAAGTTGAAAAAGATGTTATTGATGAGACTGATAAAGAATTACTTTTAACAAATGGCGCAACAATAATTGCAAATCAAGGGGATTTTAGTAATGAATTAATGCTTGCACAAAGAACTCCATTGCAAGCACATGTTGATTATAGAGGAGTATATACTTGGAGACACCCATCTAATTTAGTTTCATATTCTATTGAAAGAGGTGATGGTAAAAATGCAGATTATAGAACTACTGCAACATGGTATGGTTATGATGAAAATAATCCAGGACGTTTTAAAATTTTAAAACAGCAAAAAAATTCTATAACTAAGTTTGGTGAAAATTTAGATGAAGCATTAAAAAATGCTATCAATGGTTTAAGTGAAGATGTCAATATAATGTTAAATGACTAATTAATGTAGGATGCCAGGTATTGAAGATTTTAATAAAAAGTTTGAACAAATTGCAGATAATTCATCAAGTAAAATACTTGATAGTGAAATGCAATTATATAATCCTAATGATCAATTAACTCCATACGCATATAATGCTGGAAAAAAAGGTCAATCATATTTTAAAAGATATTATGCATATGGTCCTGAAACATTTGAGAGAATAGGATTTTCACCATATAAAAATAATGAAGCAGTTTTTAATGAAGGTGTTAGTGGATTTTCAGAATTAAAAAGATCTGTTGTTCATGGTTTTGCTCCATTGTTTGTAAGAGGATTTATGTCTGGTCCAAAAAGTTTAGCTAGAATGGCTAAAGGAGACTTTAGTGATGATCCAGAAGAAGCAGATGCATATGCAGAAGCTTCTGCTATTGCCTCATCTACAAGAGGTGGGCTAACAGGATTTGCAGGAAATCTATTAACAAACTTTGGATATACTGCTGGTATAATGTTAGAGGCAGTAGCTGAAGAAGCATTAACATTAGGACTAAGTAGTGAGTATACTCTTTTTAATACTGGTAAAAATATTGCAAAAGGTATTACATATGTTGGACGTGCACCAAAAGTAGGTAGAGGGATACTAGCAACTGAAAGTGTATTACAGAGAACTAATCAATTACAGTCTACACTTAAGAAATTAGATAATATTACTGAGGCAAGAAACTATTGGAAAACATTAAAGGTTGATAAATCAATAGGAAATGTTGCAACAAAATCAAAAGAAACTGGAAAAGCTGTTTTAGATTTTTTTAATCCTATTAGTAATACTACAGATGCAATAATTGATGTTGCAAAAACCTCTAAAAATTTTAAAGGTTTAGAGAAAGCAAGTAATGCTATATATAAAACTGTAGGTGGCTTATACAGGGATGTTAGAAATGTTAATATGGCATTATCTGAAGGAAGATTAGAGGCAGGCTTTGTTAGAAAAGATACCTTTGATGAACTTTATGATGAGTATAGAGAAACACATGATGGGGAAGATCCACCAGAAGAACTTCAAGATGAGATGCGTGAAAAAGCAAAAATAGCTTCTGAACGTTCATTATTAGCAAATACTATTTTAATATATGTAACAAACAAAGTTGCTTTTGATAATATCATGTCTCCTAAGAGAGGAATAAACAGGATACTAAATAAAAAAATAGCTGATGTTAAAAAGAACATGGCTGGAAGAACAGTAAGAGAGTTCAGTAAAAAAACACTTAAAAGTGGTAAAGAAGTTCTTACTCCAAAACTAACAGTAATTAAGAAAGGTTGGAAAGATTGGAAAGGTACTGTTGAAGCTATAAAAAAATTAGGTCCCACGCAAGTTGCAAAAAATGTAATTGGTTATACTAAAGCCAATATAATGGAGGGTGTGCAAGAATCATTACAAGATGTAATTGCTAAAACTTCAAAAGACTATTATACTCAAGCTTTTTATTCTGAGCCGGTAGCATCTTATTATTATACAGAAGGTTATTTAAATAAAAAAAATGAAAATGATAAATCATTTTGGAATCACTTAGGAGAAGGCTTTCAAGCACAAATATATAAGACTGATGCAAAAGGTGAATTTGTTTTAGATACAGAAGGTAAGAAACAATTTAGTGGACAAGGTTTAGAAACATTTGCATCTGGTTTTGCAATGGGTACATTAGCTGGTCCGGTAAATAAAGCATTACCATTTATTCAAACACAAATTGGCAGGTATAGAAATAAAGCTCAATATGATGCTGCTAAAAAGAAACTTGCAGAGTACAATGATAAAATGGCAGAACAAGTTAATGCAACAATTGCCAATGACCCATTGAATATGTATAATTCAAGATTATATAATCTTGGTGTACAATCAAAACTTGCAGATCAAATTGCTGACCCAGATACAAAAGCAAAACAAGATGCTATTGAAGAAGCTACAGTAAAACAAGTAGAACAATTAGTAGATATGGGAGCTACTGATATTTGGTTAGATCACTTAGAAAATCTTAAGAATCTTACACAAGAAGAGTATGCAGAGTATCAGGGTATATCAATAGAGCAAGCTGAAGGTCATACTCAAAAGATAGATAACATTATAAATAGAACTCAGGATATTCTTAAAAATTACGATAAGGTAAAAGAGATGTATCCTAATCCTGTGGATTTATCAGCATATAAGAAAGGTTCAGTAGAATATCAAAAGGCTGCATTATTTTCTAAAGCTTGGGATGAAGCTGTAAAAAATGTAATATTTTATAATGACAATTATAAAACTACATTAAGTAGAATGTCAAAAGTCTATACAGCAATGACTTCTAATAAGTTAATTGGTAAAGTAGACCCATTAAGAGTACAACCATTGTTTGATGAAAATGATTTAGACGGAGAAATTGGAAGACTTAAAACAGAAATTCAAGCTTTAGAAGGCAGTACAGATCCAACTTCTAAAAAAATATTAACTGGAAGAAAAGAATCATTAGTTGCTCTAGAAGAATTTAGACAGAATTATGAAGAGTTCATGGGACACTTCTATAAAACTGCAAAGTCACAAGAAGATAATGAAGTACAGTTTATAGAATCTCAACTAAATGATATTGAGGCTAAATTAAAAACTAAACCGGGTAGAGTAGAAAGAATAAGATTAGAGAGAGAACAAAAAAGATTAAATACAAGACTAGCTCAGTTTGAAAAAAATGAGGAGAGAACACGTGAAAGACAAGAACTAAAAAATAAAAGAGCTAGAATAAATGAAATCAATAATGAAATTGATCAATTAACAACTAGAAAAAATAATCTTTCAACTCCTGAGTACTATGATGAACTTACAAAAGGTACACAATACAATGAATTAGAATTTGAAAGAATAGATAGAAAAATTGCTGACCTAGAAAAAGAAAAAGAAACAATAGATGCTGAAGTAGAATCTACTATGGATTTTACTAATGAAAAAATGTTAGCTAATCTTGAGGGGTCATTTAAAAAGTATTTAAAAACTCTTGCTGATCAAAGTAATGAAACTTTACTTGAAGGTAATATAGATGAAGCATTTGAATTGCTTGTGGATTATTATAGATTAGGAAGAGAAGCACAGGGTACAGCAGAAGCTATTAATATTTTAAATGATCCTGCTGGTTTTGAGGAGCATGTGGAAAACAATTTTGCTTGGATGTCAGATCTATGGGAAAATAGAGAGGACATGATCAAGAAAAATATAATGGAGCAGACAAAAAGAATTCAGTATAATAACTTATTAAACTCATTAGCTGCTGAAGGTATATATGTTGATCTAGAAGAGTTTGCTAATTGGAAAAATAATGGTGAGTTACCTATAGAATTCTATGACGCTACAAACAAACGAATAATACCAAAAGGAAGTATATTATATAACCAAGCTATTCAAAATTTTATTAGACTAGATTTTCTTAGTAATATGGAGGAAAGAACAAAATCTCCAGAACAAAAACTTGCAGAAAATTTAAAAATGTTAAATGCTTTAGAGCAAGAAGAAATTGATTCTCTAAAACAATACAACATAAAAAAAGAACTTGGTGTAATTGAAGATAAAGAATTCACAATAGATACTGTTGAAAAAAAATTAGGAATTGATCAATACTTAGAAGCTACATATACAACACCAGATGGAACAAATGTAAATATTACATTCTACAAAGGTACTGATGAGAAAATAAGATATAACAACGCAGAAGGTTCACTGGTTGGTAACATATCTACAAAACTAAGAGACGGTAAAATCTTTGCATTTAGAGAAGAACCAGATCCAGTAGAAGTAAAAGCTATTAAAGATAAGTATGACCAGCTTAGAGCAGAAGCTGCTGAAGGATCAATTGCTAGTACATCTAGTGTAATCTTAGAAGGTGGAGAAGTTTCATTAGATGATCTTTCACCGGATACTCCAATTGCTAATATGCCGCAAGAGTTAAGAGAACAACTCAAGGCAGCATTTGAAGATTATAGAGAGGATCCAAAGAATGAATACTTATTTCCAGAAAATCTTACTGAAGAAGAAATAGAACAAAAGTTTGTAAACTTTATAAAAAGTGAACCGCAAGCTTTAGATCTTATCAATGAGTACATAAAAGAACAAAAGTTAAAAGCTGCAACAACAGGTGGTACTGCTGCTGCACCACTAATTACTTTAACTACTGGTAAAAAAATATCTGCAGAAGATGCTACTGATAAACAAATTCAATCTGTACTACAACAATATAATATTGAAATCAATGCTATAGAGAATAATAAAAATAAATCTATAAATGATGAGATAAGATTAAAAGAGCTAAAAGAAAAGTATTCAATATTAGAAGCTTATGTTAAGAGTAGAGCTGTTAAAGGTCTTACACCTGAAATGCAAAATGCTCTTGAGTTAATTAAGCAGTTGCAAAAAGAACAAGAAAGAATAGAAGCACTACCAACAGGATATAAGATTGGTCAAAAGATTCTTAGAAGGGTAACAAATGTTATTCAAAAATTCTTGGGTAAAAAATATGAATATGATAAAAAGGATGTTCTTTTAGCTGCTTATAATTTAACAATAGGTGAAGGACAATCTGTTAAAGATTTTATTGATGTTTTAAAATCAAGCAATCTTCCAGGATTCAATGAGAAATCTTATGAAGCTATAGAAAAATTCATGAATGACTATATAGCTGATAGAAGAAGTACTACAACTCCTGTTTCTGATATAGAAGCTAAGAAAGCTGAGAGAATAAAAAGGTATTTTAATAGACCTGCTAATAGAATGCAAAAATTTAATCCTGATGGTGAAAATACAGATTTAACTGAAGAACAAATTGATGAAGTTGAACAATATATTGAATCTGCTAAAGAGGCTGGATGGAATGCAGATAGAACTTTTAGACTATTAAGTAAATTAGGTTATACTTATGCAATTGGTAATAGTGCAGAGGCTTTTAAAAATTATTTAGCAGATAGATTGTCAGGAGAAACAAATATTAAAGTTACTTCTGAATTTAATATTAATAAAGAGATTGATGCAGAACTAGCTGCTTTAGAAGGTACAAAAGAAGTAACTTATTATAGTTTATTAGAAAAAGCAGAAAAAAATGTAAGTGCCACAGTAGGATTAAACTTTGCATTCTTTAATGCTTTAACTAATGCAATTAAAAATAAAGAAATAACTTCAAGAGAACAGTTAAACAATATACTTGAGGATTGGAATGAAAGATCAGCTTATAATGGTAATCCAAATAGAATTACTTCAAATCAACAAAAATGGATTAATGAAGAACTGGTTAAACTTCCTGAAACAACAAAAGCTCCTAAAGAAGATTTAGAAGGTTTAAGAGATGCCACTGTTAACTTTATTACAGAACAAGCTACATACCAATGGGGTAGAGATAGAGGTAATGTAATAGATGATTTAACTAAAAAATATTTTAGTGGTGAGAAGGTTCAACCAAATCTTAATGAAATTTCACAAGAAGCATTTGATAGTTTATATGGAAGAAATGGTATTTACAAAACTATTAAAGATTATATAGATACAAATGATTTAATTGTTGTAGCAAATGGTCTTATAGTGTATGATGAGGATGCAAATGTAGCTGGGGAAATTGACTTACTTGTTGTTGATAGAAAAGGTAACTTTCAGATCATAGATATCAAAACAGGGGAGGCTGCTAAATGGGCTGGCTATAATAATCCTCAAAATAAGAACTACGCAAAACAAATTGAGAATACTTATCAGCAAATGGTATATGCTAGACTATTGAAAAATATGTTTGGTATAGATGCTAAGATAAATATACTACCAATTGAAACTACGTCAGATATAACAACAGGTAAAATACTTACCGCAAAAAGACCTACTGCCCCAACTCTATTAGAAAAAGATAAGATTGTATTTCCACTAAAACCAACTCAGGAAATGTATGATAAGCTTAATGCTGAGATACCAGAAACAGCACCTAAGTTTAATGGTACAGTACCATCTGATAATGTTAATGATACAATTAATGATCCTAATCTAGATGATGTAGAAGGTACAGATTATGAAAATGAAAATCCAGAAGGAGAAGAAGGTGGAGAAGCAAATAATTTAAAAGAGTTTAATACTTTCAAATCTAAAATTCAAAAAGCAGACTTTGATGAGTTACAACTTCTTACAGTTGATCTTGCAATGAATAGTTTAAAATATTCAGTAGAGCAAATTACAGAATTAAATAATTTAATAGAAGCAAGAAAAGAAGAACTAAAAGTACAAGATGAAACTGAAGAAGGAGAAATAATTACTTACAATGTAGGTGATCAAGTTTACTCAGAAAGTGATATCTTTACAAGTACAAACAGGAAGTTTTTGAGTGCTAATCAAACAGCAGTTATATCAGAAATTTCTGGAGATAGAATTACTGTTAAACCAGAAGGTAAAAGAACTAAAATGGAAATGAGCATAGAAGAATTTAAAAAGAAATTTAAACCTGCAAGCACATTGTTTAGTGGAGAAGAAACAGATGGTCCTGTAGTTGACGAGAGTGAAGGAGTTACTCAAGAATCTACAGATACTGTTTCAGATTTATTGGATGGTCAAGATGCTGCTTCTAGACAAAAAGCTTTAGAAGATCAAGCTAGAGAAGAGGATACAAGAGATAATTTATTAGATGACTTAGATTGTTAAGAAGATGAAAATAGTTTGTGCATTATCACCAAAACAAGTAGAGAACTTATATAAAGATATATATAAAAACATGTTGAATTCATTAGAAGCTAAAGAAGCTTTTAATGCCAATGACTACATGAAAAAATTATTTACACAAATTGCTGAGAAAAAAGATGTTGCAACAGCAATGAAATTTTTACAGCAAGTACCTAGTATTATGAGAGCTGTTGGTGTAAAATCACAGTTTGATGATTTAGATATTTCTTTGGATGCACTAAAACCATTAGCTACAAATTTTAAAAATGAAAAGGATGGTTTCAAAAATGTACTAGAATATTTTAAACCAGAGATGTCTGATAAAGACAAACTGGAATTACTTGTAGCAAATCAATTTATTTCAAGCTTACCTACTGAAATTGAAGATCCTAAAGAGATAAAAGACCCTTTTAGATTTAGACCATTTGGTTGGCTTAGCACTACCTTTCAGCAACTTATACAACTTAATCCAAATAATAAATTAAGATTGTTAAGTGAAAAGCCAGACGCTAATAAAAATAGGATTTATAATACTATAGAAAAAATACAATCTAAAATTAATGCTGAGGAAGCTGTAGTAACTGATGGTACATTAGTAGTTGACGGTAAAGTATTAAAGCTAACACCTGTTAGATTATTAGATCTTTATGATACAAACCAAGCTGATATTGATAACACTACTGCTCAAGATGTAGTAAGAACTAAATCAATTACAAATAGACCAGAGGGTGTTGAGACACAAAATAGAATTGCTCTAGTATTGTCAGATGAAGAAGGGAACTATTATCACTTCACAGAAGAAGGAGACTTTACTACTAAAGAAGAAGGTGGTAAGATAGTATATCAGTTTTTAAGAAATGTAAATAAAAATGCTGCTGGAGAATATGATGCTTTAAACCAATATGGTTATGGTAATCAAATTCAAACACCAGAAATGGTAGCAGAGAAATTAGAGATTACTGTAGAAGAAGCTAAGAAACTTCAGCAAGAAGAATTAAAACAATTGTATGAAGTAAAACAAGCTGTCATAAATAATCAAAAGATTAAACCTTTAAATGTTGTTGAGTTAAGCGCGGGTGTTCCAGAAAGCTTAGCACAAAAGAAAATATCATTAAAAAACTTAAGGTCTCTTCCATTTGTGAATAATGCTACATTTAAAACAATAACACCAGTAATTGAAAAAGGATCAGATATATCTGCCACAATTGAATTGAATGGTAAAATATATCCTATAGATAAACCTAATTTATCTGAAATTTTAATTCAAAAAATTGCATCTGTTCTTACAAATGCTAAACTATCTAATAAACAAAAGTATGATTTTGTAAATCAATTTCTTTCTGATAAAGCTTCAATGAATGCAAGAAGGCATACATTGCTTTATAATCCTGGAACAGATGCTCTTACTTTTCAGTATATTGAAAAAACAAGTGCTAAGGAAATAGGTGATACAAAGGAATTATTAAATAATGAATTAAATGATAAATATGATATAGTATATGATGTTTTAAAAAATGCTTCTTTTGCCACTGTTAAAACATTTTCTGCTAAAATGACTTATAATGCTAATGTTTTATCTAGAAATGCATATAGAGATTATAATTTAGAAACAGGAGAACTTAGTGATGAATATGATGCACCTTATATTCCATTATTAGAAACATTAGATAATGGTAACATTAGCATATCTGAAAGTACAGATCCCGGATTTTATAATACATATATTAAGTTTAGTGTTCCTTCTGAACTTTCAGTGGAAGTTAGTGAAACAGAGACAGCTGCAGAACCAGTTGTTCAAACACCAAAGGAAGAAAGAGATAATATCATTGCTCCTGAAAACACACCAACACCAAATGAAGGTGGTCTTGGTAGTTTGTTTGGAAATGATCAAATGTATAGATCTGGTAAAAACTTAGATTTAGAAAATATTACTCCTGAAGATATAAAAAATGCTGAGACATGGTGGAACAACTCACCACTATCTAAGTTTATTGATTTCAAAACCATGGTTAATATTGTTAACTCAGATGTTTATGCAAAGTTTATTGCCTATGGAGCTGTGTTAAATAATAAATATGGTGAGATTCAAATTAGTCAAAGAACTAGTATAGTGGATGTATACCATGAGGCATGGCACGGATTTACTCAGTTATTCTTAACTCCAACTGAAAGAAAAGCTTTATATGATGAAGTTGCAAAACAAAAAGGAAGCTTTACATTATTAGATGGAACTACTGTTAAATTTAGTGAGGCTAAATATAGACAACTTGAAGAATATCTTGCAGAAGAATTTAGAACTTATGCAAAAGAAGAAGGCGCTAAAGCTAACTCACCTAAAAGAAATACTATATTTAGAAAGATTTTAAACTTCTTAAAAAATCTATTTAAATCTAAAACTACTAAAGATAAACTCTTTAATGAATTATACTTAGCAAGTAAGAATAAAAAGAACAGTCAAAAGTTTTTAAATAAATATACTCCTATTGCTAATACATTTAACTTTCAGGAACTTAATAGAGGTATAGAAGATGTAGTTGAACCTACAATTGATGCTTTAGATAAACAAGATAGTAATCTTGTATCAAAAAGTATTGACTCTTTCTTCTCATTAATGGCAGACCAATACTCTGAACAAGCTGGTACTAAAGAGGCAACTATAAGAATCTTTACAAATGAAAAAGCTAAAGAAAAAATATACGCTGAAGCTAAAGTAGATTTTCAAAATAAATTAGATACTGCTAAAGAACAATTAGAAGAAATACAAGATGACCCTACTAAGGCATTAGAAATTGAAAAGCTTCAAAATAAAATAAGAATATTTGAAACTGCACTGAAAAACTGGGGTGATAAAAAGTCAGGAGTAATTGCTTATCATAATGAGAATAGTGATTATAAAATCATCAATAAAAAGTTTAAAGAAATAAAAGATGAAGAGGAAGATGACACCACTACACAATCTCAAACTGCTAACAGTAAATCAGTAGAAAATACTCCTCAAGGTGAAACTTTGGGAATAAAAGATGATACTCAGACTAAATCTTTATTGGATTTAGCAAGTTCAGAAACTATTGTATTACTATCTAGTTTACATAAAATACAAGATGGTAAAGTAGTACTTAATGAATTAGGATACCCAGAGCTTGCAGATTTTGCAAATACATGGAATAATACTATTCGCGCTATTAATGGAGAAAAGAATCCATCTAAAATGCTTGAGAATATTAGATCTGCTGCACAAACAACTTATCCTGAATTCAAACAATTATTAAGAAAGTTTCCGGGATATACAATTCAAGATGGTAAGATTGTTATCAATGAAAGAAATAGGTTTGAAGTAAATACTTTAACATCATTCTGGCAAGACTTCCAAAAAACAAGAGTAACTTATTTACAAACTACAGTATTTGATAATAATGTTGCTGAAGTTACTAAAGCTTCAATTGAAACAATGAGCTTAATGCGCAAGTTCCAAGCTAAGTTTAAAAGTGATCTTGAAAACAAATTCATTGGAAGAACTGCAGAAAATGTTGCATTCTTGAAAGTTGCAGACGTTGTAGCAGAATTTGGTAAAGATGGAAAATTAGATTCTAATAAAGCTTATGAATTTGCAAGAGCAATAGGTTTATATTTAGATGATTTATCAATTATTAAGAATGAACTTAATCTAAATCAAAAAGCTAAACAGATGTATGGTCTCATATATATTTATAGAAATATGTATGACATAGATCAAGCAATGAAAAACCCAAAGACAACACAAGAAACAGCAGATGAAATAAATGAGTTTTTGTTAGATCCAATTGGTAAGCTAAGTGCTGGATTTACTGCGGGTACTATTTCTGAAAAAGGAGTCAGACAAAAGAATGCTATAGATAGAATTCTTGGTTTACAAGCAAAGTATGGTTATGACTCTGCAAACTTTGCAGTATTAAATGCAGAAAAAAATCTTGTGTTTGAACACATAGATGACCACACTATAAGTTATATAACATATGCTCTGAATAAAATGCAAAATTTATCAGAGGCATGGACACCAGGTAGTGAGTTTGAATACATGAGTTATTTAAATCCACTTATTAATTCGTTCACTACTAGACTTGGTATTATCAATACTATGTTTGATAAGAATGATGCAGAAAATGGTGTATATAATTGGGCTAAAAGATCAGGAAAATCTTTACAGCTATTTATAAACTCAGGTACTCAGGTAGAAGCCATTGAGGATGGAACAAATACTACTTCACTAGATGCTAGAGGTAAGTTCTTACAAGAACTTCACAGTATGCTTAAAGGTGGTATGATAGAGTTTATGAGACATGCATCTAAGTCATCATCTTTTGGAGCTAGAATAGATGGGGAAGGTGGTATTTTAGGTGGTGTTGGTAAAGGTGAGGATACAAGATTGTGGGTAGACACAGATAAGTTTGCAACAGGTAATGCATATGAGTATCTTGTTAAAAATCATATGATACCATATATTGCTGGTGAGCTAGAAAGAATAAATAAATTTAAAACAAATAGAGATTTATTTAAGACATATGCAGGATACAATAGAGAGCTTGCAGATGGTACTATGGCCGGTGAAAACTTTACTGCATTTGATAATGTACTAAGAAAAACGACTAAAGAAAAAATATTAGCTGCAGTAACAAATCCTAATGTAAGATTTGAAGACTACATTAAAACTAATCCAGATCTATATAAAAATATCTTAGATGAGGTTACTAAATATTTTACTGATCAAGCTAAGGATTTACAAAACTATTATAACGAAGCTAAATATTTAAGTCCAGATCTTTTAGATAAATTGGCTGTATTTAATCTTGATCAAGAAAAAGCTGAAGAAGTTTTAATTTCTGCATACGCAGTAAACTCTTGGGTACAAAACTTTGAAACTGCTACTTTATTCTATGGTGATATTGTACAATACAACCATGAAAAAGAAGAGATGCATAAGAGAAACTCTGGTGCAACTTCTGGTGGATTAAAGATAAGAACAGATCAGTCAATAAGAAATTATTTAACTGGTTTAAATGGCAAGTTATCTTATGCGCAAGCTGAAAAATTAGAAACTCTTGCTTACACGGGTAAATTTAATTCTGCTATTATTCAAGATATTGTAAGAGAATCTGTTTATTCTCCAGTAATTGAAAGAGAACTTAGAAAGGATTATACTGAAAGACTAAAAGGAAAAGTTCCGGCTGATAAACTATCAGAGGAAGTAGAAATGCGTGTGGCTCAAGATCTCAAGCCTTATGGAAAAATGGAAGAAGGAGATGGTCAAGGATGGATTACATTTGATGCATATAGAAATCTTAAAATTGCATCTAATCAGTGGAGTGATATACAAGAGCAATTATATCTAAAGGTAATAAGAAAAGAGCCTGTTAAGTATTCTGATATTATTGAAGCATTCCCAGTATATAAAGTGCAAAACTTTGGACACTTAGCTAACACATCACTACCTGTAATGGCAATGCATAAGTTTGCATTAGCTCCTCTTATTCCATCAATGATAAAGAATTCTGATTTAGAATCTTTACATAAGCAAATGATCAAGTCAAACATTCAGTATGTAACTTTCCAAACTGGTTCTAAAGTTGGTAGTGTAACATCTGAGGTTAATGAAAAAGGACAAGCAGTTGCTGATAAAATCTATAATGATGATGAACAAAAATCATTAAAGACAGATATTAAGTTTACACCAAACACGGTATATCTTGAGTATCTTAAAGATGTAACTAAAGTTCCTGTTTCTTATAAAAACAAAACAGTATTTGCTACTCAGTTAAGAAAACTTATCTTATCTAACCTATATAGAAATGGTGAGCTTACAGTTAAGAACCAAGTTTTAGTTAAAGACTATGAAGATGCAGTAGATGCATACGGTGAGTTCTTAAAAATGGAACTGCTTAATGAGATCGGTTATAAGTTTGAAGATGGTAAATACATTGGAAACTTTAAAAACTTCTTAGAGCTTGTACAAAGAGAGTTAGGTAGAAAGAATATCCCAGAACATCATATTGAGTTTATCAATATGAATCCAGATAACTCTTTGAAAACAGATTTATCTTTCCACTTAAGAGCAGATGAGATTGAAAAAATTATTGTTTCATTAATTGAAAAGAGATTAGTAAGACAAAAAATCAAAGGTGAAGCATTAGTACAAGTTTCTAGTGCAATGACTAATGGTATTTGGGATAACCAAATTCAATTTGATAAAGCTGATATAGAACAAGTAAGAAAGTTCATGGGAACTAATAACTTACCTTTCTATAACTATAATAAAGATAGAACATCAGCAATGAAAGTTGCTATTGCTCTTCAAGGAGACTTTGTTAATCTTTTAAACTTAGATTATAAAGGTGAAAAGATTGCTACAAGAGAAAGACTAAACCAGGCTATCAAAGATGATGAATGGTTAAATGCAAATAATGGAGCTAACAGAAAGGCAATTACTATGATTGCTGTTAGGATTCCTGTGCAGGGTCTTAACTCTATGGAATACATGGAAGTATATGAGTTCTTAGATGAAGCTGCTGGTCCAATTATTATACCCCCATCAGAAATAGTTGCTAAGTCAGGAGCTGACTTTGACGTTGATAAACTTACTACATTTATGCCATCATTGGATAAATCTGGAAAGTTTGTAGAATCAGCAATATCTAATGAAAGACTACAAAATCTTCTTGATCAAAATAAAGATACAGAAGAAGGAAAGCAAATGAATGCCAGATTACTAAGTACTCAAAAGGCAGCTTTAGAGAATAAACTAATTACTTCTTTATCTAACATACTTAGTTTACCAGAAAACTATGCATCACTTGTAAGACCAAATGCTACTTACTTATTAAAAGATAAATTAGCAGATGAGTTAGAAGATAAGGTAACAGACTATGATAGATTTAAAAACTATCACCGTGAAGAAAGAAGATTAAGTGCAAAAGGTATAAAAGCTATTAGTCCTACTAGAGTATTAGAACCACTATATAACTTACACAAACATGAGGCAAACATGATTGGTAAGAAAGTATTGGGTATTGTAGCTATTTACAATGCTCTACACCCGGTACTAAATACTTTAGGTGCGGCAATGCCTAAGACATATACCTATAAAAAACAAAAAGGAAGAAAATCTAGAGTATTACTACCTGTTAATAAAACTGAAGATGGTAGAATATCACTCTCAGATATTACTACAGTAGATGGAGATTTAATATCAGAACTATATTCACAATTAATGAATGGTTCTGTGGACGTTGAAAAAGATGCATGGATCTTCTTTATCCAAGGTAATGAGGAAATGATTGGTTTAATGGCTATGTTGCTTAAGTCTGGAGTTCCAAGAGAACACGCAATTAAGTTTTTGTCACAACCATTAGTTAGAGAGTATGCAAAAGAACAAAGACTTTTAAAAAGTTCTTACTCAGATCTTATTACTGATAATAGTGGTGTACCAAGAGAAGAAACATATGTTGATATGTATACAGGTCAAACTGTAAGTAGAAAAATATCAGATAAAGAAGTTGCAGCCGCTAGAGTATTGGCAAAATTTGGAGTTAACAAACCAATGATGTTTGTAAAAGGAAATGCTGATCAAAAATCATTAGATGCTTTTATACAAAAAGGGAACATATTAAATAAAGAAGGAGTATTTGATCTTAAATTATTAGATAATATACTTAATAATCCAAATAATTCAGCATACAAAGATCATCAAATTGCCACATTACTTCATGTAATAGAATTAGAAAAACAGTTTTCTGGATATCAAGAGTTAATGAGATTATCTAATCCTGATACTGCTATATCTAAAACCTTACAGCAAGTAATTAATAGAAATGTACTTCTTGATGAAATTCAAAATGATACAAGAGTAGAAAGTAAAGTAGTAAATGCTTTAAGAAAAGAATCTATTTTATCTACATTCTTTGATAATCAAATTGTACAAGATTTGGTAGAGCCGGTGTTTCCATTGAGAAACTCAAAAGATATGAGTGATATTATTATAGAACTAATAAAAAATAATGGTTTTCAAATAGTAAAAAGATTTGGTGATACTGAAACATTTATATCTGATATAAAAAATAACATGGTTAATTCTGTGTTCCAAAATTATATGGTAGGGTATGTACAATCTGAAAAAGACTTGTTAAATATTCCGTCAGATATTTTAGCCAAATACTTTACAAAAGATGTGTTCTTCCAAAATACAGGATACTCATTTGCAGAAGATCTTTTTGATATTATAAATACTAACCCTGAGCTAAAAGATAAATATAGTTTATTGTCACAGCTATCTATTCCAGAAGTTAAAGATGGTCAGAAGATCCTTACTTTAAATAACTCTAGATTGTTAAGTAAAGGAAATGTAGCAGAACAATACTATCAAAACATTTTAGAGCTTGCTGATCCTAATGTATCTAAAGTATCTGACCCAGTAAAGAATAAGTATATTAGTGACATGTTCCGTGTACTACCACTTGTTGCAGTATATCAAAATGGAGTGGGATATAGTAGATTTGGATTTAATGAAATCTTACCATTTGAGGATTATGTTACAATCATGAACAATGCAGGAGTAGACTTTAATAATCAAACTTTTGAAGATAAACAAAGATACATGGATAGGGTGTTTAATATAAGCATGAATCCTAGAAATAAAATGTTTAAGAACTTTGTATCGGCTGCATTTGTATCTACTACTCCTACATTTGAAAAGAAAAACAGATTCACAGTTATTCCTCAAGCGGGAGTTAAAGATGCTAAAGCTGTTATAAAAGCAAGTATAGCTACTCAGTTTATTGGTTTTGGAGAAGGTATAGTTGGTAAAGATGGTAAACGCAGCAGTACTCAAATATATAGAGAGCAAGTTGGCATTTTGGCAAATACTGGTAAATACAGTGGTACTGATGTAATCTTTGTATCTGTTCCTGGACTAAGAGGTGATGTAGCTATTGTTAAAAGAGAACAGGATAAGACAATCAGAGAAGCAATTAAAGCCATAGAAGCTGGAGCAACTATTCTCGTAGATAATAAAGCTTATACTTTTGATTCTAAAAATACTTACAACACCGGAGAAAAAAGATTGTTCCAAAATCTTGAAGCCAAAGGTTATAACTATTCTGAGATTACAATAGATGGTGTAAAAATAGGAACATGGAGTAAATCTAGAACTACTCAACCTAAACAAGGTCCACAACCAGGTGAGCAATTAGATTTATTTAATCAACGCAGTATAAATCCAAATCAGAAGTTTGATAAAGAACTTGCTAAAAAAATACAAGACAAACTTGAAAAACTATATCCTGAGATTAAATTAAACATTAGCAATACTCCAGTTTGGGAAGAAGGTAATAATGTACTTAATCAAGAGCAGTACAATAATCAAGTAAACTATAGGATTAAAACAGTTGATATTTTACTTACACCAAAAGCTGATCAAGTATTTGCTAAGGGTATTAAAAATAAATGGACACTGGATAAAATCTTAACAGAACTTCAGATACCTAAAAATCAAAAAGAACTTATAGAAAAAGTAATAGAAACAATGCCATACTTTGAAGGCATACCTTTTAATGCTCAACTTGCATATGCTATTGCTTCTACTTATAACTATACTATTGAGATTAATACTTCTAAAGATAAAATTGAAGATGCTTTTGGTAATGTTTGGGTTGATAAATATCCTAATAAAAAAATTGGAGATTATATTACTATTGATAATAAACAATGGAAAATAACAGGTACAAGATTTGAAGATGATAGTTGGGGAAGTTCAGGTTTAGAACAAAGAGAATCTTTTATTGTAGGTTCAGAAGGAGAAAATACACAATACTATTCTAATCTAAAAGTCCCAGGTGGTACTAACTATACTGAACAAGAAGTAACAACACCGGGTATTGTTCCTAATATTAAAGGGCATGCTCAGTTTGCTACAGAGAATGGTATAGGTTGGTTTAGAAGTGATGATGAATTTATTACATCTAAAGAATATCCTTTATCTTTTAAAGGTAATTATGGGAGTATTTGGGAAAAAAGAAATAATATCTGGTATAGTATAGACTCTGATGGTATAACTCATAAAAGAGATGATTTAACAGATACTGATGTATATGCTATATATGATAATCAATATGGTAATATAAATTATTTACAAAAAGGAACACCTACTAAAACCCGTAGAATACTAGAAGTACAATCTGATTTATTTCAGAAAGGTAGAGATAGAGAGGATTTAATTAGTGAAATAGGTACAGATTCTTATAGTGGAGATGAAGAGTGGATTGAATTTAATGGTAAAGAATGGGAAGCTCATAATGGTAGAATTGGAATATTAGATACATTTCCTACTAGAAAAGAAGCAGCTAAATTTTTAGGATTAACTGAAGATCCTCAAAAAGGCAATCAATTCCTACAACTTCTAAACAAAGACAATAACTGGGTAAACTTCTTTATTAAATCTATTATACAAGATAGTGCTAAGAAAGGATATGAAAAAGTGTTGTTTCCTTCTGGTGATACAGCTAGTAAGGTTGAAGGTCATACTACTTTAGAGGAGTTTAAAAAACAAAAAGAAGATAGGATTAAAGAGCTTGAAGAAGGAATGGATGACTATAACTATGAATTATCTCCTAACTATTACTTTGAAGAAAATGGAAAATATTATTGGGAAGATTTACAAGCCGGTCAATTTGGAGGGGAATCAGTTATAGAAATAACTAAAGAGATATATGATAAAGGTAAAAAAGGAGAACTTCAAAGAGAAGCTACAGAGAGAGAAATAAACCAACTTAAACAAGAACTTGAAAGAGTAGAAGGACCAGAAGGATTTGGTGCTTTAAAACCAATTTACAACTTCTATGAAAATGTAGTGGCTAATGTTCTTAAAAAACAAGGCTATACACCTACAAAATTTACAGATGAGTATGGTAATACTTGGAATGAGGTAACAATTAACCAAGCTAGAGATTTACAAAATGTATTATTACAAAAAAATGAAGCTAATAAAATTATAGGTCAAGCTAATATTAAAGCTATGACAGTATTAATTGATGCTGTAAATCAAAGACAAGATACATTACCACATGAGTATGCTCACCACTATATTGCATGGTTTAGAAATACGCCTATTGTTCAAGAAGGTATTAAAAGATTTGGTAGTGAAGAGGCATTAGTACAGGCAATTGGAGAACAAGTTGTAAAACAAAAAGGAGATGCCTACAATTGGTGGAAAAAGTTCACTAACTTTATCTTAAATCTATTGTCTGATAAGCAGGTGTTACAAGTATTAACTGATAGTTTCTTAAATAGAACAAACTTAAATGAGTTCATGTACAATGAAGAAATGGAAAGTCAGGAAATAGAATTAGAAACCTCACAGGAAAAGCAAGAAAAAATCAACACACTAAATAAACCAGAATTTAAAAATTGGTTTACAAATGAAGCAACTAAAAACCCAGATTTAGATATCTTTGATGCTCTAGATTATTATATGAATTGTAAAAGATAAAGATTATGTCATTCTGTTTAAACTTTGGTGATCCTGATGTACAAAAAATGGTAAAAGATTTTGGAGAAACAAAAGTCTCTAATCTCATCCAGGAATTTTTTAATAGTGAAACACCTGCCTATAATGATTTTATTAAAAATAAAAATGTTAAAGAAGCATTAGGTCTAATACCAATATCTAAAGTCAAAGAAGAAATTGGTAAAAGTTTCTCAAAAGAAATTAGTGAAAGTCAAAAAATAAAATTATTTCAAGCTGTTTCTAGAAAAAATAATTACAACAGAAATAATAATATCTCTACAGTATATATGACATATAATGTAGAAAGAATTGGTCAAGCAGATTTACATACATGGGGTCTTAGAAAAGTTCGTGGTAAATTAGACATTGAAGGTAAAATAGAAAGAGCACAGTCTAGAATTGTAGATGCTACTCAATCAAATAAACCTGTGTCAGATTTAGAAAATATAATTAAGACTGGAGCTTATATAAAACCAGAGGTAAGAGAAAAAACTCCTGAAGAACAATTATATGAAGAGGAGGCAAGAAAGATACAAGAGGAAGATGCTAAAAGAGCAGGTGTAGATTATAGTGATGACTACCTGTTTGGAAGAAACTCTGAAGAAACATTGGGTGTAGATCCAAATATTACAGAAGCAGAGTTTAGAAGACAAGCAGATATTATAACTAGAATGACAGCTGAAGAAGCTTCTGCAGATACATATAATGCTGAAAGTGAAAGAGCAATAGAAATTGCTACTACACTTGCAAATAAATTATCGGATTCTTTAAATGTAGAATGGGAGTTAGTAACTCCTGAAGCTGCTGAAATATTATTAAAAAATACTCCAACAGAATATGCCGGAGAACCAGCATTCTTCTTTGGTAATAAAGTATACTTTGTAGAAGGTAATTTATCAGTAGATAATGTATTACATGAGTTTGCACATCCCTTAATAAAAGGTATTGAACAAGAGAACCCTCAGCTATTTGATAATCTATATGCTGAATTAAGCATGACACCAGAAGGTCTGGATGTTATAGCATATATAGAAAGAGTATACCCTAATCTTCAGAAAGGGTCAAAAGCTTTTATTAGAGAAGCATTAGTTACCTCTATTGAAAGAAAAGGTACAGCTCCATCTTCTCAATTTAAAAAGTTCTTAGACAAATTAATGTTTGCCATTAAGAAAGTAATTAGAAAAGCATTTAGTCCACAAGTAGCTTCAAAGATTAATTTAAATAAACTAAGTCAAAGTACTACTTTAGATCAGTTAGCTAACATGCTTGCTAATGAGGAGTTTGAGATAGAATCTTTTGAAATTTTTGATGTTAATAATCCTGAGTTTAAAAAACTAGAGAGTGAAGTAGCTAGAAGGATTGATGAGCTTAAAGGTATTCCAGTTGAAAGATTACAAGAAGAGATCAATAGAATCTATGATAATAACATGCGTCAGCTTAATAGTTTGAAGCAAGTTCCATTTAAAGTAAAAGATCTATTGGTTAAAAGTGGTGGAACAAAGATTTTAAATTACATCCGTGAAGAGCTTTCTAAGTATCAAACAGTCAATGTAAAAGCAGAAGATATAGATCCAGAAAATGTTATTAGAGCTGTAGAAGATATAGAAGCTGAAACAAGACTTAGAGCATTAGCACTTACAAACTCATTAAATGAAATAGAAACCTTTGTTGAAAGTATTGAAAAAATTCTTGATGATTTAACAAAAGTAGAAAGTCAAACTAATGAAAATATTTCAAGAGTTATTTATTATAAAACATCTTTAAAAAATCAACAGGCCTTACTTGATAAGTTAAAAGATTTACCGCTTGATAAAGAAAGTTTGTTTTATAAGACACTTAACTCAATACAAAACTCAGTTGAAAAAGCTAATAAAAAAATAGCGGAAATAGAATTTAAGTTTATCTCTGACTTCTTTGCAGATCAAACAGAGTTAATGCAGGGTTCTATTGAAAAAAACTTGAAGGAAAGAGTTGGTATAATATTAAAAGCAGAAGGATATTCTGAAAAAGATATAGAAACCTTTATAGAAAATGTAGTTAATACTAAAGGTAGAGAAACATATACATTAGAGAATATAGGTTTAAAAAATATTACTCCTAGAAGAGCTAAGTTGGTTGTTAAAGCAGTAAATGAATACATGTTCAAACGCTTAGGTAAAGAACAAATTGAAGAATACTTAAGAGGAGAAAGAGGAGACATATCATTCTATACTGCATTTATCACTCCTTATGCAAATATGGATGATCCTATTGCTGGTTCATTTACAAGATTTGTAAAAACTAAAATATTTGAAGCTCAACAAGCTGCCCAAGATCAGGCAGATGAAATAACATACAAGTTATTACCACTATTAAATGCTGTTGGTTATCAACCGTTTAAAACAAATCAGCTTGGTGACATGCTATTGTTTTTGGATAAGGTTGGTTATGTAGACAATAATGGAGACTTTCAAGAAAAAGAAGTTTGGACTTTTAAGAACAAGTTTAAAAACTATAGATATGATTTAGCTAAACTTCAAAATAACTTTAAAGAGGCTAGAAATAGAAATGATAAGCAAGGTATGAAAGATGCTTATCAGGCTATTCAAGACTTTGAAGAAAAATACATGCATAGAAGATATACAAAAGCTTTCTATGATATTCAAAAAATCTGGAACACAGGGGCTGTAGTAACTGATCCATTTACAGGAAAAGAAATTACAGTATCTCCTAAAGTTGCTTTTGATTCTTATGTAGAAAGACAGAATCAGCTTTCTAAAATGAATACTTTAAAAAATGTTAACTTCTTAGACCTAGAAGACTTATATGACTTTAATGATTCAGAAGAACAAGCAAGATTAGAGTATAACAGATTATTTGATATATATAATCTACAAGGTGAGCCAAAAGAAGGTGAAGAACTTCAAAGAGTTTTACTAAGAAAAAAACACAGAGAGTTATCCAGAAACATGTATGACTATGATGTAGATGTAGATAGAGTACAAAAAGATCTAGATAATTTTCATAATAGATTGATAGCTAAAGGTATAGACCCGGAAGCTGAACCTAAAGAAGGGGAAACTCAAAATGAATATCAAAAACAAATTAGTAAATTCTTAAAGTCTAATTTTAAAATAGCCTATACATCTAAGTTTTATGCTGAAAGAAAAAGAATATTAGAAGAAATCAGAAAAATAACTTCAAAGGTTGCTAATAAAAAATCTCAAATAGCATTAGACTTAGCTGAACTTTATAAAACTAGATTTAATTTATCTACTTCTACATCTGATGCTAATGGACAACCTAACGGGTTAAACCTTTCTCCAGAACAAATTAATCTTTTAAAGAAAATAGAAGATGAAATAGTAGCATTAGAAGAACAGTTTGATAGAAAGACTGGATTGACAAAAGATCAAACTAAAAGGTATGATTCATACATTGCAAAAGCTGCTGCTGGAACTAAATTAACTCCAGAAGAAAGAAAAGATTATGCAGAAATACTTTCTATTAAAAATGAAATGGGATTAACTACTGCAGAATTAGCAGCACTTAAAGCAAGATTTGCAGAACTAAGAGAACTTGAAAGTAAAATTCCAACAGACTATTATCTTGAAGCATTTAACTATGCTATAAGAGATATGGAACTTCCTGAAATAAATTTAGACAATGCAGATAAGTGGATAAATGGAGAAAATTTAGTTAAAGCTTTAGAAAATCCAGAGTTTGCAAAATGGTATGGTAGGAATCATTATCAAAAAGAAGTATTTGATATAGACTTAAATAGGGATGTAATTAAAAACTTTAGAATTGCTGCTTGGACAATGAAGGTTCCAAATAATACTGATCATTATGTTACAACAGAAATTATTGACCCCCTAACTAAGACAGAAAGAAAAATTATAGGAAGACCTGCTGGTAAATATACTAAGAGTAGAATAAAAAGTGAATTCTTAACAATACCAAGAGGTGAAAGTTGGGATAATTATGTTGGAACCATTGTAGATAATAAAGGTAACTATTTACCTAGGGAGTATAAAATTGGTGATCCTAATTCTGCATTTGATAAAAAATATCAAAATGAAGAATATTTAGAAATGCAAAATGCTGGTGGTCCAGAGTTTCAGTTATTAAATGCAATTACTGAATCTATGCTACAAATTCAAAAAGATAAACCTGTTTCAAGTAGATTGTACTTAGAAATGCCAAGGTTTAGAAAAAGAGGTAATTTAGAATATGTTGCATCTGGAGAAGCTAAAGAAAACTTATTAGAAAAAGTTGGTGGATTTAAAGGTTTATGGAAAACCTGGTTTGGTAGAGATGTGGATGATTCAGAGTTTGGATTTAATCATGATGCTAATTTTAATTTAGTTACAACAGACTTAGATGGAAGACCAGTTAATAAAGTTAGAATTAGAGGTTTATATAATTTAGATCAAAAGCGCGTCTCTAAAGATGTACTAAGAGGAATGTATGACTATCTACTCTCTCTAGAAGAACAAAAAGTATTATTAGAAAATGAACCAATTGCTGAAGCTTTAGAAAGTGTTCTTGATCAGAATGGTATTAAAGATTTATCAAAAATTGATAAACAAGAATATCAAAGAACAGGTAAAAAAGAATTTATCAGTAAAGAGGATAATAGAAGACTAGGTGCAGTAAAACATCAGGTCAGAAAAATCTTCTATGGTAAAACTACTGGAACATTTGATGAAGAAAATGCATGGATAACTAAAATTGTTCAAGGTTTATTTAGAAGATCATCAAGAGCATTTATTGCATTTGATCCACAGTCAGCTATTAAAAACCGCTGGGGGATGCTTTATCAAAATGCTATATACGCAGCAGGTGGTAAAAATGTTACACCAATGTCATTAGCTAAAGGATATGCAAAAGCTAAACAATCTGCAATGTACTGGGTCTTCAAAGATATTTATGAGCAAGGAATTAAATCAGCTGACATACAGTTAGTAGAAAGAATGGATCCTACAGCAATGTTTGATAAAAACTTTGGTAAATCATCTTCTAGATCAAAACTAAAAGACTTAGCAGATTTAACTTATGCATATGACTTTAGAAGAACAATGGAACTTGAGGCAGCTTTAGAAATGTTCTGGGGTATGATGTATAATAAATACATTCCTCAAGCAGGATCTTCTGAGGATATAGCTTATGCTGATGCATGGGAAACAGATGATAAAGGTATTTTAAAACTAAAAGAAGGTATTGATCCAGCATATGACTATAAAAAAGTAGATCATGAATATAAACGTGGAGATACTTTTGAAAGTATTGCTAAAAGATATAATATAACACCTGAACAAGTTAAAAGAAGAAGTGGTATAACTGATATATCAAAACTTGAACCCGGAGATAAAATCACTGTAGGTAACATGGAAGAATTCTTAAATATGAAATTCTTACTACAATCTGCACAGAAAAAGACAACAGGTTTAATGGATGTATTTGATACACCACAAGCTGAAAAATATTTAGGATACCGCGCATTTACTTTCTACAAAAGATTTGCTACAGGAATGTTCCTTGATAAGTTTCAAATAGATACTGATAAAGGTAATAGAGGTGGATATGTATATAACTGGGATACTAATACTTTAGATAAAGGTTATTACATGAATACTCTACAGAATGCCTTGAGACTTATTAGATCAGTAGGTAAAGATACTGCAATAATGACTGAGGATGAAAAAGCTGCAGCCAAAAAAGTAATTGTTGAAAATGTTGGATACTTCTTATTAGCAATGATTATTGGGTCATGGTATTTTGGATATGACCCAGATGATGAAGATAAGTGGAAAAAATTAAAAGCAAGAGGTACAACAACACAAGGTCAACTTGAAAACCATTTGCTTTATCTTTTGATAATGACTAAAATGGAAAACCAATCTTTTGTACCTATTTATCTTCCAGAGCAAGGAACAAAGTATTTTAAAACAACAACAATAGCATTAGATAATACAGTTGTGTTGTATACTAAAATAGGTCAGGATCTTTATAATATTGCAGAAGGTGATGAAAAAGAAGCTAGATATAGTCAAGATATAGGACCTTATAGATGGCAAAAAGAAGGAGAATATAAACTTTGGAATCACTTAGGGTCACTTTATGGACTTAAAGGTAAAAATGAATTAACAGAAGGTGGTATTTGGGCTATTAAGAAATACCAAGCATTTGAAAATTTACAGTAAAAAAATAAGGGGAAGATTATCTCTTCCCCTTTTTAACTTTTTTAAGTTTACTTATATCAACTCCTTCAAGTTCACTTGTATTAAGTTTAAACTTACCAAGTGTACCTTCTTTGTCTTTGCTTACAAGAACATAGTTGCTATCTTCTGAAACAAAGGTGATATACATTTCTTTACCGTTAAGTTCAATCTTCATTTTCTTTTTTTTCATATGGTTGGTTTATAAATTTACTAAGATTTGGTTTAAAATACCCAGGACCTTTTAGTATTTTTCCATCTTCTCTAAGAATAGGTCTACCATCCTCTCCTAACTTACTCATATTACTAGCCTGTATCTCATTAAATACATCTATAATTACATCCTGCATACCATGTTTTAGAATAGTTCCACATAAGATATATAACTGATCACCTAGTGCGTCAGCTATTTCTACAAGGGAGTTTTTCTCACATGCCTCTAGATACTCATCATTTTCTTCTTTCATAAGAGCATGTCTAAGTACATACTCACTTTGTTCTAATGGTTGTGGCCATTTACCATCTTTTTGTTTGAATGCTTTGTGGAACTCAGCCACTGCTTTTAATTGTTCTTTCATGTTGTAAAATTAAAAAAAATAGGGGAACAGCCTAAGCCATTCCCCCATCTTTCCGTTGTTATTTATTACCCTTTTCAGGACCTTTAGAAAAAGTCTGATGAATCATCATCATCTTCATCTTTAATATTAAATATTAAGTCATCTAAGTTAGTATCTTCTGATACATCCTTTTCTTCTAACTTAATAATGTCTAGTTCTGCTTGATCTCTTTCTTCTGGTGATACTTCTAGACTCATATAAGATGAATTCTCACCTGTATACTCTTGATTCTCATCAGGCTCATATCCAGGAAAATCTTCTGGCCTAGCTAATTCCTCTACTGGAAGATTTACCCAATCATTTAGATCTTCTTCATCTTCTGGGTCATTCTCATTAACTACAGGAGCTTCAAAAGTATTTCCAGCTGGATCAGTATAAGTTACTACTGCATCTGACATAGCTGCTTCTGCTTCTACTTGTGCAATAAGATCTTCCAGGTCTACTTGATTAGGATCAACTGAAGGTACCTCAGCTTCAACAACTACAGGAGCAGGTGTAATCACCTGTGCAGGTGCACTGCACTGTTGGAAGTTATTAACAGTTGAGATAAAATAATGTAAGACACGTTGATCTTCCATCCAAGTCTTAGGATGAGAATGCTGTAGAGCTATAGTCACAAAGTTGTAGAATGCCCACAAGCTGTTACTATCTACATAGACATGACTAGGTCTGTCCATTTGTTGTCTTACAATACTAGCTTGCTCTGTAGTAAGAATCTGATACTCCGCAAACAAGATACCCAATAGCTGAGCTTGCTTTCTCTTGTTTAGTGTGATACCTTTCATAGACTCTTTGTCTGCACATAACTGATTATAATACATGTGTGCATTAGCTATTTGCTCTTGTATGGTTTTAATTGTCTCCTCATCAGCTGTTCCAGTATGTTTACGAGCCCAGCTTCCCATATCTCCACAAACCATAGTTGTTCCGGTTAAGTTAATATAACCACCAACACCACACTTAAATCGTACTTGTTTGTTATAACTGTTTGTCCAAGCAAACATCATTGATAGCTCAGGGTCATTGTTGTAATTCAACTTGTAAATCCCATGAGCAATCTGTCCATCGGCAGTACATCTATACTCCTCATGAACAACGCTGAAACCTGCAGTAGCAAGCTCAGTATATACATAATCCATAACAGATTGGTGACTAATTACAGTATAAGTAGCACCATGATTTGGTAGAGGCACACTAACTAAGTGCGCCTTTGTACATTCAGCAATTTTCTTTGGCATAATTAAAATAAACTATATTGTGTAACAATAGGCTCAAGATCTCTTATCTCTTTATTGATCTTGTCCAAGTAATAATCATAATTAATATCATATTCGGTAAACGGTTTTTCTACATAGTCAATCATTGTAGTTTGTAACCATCTACCTGCTTCTATCTGTATCTCTCTATCATCGGTGTTATTTTTCTTAATAACTTTGGTCCCTTTGGTAGAAATAAAATACCTGATAGTGTGTTGCAGTTTTTCAACTAAATATTCGCCATCAACAATCTTGTGTTGATAAAAGCTCCAGTCTCCCTTTATCTTTACACCCCCACAGAAATCAAATATATCTGTGTTAGATTTAATATAATCCTCGGGTTTAATTCCATCCACAAAATATGCATGGATAGCTTTAGGAATAACTAGGAAACTTTTATTCTTATGCATTGCTAGATTAGCAAACTCAAAACGGCCCTTGCACTTAGACTTACCATCTTCTGTTATAGCAATGTAATTATTTACATCACCTAGAATGATCTTAGAATACTTGTCGTGCTCTAGTTGTAGATTAGTAATCTTCTCCCATCTTTCACAAATCTCCATATACTTATCTACATACTGTCTAGGGATCATAGTCTCCAAACCATCTGTATTCTGCATAAGTGGCAGAGCATTTGGTATTTCTTCACAGATCATCTCATACAACATAGTAAGACTAAGCTGACCATTGATAGTAATTCTCATAGTAAACTCTGGGTCATACAAGAAACTATTCTCATCATTACTAAGCCCATAAGTTGAATTCAGAATAATCTTGTATACATAGTTCTTGGGATCTTTCTTAGGAATCTTCTTCCTTTCCTCAAAGAACCACTCATACAGATTACAGAATTCTTCTTTAGGTAAATGAGCAGGTGCCCACTTATTTCTAATAGCAAGATTAGGATAGAAACTAGTAACGTCAGACGTCATTATTATCATGTCCTCATTAGACTCATATACTTTAGTAGAGCGTGCACCATGAACACCACCCAAACCAAAATCTGTCTGTACACCTTTATACCTTACAGAATATTTAAACCCACCTTTTGTTTCTCCGGGATAGATAACTACATCCTGGAACTTTTTCAGAAGATTCTGAAAGGTAGCTGTTTTAAATTCTATATAAGGTAGTATGATGTCTTTAACAGTAATCTTTAGTCTGTTGGTCCTCATCTGGCGGAGCTCATACTTTTTGATACCAGTCTGTTTACTTAGAAACAATAAAAATAATTCTTTAGATATCCTTGGCTCAGATGCAGAGTATAAATCTATCCCATACTCATCTGTCAAGGTTCTCCGTAAATCTATTTGATCTTTACAGAGATGCATAATCTTTTTAGTGGACTGAACATCATTAATACAATATCTGACTATCTCAGGTATTTGTTCTGCTGTAACTTCAGTAGTATGATGAATAGGCATATCAATAATGTTATGCCAGTCCATAGTATACTGTATCCACTTTAGACTAGATCTCTTTGCATTGTTATCCCAATGATTTAGTTTATAAACATCAAGCTGTCTGATGCTGAGGTCTCTAGGAGAATACTCCTGAAACTCACCATTGTTGCTTCTGTTAATTACATCTTGAGCTTTTCTGTAAATGAACTTGGCAATTTTACCGCCAGGTTGCTCAAGTAGTTGTTCTTTATTTCTTAAAATGTGCTCGGTAATTTGGCTGTCAAATCCAAGACCATTGAAACTTACATGCCATTCATTATAAGCTATGTTTCTTTCTAGAAATGTAATTAGTTCTAGAATATCATTCTTAGACTCATGGATAATAAAGATTTCTTGATCTGCAGATTTTACTCCCTCAAAGACTCCAATGAAACAATTGCACAAAGTTTCATAGTCCATTACATAGTGTTGTCTCATGTTAATTCAGTTAAGCTGTTTCCCCGTATAATATCACATGGGGCAACCTAAGCCACCCCATGGTGACCTAAATTACTTATTTCTCAGATGCAGTCATAAAAGACTTGTAGTCAAACTTCTTAGCATTAATTGCAAAGTGCTCTACTATTTCTTTAATAGCTTCAGCACTCTCAATATAAAACTCTTGGAAGACTTCAATCTTATGTCTGTCTTGTTTAGTACCCTTTGCACCAGTGATTACTTGTCCATAATCATCCAACTTAGGAAGCATATGTAATGTATGCTTAGTAGTTTTAGAGATAATAACAAATACTTTTGTACCCGGGTCAAAGATACATTCTACATAGGGACATGACTCTGTAATAGGAATCATTCTAAAGGTTTGGCTTTCTTGCCAGCTAGACTGAACTAGCATCATTGATTTTTCACTCATTATTGGTTTTTTTAAATTTAATACAAATTAATCTAGAATTCTTATATTTTCCAAATCTGCTACCTGAATAGATAAATTTTCTTTATCAACATCAGTTATTGAACACAATTCCCCCACTTCTTTTAGCAAATCTGGCTTAACACCCAACAGCTCTGCATATCTATCATACCACTTGTTTGGGTACAAAAAGCTATGCACATATACATAGTTTCCACTATTCTTCTCAAAGAAATCTAGGATTTTGTTTTTAATTTTATTGTCAAATTTACTGAATTTTCCTTCAATAAACATTTGCCAATTATCTTTCTGATCTGAAAAATCAAATATAAATACACTGGTGGTTTCATTTACTTTTACGTAATCATATAATCTTGAGTGCTTTAATAAAACATTAGCTTCAAAGTTCTTATACTCTTCATCTTGTCTTGTTTTATACATGCACACTAACTTCATATCCTCGGGAGAATACTTTTCATTCCAACTGATGTATGTTTCATCTGGAGTTACACTTGTCCCTCTTTTAATGCCCAAGAGCGGATATAAGAATATCTTGGACTTTTGAAAATATTTACCGTACAGTGCATTAATTACCATGTTTTACAATTTTACATTACCCATAATTAAATCATATGGCAGTGTAAAGTCCTTGCTTTCATAATGATATTTAAGCATATCAGTTATTTCATCAAAGTCCTGCTGCCATACAGCCATTGTCTCAGCTGAGACTTGAAATGGATAAGCTTGGTTGTATTTGTCTATTACAATAAATGTAAAGTACAACTGCCACTCAGCCAGATCGGGTAAATCCTTTAAGAACTTGTGGAATACAAGTTTCTCATATACCACAGCCTGAATCCAATATTTGTAATACTGTACTGACTCAGGAAACTCTAAAAGAGATTTACCTGTAGTCTTAAGGTCATTGATAAATATTGTTTTAGATTCTCTATCTATCACAAGGTTATCTATTATACCCTTAAAACCATAAGGTAGATAATCCACGTCAACTTGTACTGGCAACTCACTGTACACCTCTATGTGGTCATCTGTTTCAGCCCTATCAAATTGTAGTAATTGTCTTATGTCTTTATTAGACTTAAGTACCTCAACACTTGCTCTACAGCCATCTAGAGTAGGTTGATCTACTACCGTTTTTTCACGGGCTTCTTTAAGAAAATTAAAGTATTGTTTGTTTTCCTCTGTGAGTATCTTATCAAGTCTTTTTGAATCTCCTGTTATAGATTTATCTTTTTTATCATCAGTAAGATTTTGATAGAGATTAGCTGTGAGTAGCTCTGTAAGTATATCTTGTGAGTAGTCTTCCAAAGATAGAGAATTATTTTCTATTGTCAAGTGCGTCTTAAAAATATTATCAATAATTTTCTTCTGACTATCTGTTGGTAGTTTTCCCGGCATGCTTGTAAAATAATCATCATACTTATCCTCTTCAAACAAGAGACAGTGTATGACCCTACCTGCTACCAGGTGAGGGCCAACACTATCTTCTCTGTTGTTGAGCACATAATGATTATAGAATGCTACCGGAGAATAAAGAAGTTTACTAATGCTAGAGTAGCTAAAGTAAAACTTTTCTTTATAGAATTTTTCTAGTTCCTCAGAACCATTCAAAGTCATCTCCATTTGTTTCTTCTATTTGATTGTTATTTGATTGTTCTTCAGGTGTCTCCTGGGCAGCACTTAATTCTTCTTCAATAGCTATTAACTCTGACTTAAGTTCAGCTCTCTTAATGTTAGTTATTGCAGCTTCTATAAGTTCATCTGTAAATATTTCATCCTTAAGGTCAGATAACTCAGCTTCATTAGTAACTACTTCATCTACCGGATCTGTGACCTCAAGTTCTTCAGGATTAATTAAGTTAAGAGATGTTAAATTAAGTTTGTCAAGATAGTCTTGTTTAATAGTAACTTCTTTGATTTCAAAGACCTCATCATATGCAATGCTTCTATGAATATAATCAGTATACTCTTTATACAATACTTGAATCATATCTAGAGTTAACAGACCCTTTCCATCTATTATCTTGATTATATCATCAGCATCCAAACTACTTATTTGTCTTGGAACCCAATTGAAATAAGCAAGCATAGACTTGAAGTTTACATGATTTTTAGTATGTGTATTAGATATTACACCACTAAAATCACTTATAAGCATTAGTAAGTACAACACACTTTTCTCATAATGAGAATTAGCCATAATTTCCATAGCCAGGATATGATTGTCATCATCAGAGCTTTCAAACATACTATTTAACTGTTTGTAAACATCATAGTCTATAACTGTAGAATCATCACCATTGATATTTGTAATTAACTCTGACTCACAATAGATTGGTTTACCCTGAATAGCATCATATGTTTCTTGATACTCTGGTTCAATACCATAAAAATACTGACTTTCATAGATGCTTGGGTTTCCATTGCACAGAGTATTTCTCATGTCTGACCAATTTGAACAAACTCTTGTAGCACCTGTGCTTGATATTGCTACATCTAATTTGTCAATGTAATAGTCATCCTTACAAAGCTTCTTTACATTTTCAAGAATAGTGTTTGCATCTGCAAAATAATACCAAGTAGATGTAGTTAGTTTACCAACACTGCTTTTACCACTGAAAACAACAGTAGCTTTTTCCGGGTCTCTTACTACTCTGATACCAAGATTTAGTGCAAGGTCTTTTAGTTTCATTCTTGGGATATTAACTCCCGGCAATAGATATATTGTGTCTCCTTTTGTAGGAACATATCCTTTTGCATTTACAAAAGTATCTAATGAATCTCCTAAACCTTCTATAATATTTACATCTAATCCACGCACAATACTGTGGTCTGACCCATTGGTCAATTCAATATGAACAAATTTTTCCATAGTTTAATTTATAAAGATTAGGGGAAGTATTACCTTCCCCCATCTTAGTTTTTGATTAGTTTACTGTTTGTTTAAAGGGGGTGATTGCCCACCTTTGTTTTACTGGATAGCCATCTTCACCACATTCGTATTCTGCATAAGCTTAGCAAACTTAACTTTGTTTCCATTTACTATTTCTTTGACCATATAATATCTAAGGTCATTTGTAAATGCATCACATTCAGTAGTTAGAATTGCTAATCTGTCAATTACTGCTGGAGCAATTGCACCTTTCTCAGCTTGAACAAGTGAATAGTTAATTACCCGTGTTGCAATAATACTAGAGATGTCTGCTCTAAAGTCATCATCCTTACCAACAGCATTTGTCAAAGCTCCCATTACATAATCCTTATCTTTAGTCAAGATATCTTCAGGAGAAATCAACTTATCTAGTTTATTATTGATAAACATAGTAAACATAGAACTAAAATCTGCTCCCACAGAACCCTCACCAATCATTTGGATTAGAGGTAGATCATCTTCAAACTTAGGAATAGAACTAATAGCATTAAAGAATGTAGTAATAGATCTTGGGTTAACTCTTTGAGTTACAAGCTCAGGATGCATCAACATAAAGTTAATACATCTACCATCTATCCCTGCTTTCTCTGCCCACTTAGCCCATACATCAGAATCATACTTCATCTCTACAGAAATAAATCTAGTCTTCTGAGCAACATCTAAGCTAGTAACATTATAGTCACCATTGTCTGGATTAGTGGTTAAGATAACATGCCAGTTCTTAGGTAGCTTCCAAGAAACATATTCTTGTCTATCTAAAATCTCCATAGTAGCTTGCATAAATCTGTGGTCTGCACGAGTATAATCATCCAATACCAAGAAGCCACCCTCACCTTTACCTTGAATCCACTCAGGAGCAGCATGAGCCATTCTCTTATCAACAACAGTATATTCTGCTTTCAGAGCTCCAGGAACTTGAGCTTCAGTTATCCATCTTTGTTTACCTTCTTTATTTCTTACCAAGAATTCTTTCACAGGAAAACCAACAAGGTCACCTAGCTCTTCTATCTGAGATAGATTCAATTTTACTACATCCATACCAAGCTCTTTACCCAACTGCATAATAGCAGAAGTCTTACCAAGACCGGCATCACCCTCTATATTAATTGCAACAGGCACTTTGCCTTCAGCTTGAATATGCTGGTTATTTTTAACCATGTGACGGATAAATCCTTTTAACTCTTCTACGTTTAATTGTACTGTGTTCATAATTTTTATAATTCTAATTTTATTACTCTACCTGGTAAACTTTCATTCATATGTGATCTTTCTGACAATACCCAAAGGACATTACCTTTTGGTACTACAGATGTATAACACTCACCATCAGTAAAATACACCAGGCTAGTATATTTCTTTTGGTTAGCATTATAATAATCCAAGACAGGATCAAACTCTGTTCCTCCTCTTCCTGCTACTTTTATTTCATTCTTACCTTTATAGGGCTCAATAGATCTAATGCTAGTATCACACTGCATTACAGTCACATCTACACCTGTTTTGTAAATATGGTGAATCTCACCCATGAACTCTTGTAGCTCATTATCACTCACAGAACCTGAAGTATCAATAGCCAACAACATATGCTGTCTCATCTTAATCTTCAGACCTGGATTTTCATCATATCTCCTGTTTTCTTTTCTGCGGATTTTCTTTGTAAATACCTTTGTGCTCACTCCAGTAAATCTTCTAATATATCCCCGCCAATCAAACTTAGGTGGAACTATTTCCTCAATAACAATTACTCCTTCTATCTCACCTGGAATATTTCCGCGCTTCTTGATAGTCTGTTCTTTAGCATCTTGCAAAACTTTCTGTAATTGTTTCTCTATTAGCTTTTGCTCAGCTTCACTAAGATCTTCAAACTCTCCCCATGTACTGTGGTCTGGTCCTTCTCCATTAGCTACTTGGTCAAGTAACTTATCCATATCTTCATTACCACAGCTACCATTCTTATCCTTCTCATCTTGAAACTGATTCAACTTGTCATAGTAATATCTACAACCAGCTTTTCTTTCAAGATTTAGATCTTCATAGTCATTTATATCTATTCCTCCCTTTGGTAACCAATCTTCATCTATATACTGATTGATTTCCATGTCCATTGCTACATTTGCAAGTCTATGATTCTTAAAAGACTTGAAACTTGTAAGATGACCAAAAGCAATATGAAGTAATTCATGCTTTAGTAATCCCATTTGATGCATCTCACTCAGGCTTGTCCAAAAATCCTCATTGATAGCCAACTGAAAGTTGATACCATTCTTACTCACACCTGCAGTAGGAAGATCTTTTCTCCATACTTTGTTGAGCATAATAAGAAAGAACCCATAATAGGGCTCTTTTAACATCAGCTCTTTACTAATTTTACTAAGACTCTTTTGTTTGTCCATCTTCTTTTAGTTTTATACCTAACTCAAATTTATCTGTGGGATACCCCATAGCATCTAACATTTTAGTCATGTCTCTAATAAAATATTCTAAGAATAATTCTATTGATTGCTTACTAGATTTATTTGCTGTCATTAGTGAAAGTATTTCTCCAGATCTTAGTTTGTTTTCCCAATCTCCATTGAACTTTTCAATCCTCTTTACTATAAACTCATAAGCAGGTTTACAGTCAGCTTCCCAACTCTCTAAATTATACTCACCATATTTATACATTACCATTATCTCCCCAACATGTTTTTTAAGATTTAGATCCTCTATTATCTTAAAGGCTACAAGTCTATTATCCTTGTCGGGAGATCTTAGCATTCCAATCAGATTCTTTACTTCTTCTTTTGTTAAAATCATCAGTCTTCAATTTTTAAAGTTTTAATCATCCACTCTGTAGGTGTATTTATATTATCAACCCACTCCTTAGCACTTGGAATATAGCCATTGCAATCTTCCTTTACATGTTGCTCACCAATATACCTGGTATAGACAACTCTGTTATCACTATTTACAAAGCTTACTCCAAAGATGCTCTCCATCTCAAATATACCTTCACTGTGATGTCTGAACATTCTATGTTTAGAATGTCCTATCCAAGCTTTAGTTTCATCAAACCATTCATGATATATCATGTATTCTTCTGGTTTACCTCCCCATTTTCTAGCAGATGATTTGCTGTGTACCCAAGGATGCATAAATTATAAGTTTAAATTGTTAATAATAGATTTAATGTGTAATATAAAGTCATCATGAGAATATTTATTCTTCATCATATTACACTTTCCACAACAGGTAACACAGTTATCACCTTCATAACCAAGAGTATTATCTTTTCTATCAATACCATTATAGTAAATAGACTTATTACCTTTTTGAATTTTATTTGTTGGTAAAACTCCACAGTAATAGCAAGAAGCAAACAAGTAACTCTCAAAAACATCAGCAGTAAGTTCAAACTTATAACCTCTTAATTCAGCATTCTTTTTATAAGATTGAAGTAATGAATTAATTAAAGCTTTCTTATTTGAATCAGTTAATGTTTCTCTTTTTTCTTTAAAACTGCATTTTGTACAACAGTCTTTCTTTCTATCCACTCTTGTGCTAAATATTTCTCCACAAGTACATTGTACTTTAAAATATCTATGATTACTAGTTGTTCTTTCAGCATCTTCTTCAAGATATATTAAGCTAGAACTCACAGCATCTCCTTTCTTATAAATAACTTTATGTAAAGGACTTATAGAAATTTTACAAGACTTGTTTCCACAAGATGTAATATAACCAGCTCTTATTGAAGCAAATTGTTTTATGTGCTCAGTATTACAAGAAGTACATAAGACATTGATATATCTCATACCCTTTCCTTTGTAACCTGCTTCACTTAAATACTGCAGTTTTGTTTCAATGTCAAACTTATTTTTGATTATTTCTCCTGGTTGTAATACATGTTTCATGGCTCATCCTTTTAAATTTAAACAAATATACAAAATATATTTATTTATTTGGATGTGTCATTATTTCTTAACTTTTTTTGTTGTTCATAATATTTTTTCATAAACTCTGTATCATCATTTGGCAAAGGCATCTCTTCTTCATAATACTGGTCAACAATATATGATTCTTCATTACACCAAGTACATCCATGATGACCCATTTTGCTTCCACAATCTTCACAATAACTCATAATTAATCAATTTAAAATTTTGCATGTTCCCAAGGATGTGCCATTAGTCTTCTGTTTTTCTAAATAAATTACCCTCATGGAAAAACTCATCATAATCAATTCTTCTGATATTGTTTTCTACAGTATACTCTCCGGAAGGAACTAATATAGATAATGTACCACTACCACCCTCATTATTCCACCAATCTTCTATGGTATCAAGAATTGTATCTGTAGTAAAGTTTTCTATATTGTTTGCAAGTTCATTACTTAATTCTCTTAGATTCTTAGAATCCCAAGGTAAGCTTTGAACTTCATCAAGTGAAACACCCTCTTTATCTGTATAAAATATATCTTCTATACAACCACTATCTCCTCCACCTTCATAATTTATTCTAATACCAGTAACTCCCAGATCCGCTAACTGGATCAAGGTTTGTGTTAATTCTTGTTCTGTCATAATTATTTGAATTTGTAAAACCTGCCTAGGATATTACCATTTAAGAACTCATCACTCTCTAATACACCTCTAACAAACTGAAACTTAGTCTCATAATAAGTAAGTTCCATTTTAGAGAAACATATCTTAAGCATGTATCTTCTAATTTCTATCCCGGCTTTATGTGCATCTTTCAGCACAGCATTGCTACTATAATAGTCTAGATAGGTAAGTTTCTTTTGCATAGTATATTTCTTAGCTCTCTTATCTTGCATAGAAGACAAGGCTTTCTTGCCAAATCTCTTCTTTGTTACAGAATAAAAGTTCTTCTTTCCAATATACCTTACAAGTTTACCGTCTATTATAGCCTGCATTTCATACACAAAACCTTCTGCTCCTTCAGGAATCATGGAGCTTTCAAAGTCTTGTCCCTGGTATGACCATTTACTCATAGTATTGCATTTTTTAGTAATGGTAAAAGATTGTCTCTTACTTTATCTATACCATGTACTTTAATAGCATCTGATAAATCTTTCTCAAGATCAAGAATAACATAATTAAAACCATACTTAGACTTATACTTTTCAGCAGCTTTTATACCAGCCTCATCATTATCAAACAATATACATACTTTTTGATACTTAGAACTAATGTTACTCATTATATTCTCAGGTATCATAGTATTCTCACTGTCTGGTGCAATTGCTTCTGAATTACTAATCTTTAGTTTTTGATATGCCATCAAATCTTTAAGGGAAGATGTAATTATCAAATAAGGTTTATCAAACACTAATTGTTCAGTACCTTGTATATAATCTCTTACCTTGATAAATTTACTTTCTTTAACCTTTGGCTGATAGATCTTATAGAGTGTCCCATCTTCTCTAAAATACCCATAGATGTAGTTACCCCTGATAGTTATGCTTGACACAACATCATTTTCATCTGTCTTTGTCATCACATAATATTCTAGTGGAACAACATTATATCTAGATAACAATCTAGAACCAATGTGATATCCCATCCAATATTTTTGATCAAGAGTATTCCAGTGCCGCATCTCATAATCAGTAACTTTAAATTTACTGTGTTGTTTATAAGATCTTATTGTGTTACAACCATTAGTTAAAACATACTGGTTATAGTCTTCAATTATCTTATAACTTGCGGAACCTCTAGTAGGTAAATTAAAGAGATTTTGGACAAGACTTATTGCATCACCACCAATACCTGAAGAAAAATCTTTAAACTTATAGATATTATTTCTGTCAATATAAATACACATAGAAGGTGTCTTCTCCCGTGTATTAAATACTGACTTCATTTTAATATCTTGGCCTGTAAGTTTTTCTGTAAGGTTTAGATAGTGTTCAAATGCCCATTCTCTTGGAACATCAGCTAAATCATATATTAAATTCTTTGTAGAAATCATAGCAACTCAATTTAGTACATAAGGGGAGCTAGACTAACTCCCCATTATGTAGGAGCTGTTAATCTAAACTAAAGTCTGAAGATGTTCTTCCAGGTGTTGGAAAATCATCATCATCATCACCAAAATTATCTACTGGTTTTACCTCAAGTTTCTTAAGGTGCTTAGCCTCATCATACTTAAGAATTCTATCAGAACCTTCCTCACCATAAGCATACTTATTATTTTCAGCTTTTGGCAACCACATGTCATATGCAGTATAACCAGACTTGTTCTCATATTCTTTACCAGCAATGCAGAAATCTAGATACTTATCTTTAAGTGGAGCATTGTTACTGAAGTTTTTTACAAAATCCTCAATAGTATTAAACTTATTATCTTGCTCCTCAAACCATTTCATTATACCAGTTGCTTTAGACAAGTTAGCTAAGAACATCATCAAAGATCTATCTCTTTGAATTTTAATTCCAGACTTTGTTTGTCCATCTGCAAATGCATATTGACTAGCTTTTACACGACCAATCTGTCCCTTATACTTTCCCTTGCTCTCATCATCTTTATCAATCAGAAAACCTTCAAACCCTTCAATTGGCTCTGTCTCAACATTTAGTATTAAGTGTTTAGCACCATCAATAAATTGAAAGTCCTCTAACACAATACTGTTAATTCTTAATGTGTGGTTACCCGGTGCAATTGTTTTTGCCATTCCACCACCATTGTTCTCACTTACTAGATCTTTTGTACTTAATCCCATTTTTGTTATTGTTTATTATTTATATACTTTTTCCCAGTGAGTTATTAGCTCACCATTTACCATTTCAGAAATTACTATCTCTTCATTTCTTAAGTGCTCAGGTCTTGCACCACAAGTCACTTCTTCATTAGTCTTAAAGCTTAGAATAGTTTGGTCACCTCTTCTAAACATATAACCAATAGCATCTGCATTTGCACAAATTAAAGATTTTATTTTACCTGTCAAATCAATGTTTGCAGACATAACCATCTCACCTTTATCATCTACCTGCTTGTCTTTAATATGACCAGATAAAATAATTTGGGGTGCTAATGTATCAATAAAATCTAAAACTTGAAAGAATGCTTGCCTAACATATAAGTAACCCGCACCATTTGGTAAAGTCAAAATACTGTCTCCAGAATAGTTCTTACCCATTGGTGTTTGTTTATATAAGTTAATTGCAAGTGGCATAACCATATCTTCCAAAGCTGTCACAGTATCAATTGTAACATACTTGTAAGGATAGCCTGCTTCTTTAATTGCTTTACCAATCTCTTTGAGTTCTTGTAGATTATTTGCTTTTACTTTAATGGCTTCAACATAGTCTGCACCATTTTCTAAGTCAATAATCAAATTACCCTCAAGACCAGCAAATGCACTTGTCTTACCAGTTTTAGGCTTAGAATAGATAATTAATCTTTTAGGATTAACCCTATCAGCTTTTACTTTTTTAGTTGGAAGTACTATACTCATGTTATTTGTTTTTTAGTGCTACTGCAAGTTTCTGAAATCCAGATGCAATCTCTAATAAGATAGTAGATACATCATCTGAACTCTCTACATCCTTGAGTTTTGGAATAAACTCCTCTTCAAAGTCTGGAAAAACACTTAACTTCTTTTGCTCTACTGGCTCAGTAGTTCTGTTCTTCTCATACTCATTGTAAGGAATTTCTTCAGAACCTTTGTTTACACATACCAACTCTGATGTAGGTATAATATAAGCAGAGTATTCATCACCCCTTGAATTTGTAGAAACTTTAACTTCATACTCTTCTTTAAAATAAGGATTGTATCTGTATTTAAATAGCGGTCTTTCCCAATACATTGGGACCATATCTGTTTCCATGCCTTTAGCATCTCTAACAATATCCACTAATTCTACATAAATATCAGAGCCCTTATTTAATTCATTTTCAAACAACTGAATCTGTCTTCCAGATTTACCTTTGCTATAAAAAGCAGTTTTTGCAGTAAATTGGTAACTAGAACCTAGCTTGTCTAGATAACCAGAGTGATCTTCCATCAACTCTTTTTCTTTTTCTTTTCTGTTATACATATTTTAAAATTAATGTGATGATGTAGGTGGTGGGTCAATCTCAACAAGTCTCATTACAGTGTTGTCCAACTTATAAAAGTTCATGCCCATGAAACCATTTCTTGATTTTAGTATGTGAAATACTAGAAGATCTGGGTCATTAATGATATACTTTTCTGGACCATAGAATTTAATCCTTCTGTTGAATGGACGGTTAATACCCAATACTACATCAGCATGTTGTAATAAAGCATCAGAACCATATAAATCAGAGTCAAGAATATAGTTCCCATATGTACCATCTTTTGTTCTCTCAATAGTTTCAACATTTCTATTTAACTGACTAAGAACTAAGAATGCCACAGGAAACTTCTTCTTCATTTCTGTAAGGCCTTCACCTAGTGTATAAAGCATCTCAAACTTATCCTTCTGCCCCTTACCAACTCTAAATAAAGCTGAGTGATCTATAGTAACCAAAGTATTTGTATAGCCATCTTCTGTCTTATGTTTCTCCATATAAGCATGAATAGTAGCACACATCTCATCCACTGTACATGGATCATACACCACATCTACTAAGTCATACTTTTCTGTACTTTCATAAAACTGAACACACTTTTGAAAAATACCTTTATCTACAGGCTTTTCCTTACTCATCAGAGTATTATAATCAGAACCAACATTCATAGACAATTTTCTAATACCATTTGTCTCATCTAGCATCTCAAACTGAAACTTTAGTACTCTGAACTTTTGGTCAGCATTCATCTTTATGACATCATTAACCAATTGTTCCATGAATAAAGTCTTACCAGTTCCTGGCCTTGCACCAACAACTGTAATAGTTCTCCATTCTAAACCATCACAAAAAGCATTATTAAAATTCACCCAAGCTGTCTTCAATGACTTCAACTCACCATTGTGTCTAGCTTTCATTTTATAGAGTGCTTTTTTAAGAGCATCTCTTTCACTCACAGCCTTTAAAGGGCTTGCATTATTATACATATTCTATAGATTAATCTTCTTCGGTACCTTCTGTGGAAGGTTTAATTAGCTCATATAGATGATGAGAAACAGTTATTATAGCCTCTATAGCTATATATTTCCAAATACTCATCTCTATAATGTAATTGTTAATTATCAAGTACAAGCACGCGCTCCCTATAATTGCAATTAACAACTTCTTAAAATTTATGTGTATCAAAATAGTCTTTCTTTTATAAATATTACTTCATCATCTGGTTTGTTTAAAATCATCTCACAATAATCAGCCAGGTCTGAGTCCCAAGTTTTGTCAGTGCTTTGTTTTCTAATAAAATATTGAGATGTTCTCATGTACTGATAGTTTATCTCTCTGTATTCCAAAACATATTTCTTTGTTGCTAACAAAACTGTGTCCCAATCATAATCATAAGTTTCAAAGAACCATCTAAATGCATTTTCTAAATTCTTAGAGTTAGATCTTGCATACTTACCACTGGCAAGTTTAATACTTGGAAATGTTTCTGAGTACTTTTTTACACAGTCTTCAAAATTATCTCCCAATAAAAGTTTAGATGTTTTCTTTTTTGACTTCTTAAAATATCCGTCAATCTCAGTAGTAAAGATAATGCTTTTATCTGTTAATGTCAAGTCTTCATTTAACCATCCTTCAGAAATTAATCTTTTTGTCTCTAATTCCTTGTTTACAAACGAACAAGGAATTATACTTTGTTTTACACAATGTAAAATGTAATAACTATTTGGGGTTATACCCTCTCTAACAAGTTTTAAAAATATATCTTCCATATTACCAATGTATTGTATTACCAGTAGACTCTTTTACTATATTTTGTATCTTAACAAATATATCATTACTATCCCATTTAGAACCATTATAAGCGGCAGAAGCAGGATGTTTAACAGTAAACTTATGGTTATTATCTCCAGTAAGTTCAGACCATTCTTCAGCTTTTTTACCCATATATACATATACTAGTCCTGTGTTATAATTATTTAACCAATCTAACAAGTAAGCAGTAAATGGTTTCCAAATGTCATAATGACTACCAATTTTACCAACTTCTACTGTAAGGGCTGTGTTTAACATTAGTACACCTTGATTAGACCATCTTGCTAAATCTAGAGGTCTATCATAGAAAGGGTACATCTTCTGTACTTCATCAAGAATAAACCTTAAAGACGGTTGCTCTTTCTCAGAGTTACTACAACTGAAAGCTATACCATCTGCAACACCCAACTGTGGATATGGATCCTGACCCACCATCACTACTTGTAGTTTATCATACGGGCACTCTTCAAATGCTCTAAATACTTGTTTTAATGGTGGAGTAAATCTTTTACCACTTGTACTTAGTGTATAGAGATTGTTTAAAATATCTGTAAACTCAGAACTAAATATAAAAGATTTAAAAATTCTACCCCAACCACTGGGTTCAAGCTGATTAAACAATTTTTGTTTAATATCATCAATTTCTGGTTCTATTTTCATTTTTTTATTATTTTTGTTAAAACTATTTGTATGTCTAATAAGGTTAAAGAAATTAAAGACAATGCTCTTATTGAGATAAAACTTAATAAAACATTCTATTTAATGTTAAAGAAAACATTATTGTATGTTTTTAAGCAAGAAACTGATAATGATAAAATTACTGAACTTATCAAAAAAGTAACTGATAAAAACTCAGATAATGAAGAACATACTGAACAAGAGTTTGCTTTCAAAACTTTATTTCTTTTATTAGCTGAAATTGAAGCTCAAGCTGAAAAAACTAATCAACTTGAGGAAAAAGACTTAGATGAAATAACAAAATCTATGATTAAGCCAGATTAATATTTAAATCTCTTCCAAGTTCAATAGCAGACTCTATTGCCATTGCTAATTCTTCTTTACTACAATCTTTAAAAGATTTACAGTACTCAGCACCTCCACCATCATAGCATAAACCAGAGTGCTTTTTTACTATAAATTTCATCTCATCAAATGTATAGCCAGACTCTTTGGCTAGTTCTCTAATGCATGCATGTATCTTAGCTAATTGTGCTAAGCTACCATTGTCTGAAGTTAGTCCCATAAAGACTTCAACTTCCTGACCCTCTTGAAGTTTATCAAGAAATAATTGATAAGAAATCTTTGTGCTTTCATTAATATGCACTAAATTTCCATTCTTCTTTGTAAGTTTGAAACTAAACATATGATTATTTTTTGTATATTATATTGTACTTATGAGTAAAGAACTTAAACCTAACGCCAAGAAAAATACTAAAATTGTTTTAGAATATCTTGAAAAGTTCCCAAATGCACCCAGCAAAACTTTAGCTCGCAAAATATATGAAGAGAACAAAGGTTTCTTTAACACTTTTGAACATGTTTACATTAGAGTTAGATATTACAGAGGTCAAGCTGGAAACTCTCATAGAAAGAACTTAGCTACTAGAGACTTTCAAAAAGAACTTAAAACTAAAGTTATGAATAATTTTGTATCATTACCATCTTCTCTTACACAAAAAAGAGGAACTTTTACTTTTCCTACAGGGTGTAAGAAATTAGGTGTAATTGGTGACCTACACATTCCTTACCATGATGAAGATGCAATAGAAACTGCATGTGACAAAATGGAAGCAGAAGGTGTAGATAGTATCCTAATCAATGGAGACTTACTTGACTTCTATCAGCTTTCTTTTCATGAGAAAGATCCTAGAAAGGTTCATTTTAAGAATGAAATAGAAGCAGGTAAACAGTTCTTTGAATACATGCGCTCAAGATTCCCTGGTATTCCTATTTATTTTATACCTGGTAACCATGAAAACAGATTTGAAAGATATCTCAGAATAAAAGCATCTGAGCTACTTGACATGGATGAATTCAGGTTAGATGTAATCTTACATGTTGCAGAGTACAAAATAGAATACATTCCATTTAGAACCAAAGTAATTTTTGGAGACTTCCTTATAGAGCATGGTGATAAGATTCCTGGAGCAGGTGGTGTAGTACCAGCTAGAACTGCTTTAATGAGACTTAAAACCAATTGCATTATTAATCACTTTCACAAAAGTTCTCAAAGCTCACAAAGAGTTTATGGAACTGGTGAGTCTACAACTATCCGTGCTTATAGCCTTGGATGTCTATGTGAACTAGCACCAGACTACATGGAAATAAATGAATGGAATCATGGCTTTGCTATTCTAACAAAAATTGATAATTTAGTGTCCGTAAATAATTACAAAATAGAAGGCAACACAATTATCTAATGTTTCTACCAATAGTACTAAAAGACAAAGATGGAGAGTATATTGAGCATCTCAATATTACTCACATTACTAGAACCTCATTTGTTAATGTAATGAATCCTGATGCAGGTACTAGAATCCACTTAAGAACAGGAGAAGTTTTAACAACTCCTGTCCCTATGGATATAGTTCAAACTGAAATAGATGATTGTTATAAGTCTGCTGCTGCAATGATTATGTTCAACATACTTGCTGAAAAAGCACAACTTACTAAACTTAGTGGGGATGTTGACCTAGATAACCCTGGGAAACGGCAACCTCTTTCAGATGAAGAATAGAAGCTTTTGTTAGCTTATCTCCATTTATCCAATCAAAGTTGTATACACACCAGCCATCTTGACTCTCATCATTGCCAGATGATATTAGACTGAGTCCTGGTAATAAGTCTAGCACATAGTAATAATAGTCATAACCATTTTGACTCTCACTATCTGAGACTTCTACTTTATCAAAGCCTAAATCAATTAATTCTTGTTCTGTCATTTTTCTGCCATTGTTTGTAAAAACACAGTATGATTCAATACTTCAAATGCATATGTATACTCTAGTTCAGCATATGCTTTGTTTTCTTTTGAATATACCCCGTGTTCTTTAATTCTTAAATTTCTAAGATTCTCTATAGTTAATGTAACCATAGTAAGATTATCTCTGTCATCTGACTTCATCATACCTATAAGGTTTCTGATTTCAGTTTCTGTAAGATAATTATACTTCTTTAGCAACATTAACTCAGCCATATATACAAAGGGCCGGAACTCATCCTTCTTACTGCCCTTATAATACATATACCATAAATAGTTTAGATTACCATCTGCACCATTTGTTATATTATAATGTTCTTCAGCTATTGCTGCACATAATTTCTTAAGTTCTTGTGTTTCCATTTTGAAAGATATAAATAGTAATACTTCTGGGTCAGCTCCAAATTGAAACTTCTGTAGATTATTTAGTGTAACCCAACTTATATCTGCTCCTGAACCCAAAGCCGCCTCTTCTGCAGATATTTTATTGTCAGCTCCATATCTTCTTTTTAACCACTTCATGTTAAAAATCTTACTCATGACTCTGCAAATAATATTTCAACAACCTTCTTTGCTAAATATGAGGAACATTTGTATCTGATCTTAAGATAGGACTTAATAGTATCCTTATGCATTTTCTTATAGTCCTTGTTATTATCTCTAATATCTTTGACCATCATTTCTATTTTCATGCTCATATTCTCAAAGATTTACTTTAACTTAAAATATATATCTGATTGTATTCCAGGGTATTATACTGTCGTGTAACTCAGTCCACTGCTTAATATAATCAGCCTTTCTGTTGTGCTCATACCGGATGTTCTTACCACCATACTGAGAAGTTTTAGCTTCTTGTATTTTGGGTGCCCAAAGTAAATGCTCACCTGGAATTTTATGTTGTAGATTATACAGATGCTTTTGTTCATTATGAGTAAGAAAGATTACTTCAGCTTTTACAGCATCTGTAATCCAACTGTTATATGTTGCATGTTTCTTAATTATATCAAACAAAAACTCATATTCAGTTAACCAATTGTCATGTACTATTACAGGACTAAAGTTAAGATGAACTTCATAACCAGCATCTATAAATCTTGGTACAGCATTTAATCTTAAATCAATTGGACTGGTATTAGGTTCTAGTATCTTTCTCCATTTCTCCGGCATCAGACTAAATCTAATTCTAATCTTACCTTCTGGATTAAATTCAAACAAATCTGCATTTACATACTTAGTAGCAAATGAACCCATAGCAAGTGGATGATCTCTAAAGAACTTAAAGATAGTCTCCCAGTCATAGTACTTAGCATGCAGAGCAAAGTCCTCATTACATGAGATATCGTAAGTAATATACTCTCCTGTCTGGTTAGGCTTCTCTACATCAGCAAACCAAACATGTGAATTAATCTCTGTCAGGATATCCATAGTATTTGTTGCTACAGACAGTCCTTCTGGCTTATGTCTTTTCATGTAGCAATAACTACAGTTAAATAAACAGCCAAAACCAAAAGAAGGAGCAATGAAATCAGTGCTCCTTCCACTTGGTCTTATCTTAAATGTTTTCCGCGTGACTTTTTCTACCACCTATTTTTAAAGTTGATATAAGCACTTGCGTTCTTGTTAGAATCAAACAGCTTAATATCTCCAGCTTGATCCTTAACAAATGTCCATTTAGTAAAAAACAATAAGAACTTGCCCTTCTGTTGCACTGCAAACTTAGTCCCGGCTTGTTCATTCTCTTTTACAATTAATACTCTGTATCCCTTCCTTTCCTCTCCTTTTCTTAAAATAATCATATATGTTGGTTTATTTGGTTACTTGTCTAGTTTAATCTGATTTTCATCTAATATCTCATAAAATTTATTTCTAATTCTTTCTACAATCTTCCACTCCTCATCATTAAGTTCTTCATACTTCCATAGTGTTCTTAACTCCTGAGAGATGTCCCATAGAGCTGAGTACATTTTGCTACCTTGTATAGCAAAGTCAAACTCTGCTTGGTCTTCTGGAAGGTTAAATGTTAAGCGTGCCTTCATCTTATTCTGATTTAAAGGTTTCTAATAAGTCTACTGTTCTTTCAGCACCATCATACTTAGACTTTGCATGTAACATTTCTCCATTGATATTTATATTCTTGTCTGGATATGTTGCTACAAACTCTGCAAAATTAATCATCTGCTCCTTCTCCATTGCTTTGGCTTGATTAAATGCTTCCGCATATTCTTTGTGTGTTGCTTCAGGATTATCATTAAACCATTTGAAGAACCATTCTACTGCTGTTTGTTTCATAGCTTATAGGTTTAAAATTTGTAAAGTTTTTTGGTCTTACAAGTTAACACTACTCTGGTAGAGATATACCCATAATATCATTTAACTGTTTCCATATAGCTTCAGCATTATCCCCCCAATAATAGTCACATGTAAACCTTGTATTAGTTTTATCATATGGTGGTTCTAGGAAATATGCTTGCCAATGCTCATCAGGCTTTGCAGTAAATCTCTTACACTTTTCTTTTACAGGACATTCAAATCCATGGCACATAGTTATATCCGGCATAACTTATTTTTTATTAATTTGCACTGTATCAACAACTTCCAAAGTTACAGAAATAACTCCAGCTTTTATAAAATTTAACTTTTTTGCAGCTCCATAACTTAAATCTGCAATAAAATGAGAAGACTTTGGTAGCCTATCATTTACCTTCACATATATAACAGAATCATTTCTTGAGTCTGTTACTTTAAGAAGAGTTCCAAATTTATAAGTCTTGTGTGCACATGTTAAACTATCTGCATGAAATCTTTCTCCGGAAGCAGTTAATCTTCCTGTCCAGTGCTGTCCATAGTAGCTTACTCTTCCCTTAGTAATTAAAGGATTAGGATCTACAAAGCTGAACAACACGGCAAATATTAGTAATACTTTCATTTTTGTTTTCTTTGTTCTAAGTAATCTATAGTAAATCCTATAGCTACTATGATGTTCATACCAAATGACATTAGTATCTCATGGATATCTTCATATACATTTACTGATAGATGTATATGACCTACCATCCAAAATGGTATGGACAAGTTTTGGCTTATCCATACCAATAGATATTTAATAAAGTGCTTCACAATTACTTTTGATTAGACACTGTATTAAAGGCTGCTGTACTGCCTGTCATTTTAAATTCATAGATTTCTGTATCACAAGTGGTATCATTAACTCTAATTCTTACAACAGAGGCAGCTTTAAAGTCAGCCAGAAACTCTGGGTCTGAATTAAGATCATCTACCATAAAAACTGTTTTACGGTTTTCAGATACATTACCTTTTGTATAATACTTTTGATACTCTCCATTAACTAGAAAAGAAATATCTACATTAACAGCATCTTCACAAATGTATACTCCACCCATGTAGAATGCAATTCCATTATAGTTTTCTAATTTAAGATATGCATTTTGACCATCTTGTGTATATGCTATATAATATGGAGTATCAAATCCATTGTCAATCTTTTTACTCACCCATTGTGAGAAAGATGTAGTTGCAAATAATATAACTGTTACTAAGGCTAATAATAATTTTTTCATTTTTTTGGTTTTTTAATTGTTTTCTTTTCTTCTGATGGACTCTCCTTCAGAATCTTTTGTAGTCTCTCCCAGATCTGTTTGTTTATTAAGTTGTAGTCTGGTTCTTTCTTGCGCTCTTTCATATTCTTGCCAATTATAGATGTTTAACTCTCTCATTCTTATTAAGTCAGCAAGAGTCATATCCTCTGGTATACCGTCATTATTATTCATTAACTGAATATATGCCTCTTTCATTCTTCCCATGTTCTTTAAAAATTTTAGTTAATTCTTCTTTTGACATTCTACTGGGTAGTTTTTCTAATACTCTCCAATCAAAGTTACCTGTTATAATAACTTTTGTTTCTTCCTCACCAAGGTGTTGAACCTCAAAACCAAATTTACCATCACTTATTTTTTCATTTTTTAATAACTCATGTATTGGATTAATTTCAGTTAGATAGTTCATATCTTTTACTTTCCACCAATAATCATGTAGCTTAAGTCCGTGAATAACAGTTGAATGGTCTTTACCAAAAAACTTACCCGTCATACTACAAGTAAGAAATCTTCTTGATGTTAACACATGATACAAGTAATATCTTTTGTAGACTATACCTCGTTTTCTAGTTTTAGCTGTGAGATTAAACTTCTCAATAATATCTACAATGTCTTTATTTGCAACTTTATAAAGTGCTAAAACATCATCTTCCATAAAATTTAAATTAGTTCTAAGTCAGCTTCTTTAACTGTTTCTTCTTTATCTTGAAATGCTTCTGCTAGTAAATCAATTGGTAAAAACCTTTCTGCGTCATATAACTCATAAGGAAAAGAACTGCTTGATAGCTTAACTTCTTTTAATAAAACACCAAACTTATTATCCTGTAATCCCATTCTAACAACTCTGGTAATAGTATAAACTTCACCTTCTATAACCCACTCACTTTCAGGTACTTTGCTTGGTTTATTTGAAGCATCAATGCATATTGCTCTCATACTGTTCTACTGATGTTTTGAGCTCTAAATTACGCAAAGATTCTGAAATCTCAAGCATTTCTAGTAAGTCACCAGATTTTACTGTGCATCTTCCCATCTCATGTGCAAGCAAAGCACACTGTTCTGCTTGTGTTGGATGGTGCTCACAAAATCTTATGAGACAAGCCATTACATATGCAAATGTATTTTTCTTGTCATTATGCAGAATAAGTTTATGTGTCTTAACATCTTCCATATAATAAATATAAGAATTATGTGCCTTGCAAGCTATAATTTCTCCACACTATTTTACTTTGGTTAAAGTCTTCTAAAGCATCTTTAACCCATTTCTCATCAACTGTATTTACATAACATAGTATGTGCACAATAGCCTTGTCATCTGGATTTAAACGCAAAAGTCTTCCTATTCTTTGACTAGCCTTACGCTCATTACCATATGCATGCATAATAATACCTTGTTTTAAACCTGGTATGTTTACACCTTCATTTAACTGCAGCACACATGAAAGTTTATTTATCTTACCTTTCTTAAAATCAAGTAGGTTCTCATGAGAACTTTCATTGGTACTGTGATAGCTATGTTCACACATTCTGTCAGCCTGCTCTTGAGTGTTAGCAAATACAATACACTTGCTTGTTATACTGTTTAACAAAGCTTTTGCATATCTCTCTTTACTTGGATACTCCATCATTGCTTTCATTCTCATTACTCTAAGAATATGAGGTTGCCCTGACCCTGTATCAATCCTTGTACCCCAATAACCATAGTTCTGCAACTCAGATGTCATAAAACTTCCTTTCTGTGTTGAAACTTTGTAGTTCTTTGCTGTATCTAGATTAATCTCATGCACAATTATTTGATAATCATTAATAATACCATTTTCTATTGCATCATCTGCCTTAAAAGTATAGACAACTGGGCAGTATTCAGATATTATCTTACCCTTTTCAGATGTCTTATGCTTTGGTGGAGTACCAGTTAAACCCAGTACTCTACCTGCATAATTATTAAGAAAAGATCTGTGACTATCTAATAAACTGTGCACTTCATCAAAGTAAACTGCATCATATTCATCAGGATTATGTTTATTTAAGCTGAGATAAGTAGTAAACTTAGCATTTTCCAATACTTTACTTAACCCAAATTTCTCAGCTTCATATCTCCATGAGCTAATGATAGACAGTTTGGGAGCAACAATCAGAATGCTTTGTAATGGAGAATAATGTTTCTCCATGTGCTTTAAACCAACAAGGGTTTTACCTACACCTGTACCAAGTACAATTGTGCATCTTTGTTTACCCTCAGTAGCTTTTAAAGCTTCATCTTGTATTTCCTGTCTTTCCATTATTTTGGTAAATTAAATATTTTACGTCTAATATAAGTAGCAGTTTCTTCTCCATTCAACATAAGCTTTACAGTCTTAAGATGCTTGTCAAGATTAGTAACTACCTTCTGATGGTTATAATTACCATAAGCCTGTAAGAATGCTGTAAGAAACTGAAACTTTACTGACCGCTCAGACATACCAATCTTTAAGAAGATATCATTAAATGCTTTACACATATCTTCTGCATTTGGATTAGTAATTCTAAAATCACCTGTTTTAATGCTTTGAGTACTATATTTAATACTAGCATTATTAATACCAATTGCAGCTAACATAGTTATTTCTATGTCATACATGTTCTTCCACTTGAATAACTTCATGTAGTCTGGCCGGATCATCTTCCATGAATTAATATAATTCATTAAGTCCCAAGATTTAGATGAGTTATTTAGATAAGCCATCTTCATTATTAGGTCTTCTTCTGATTCTACATTAATATCAATAAAAGGAATAGGCATTTCTTCTCTCTCTAATGCAGTAGCTAAATGTTGACCATCAATAATATATCTTTTCTTTTCACCCTCTATTATATCAGTGGTTGTAGTAATAACACATCTTAGTACTCCCATTTTACGGATACTAGCAATCATCTTTTGTACATGCTTGCTATCAATACCTCTATTCATGGGTAATACTGCAAATTTTGAATAATCTGTAGTTGTGTTTACTTTAAATTCTTTTCCAATCATGTTCATAATCATAAATTTTAATTTGTTTTTAAATCATTTTAAATATCCCAGTGCCCTTGATTCTTTTGGATGACTATGCACCCAATCATGGCAATTTCTACAGACTGCAAGCCATGTAGATTGTACTAAGTAAAAGGCATCTCTATTAGCACCAGCATATGTATGATGTACATCTGTGGCATTAACAGAACAACCTTTTACTGCAATCTGACATAGACTGAAATCAGTAAGAAATCTGTTTCTTAACTTTAAATACTCTTGATCTTTTTTTTTCCGTTTAGAAGAAACCTGGGGAACTTTATAGTCAGTTGGTTTCTGTACACTGTCACTATCAATGGCTTTTTGGCAACTCCAACAATATTTACAGTATTTAAATCCCCCATGGTTCTTCCAAATGACCGTCTCTTTCTGACAGCCATCACAAGTTTTAAGTTTCATAGTAACTCTTCAGGAAACTCACCCTTACTATTACTAGTATAACTATCTAAACCGCTTCTATATAAAGCTTTAAGACCATCCCAAAAGCCAGTAGCAAGATAGCATTGATGTATAATTACACCTCTTGGAATTACAATGTACCCAATTAGTGTAGTGTGATACACATCTCTTTGTTCTAGATTGCTAATAAAGGAATTGTAATAATCATCCTTGTTTATATAAATAAGCCAATGTGTCTTTGTTTTCCAAAGAACTCTTCCTTGTAATGCTTCAATATTAGGACTATCATCTACTCCACGACATCCTCTTTTGTCATAAAATGTTTTCATTTTCTTTAGTTTTTAATCTTGGTAATGTTACTGGTGCTTCCTTTAAACTTAAAAAGTTTTTAGGAAGAATTCCTTCAGTAATAAAGATACCAATAATATCTTGTTTAGAGATATTTAAATCTTTAAAAGTTAAAGTGTTAGTAAACTTCTCATCTGTCTCTGAATATGCAAGCATATCATCAGTCCATGGACTCTTTGGAAACAGAGTTTTGAAGATGTAGTTACTATACTGGTTTGTTACCTGTTGCTTGAATACATTAAGTACTTTCTGTGCACGTTTATAAACATTGATTACTCTCTGTTTCTTTTTGCTGCACATAGAAGCAAGCTCTTCTTCTGTCAGTGAATTTAAACCATACAGTGCTCTTTTGTACAAATAGTTTTGATACTGAGAGTACCCATCTGATTCATACTGCATGTAAGTTTTACCTGCATTCAACTGATAATTTCTAATTTCCTGTTTTAACTTTTCCATTTTATACATTTTTCATATTAATAAATCATAAAAAATAAAAGAGGGCTAGTTGCCCAGCCCTCCTCTACCTATCAACCTTATATCTTAGATATTAAAGTCTTGACCTGCTGCATTTCTGATAGCAGAAGTATTTGCTTGTGCATATGCAGAACGTAATTGCTCTACATTGTCATGCTTAATAAGTGTGTCTTGTGCATTAGATGCTGTAGAATAAATAGATCTGCGGTAAATTGGTTGGTCACCTACACGGCATACAATACCTGTTTCTCCAGCAATTTTAAGATCACGCTCAGGATTCTTCTTGTTAAATGGAGTCAAAGACTCTTCTACAACAATAGTTCCTGGTAGTTCTTGTCCTGCATAAAAGCCCATTGCGGTTAAATCTTCAGTAGCACCTTGTAATAAAGTAGAAACTGTTTTACGCTCAACAAAGTTATTGCTTCCAATAACTGTACGTACTTGTTCTAATCTTACAGAAGCAAACTCTGGATTTGTTTCAGAAACTCTAACTACTGCACCTGTAGTAGCATCAGCTACAATTTTAACTGTTGAATTCATAATTCTTGGTTTTTAATAAATAAATAAATAAATAGATTGTTTGAGTGTAGTGTTTACTATATCATTAGTTACTCAAGCTAAGTGATAAGTGTTAGTATTGCATATCGCGATTAGCAATACTAGTTATCCATTGGATCCTGTAAATCAATGATATCATCAAATGGAATATCATCTGATGGTATATCATTAATGTCATAATCTTCTAGTGGAAGAAAGTCTGTATCAATAAATTTTTCTCTGGTGTTTTTCTCAACAGCAGAACCGGTAAAAGGGTCTATGATATGTTCACCATAATCTATAGACATTAAGAACTGTATATCCAAATCTGTAAGATCTAGGTACTCTTCAATGCTTAGATGAACAACTTTTCCGCTTGGTAATTGATATAACATTATTTATTCTGTAGTAAAAATACGTGATAAAATCAAGTAGAATTGCTTGTAGAAAATAAAATAATGCAATATATAGCTAACAATAAAAGGGGGCATTACTACCCCCTATTATTTGGATTGGAAAAGTATATTCACAGAATACACTATCTTAAAAATCTTAGTCATTGTTTTTTCTGTAGTCTAGAATTTTGTTGTAAAGACCATCATTAAAGTGAGTAAACCATTTTTTATCAGCTATCCTATTTTTAAATGCAGTTATACTACCTTCACTACGTTGAATAGTATATTTGATACCTGTTTTAACCATTTGGTTATTCTCATCTTTAACTGCAATCTTGAAATTAAATCCCATTACAGACTGTATAAGTTTGTCATCTCTCATATGCATAGGTTTAGTTAATAATAGTGATCCTGTTTGGATTCGAACCAAAGACCTACTGCTTAGAAGGCAGTTGCTCTATCCAGCTGAGCTACAGGACCAATATTAAACAGACTATAACACCTTTCATCTGTTTATTGCGGTTATAGGTGCACGCAAATATAATTAATATTCTGGTCCAAGCTCTTCCCAAGTGGTATCATCATCACCTAGAACCCACATGTTATCTACAAATCCGGTAGATGTGTTTAGTAAATACTTAACACTACCAAATTCTACCATAACTTTTCCATCAGCAGTTTTATAAACTTTTGTAAGTTCTTCTGCTTCCATTCTTTCAATGTTCTTTACAAATCTTACTTCATCTTTAGTAAGTCCCACATATTTAGTATCATCTTTAAATGATGCTAAAAACATTGGGAGAATCAATAGTACAATTAATTTTTGAATCATAATCTTATTTATAAATTAGTGTAACAATAATGAGTCCTACCATACTGGCCAAGAATATAGCTAAACCCCATTTGAAACCTAAGAAGATTTTCTCTTCTTCTATTTCTCTGTCTAGTATATCCATGTCCCATTGTAGGTCACTCACTCTAATCATAACTACTTCAGGATCTGCCCCTGACTGATAAGCAGCAATAATGAGGGACTGTAAATCCCTCTTATGCTGTTCCAGTTTTCTAAGCTTTCTGTAAATCATTTGCTTACAGTTTTATTCTGTACTTGCTCTGTTTGACCATAAGCATCACAGTGATGAGTGGTACCACAACTAACTAAAGTTGCTATAGCACCAATAAATACAAACCATAATAATACAATTCCAATTGTTTTCATAATCATAAATTTTAAAAGGGTAAATCATTCAAATCAGCTAATAAATTTTCAGCACCTATTGCTACATCTAGCAATGTTGCTTTTCTGTTTGCCAGTTTTTCCATCTTGGCATTGATCTTATACACTTCAAGTCTATTAAACCATTGTGCAAATTTTTCACTTCCTAAACCATTTATACCAACAACTCCTTCTATTCTGCATAGCATAGATTCATATCTTCCTACATGTGTAACATTAAAGTCAAATAGATTTCTAATTTCATCTGCATCAGTAGCTGTAAGGTTCATATTAAGTTTAACAATTGTGTGGCTACCTATAAAGTGGTAACCAAAGGGGATAGACTTATTCATAAGTGTAATTTTAAATAGTTAATAATCAAGATAATTAGTGGGATTACTATTTTTCATCCCACTTTTCTAGTACTGACCATTCTTCATAGTGATAACTACTACTACTAGTATCTCTCATATCATACAAGTAGTTACTATAGTCTATCTCACCGTAACCATCACCAAGTTCTGATATATACTCATCATAACTAAGAATTTTTTCTTCTTTAGTAGAGCTTACTATATCAGCAATTTTTTGCTTGGCAAGTTCTTCGGTGCTATAAACACCTACTATGCTAGGTTTAGGTTGACAATCGTAATCATCTACATCATGAATGTATGTTAAAAAAACAATGTATACCTTTTTCATAAGTTTAGTTTTGAGTTAATAATTAAGTTTCTATAAGTTAAATACCCCTCTGCACTCAGTTGTAGTGTATATTCCAATTATCTTCCTTTTAAGGATTAAGTAACTTGTAATATACTAATAGCGAGGTGTTTTATTTTACACTGTGTACTTTAGTAACCTCTCAGCTTTCAGCAATGTAGTCTGTTAATTCAGACCCGCTATATTTTCTACAACTGCCTGACCTTGGGAATCAGGAATGGTGCATTAATAATACTCTCACAAGGTTGCAACCCTTGATATACACACCCTCCGGACATCATAAGTCATGGGTAGATATATAACCAATGTTATTCTTTGGAAAACAATCATAGAATATACATCCTGCTTGGATGAGAGTAAATAAAAGCAGTTTAAACACTTGCTTAGGTGTAGGACTTCATCCCATAGAAGGTTGTTTTCTTTTACACACGATGTACCAACAAGCCGTGCAACCATATTCCAGGTAACTCTATATATATCATAAGACAGTCTTAATTTATTACACGCAAGTCACTAGCGTGAGCAATAAGAACCTATCTAGTATAGGAATACAGTTGTCTAAGCTGTCATATTACCAGTTAATTATAACTAGAATTTTAGAATAATAAGAGCAGTTTTATATCATGCTCAGGATAAATAATTGCAATACCTAGATAAGTATATCCTTCTCAACTTATAGCTCTACCTTCGGATGACCATTACTGGCTGTTAGAAACTATATTGCAATTAATTACAAGTTATCAATGGTAATAAGACTGTCTAAGTCTGAATACTTACCACTGTAAATTTTTCCATATCTAGATTCAACCCAAATACTATCTTGGGAAACTTCTAAATAATATTCTCGGTCTATACCTTTGACCGGAGTCTTTCTATCTGTCTTTCTTATAGAGTAAAACACAGTATATAGTATAAGACTGAATAGTACTCCATATAGGAAGTAAGTAGCTCTATGCATAAGTAATAAGATTAAAGGGTTAGCTATATAAAATCCTTAACTATACTATACTAGTATAGTAAAATACAGTAGGATAATTAAGTAAGGATAATAAGTGGGGTTAATAATCAGTTAGTTACATACACTTATTTAAACAAACTTATTTCGGAATTTATTTTAATTCATAAGTTTTACAAGTGTTGACCGGGTTAACAGGTTGTAGACCGGTGTTAACTAACAACAAGAGGAGTAAAACACAGTACCAAGAAAGACGCGAAGCTCTTGTATTAAACAAAAAAACAGAGTATGCCTTTGTAGACATACCCTGTTTGTTGAACCCTACTATACAGTAGCAGGAATTTCAATGCCAAATGCACCTGCAGTAGCGCGTTTAGCACCTGTACCTAACACAGATAATATAACATCACCTGTTTCAGGATTGGTAACTTTAACACTGAAGTTAACTGTGCTACCAACAGCAATGCCACGGTCATACACAGTAGCATACATAACAGCACTGTACTGTTCCCCGTTGTGCTCAACAGTACAGTTATGGTACATTGTACCGTTAACATTAGGTTTAGAATTGTCAGAACAAGAAACCAAAATACCACTTACAATTTTTTCCATTTTAATAAATTTTAATGGGTTAATAAATAAAACAACAATAGTAGTAGAACACAGTACAAAAAAAGACGGCAAAGCCTCTTAAGTGTGGTGGACTAGTGTGGAGGTATTTTGGGTAAAACATTACATTTTCTAACTACCTGATTATCAGCACTAAAGTCTACTTGCTCCACCGTGTGGATAAAAAGAAAAAGGGGATATTACTCCCCTTTACTTTCATTTAAGCTTTCATAATAGTCCTCTGCTAAACAACCTTGGCAGACTTGCTCTGTAAAGTAACTATCAGTCCAGTCATCATAGTAGGTTTCTAATTCTCCTACTCCACAATATGTACATATTTGTTCTTCCATAATATTTAGGTTTAATTATTTAACAGTAGTAAGACACAGTACAGACTCAGAGGAATTAATCCTCCAAGTCTTCATTGTACTCAAATGTGCCTGTCTCTATATACTCTATAAGTTCTGCTTCATAAGCATACTCTATATTAGAATCAGGCATAGCATAGATTGTTCTTCCATCAACATTGTCAATAGGTTGAACTGTACCTGTAATTAGGTACCAAGTGAAAATAAGTTTTGCAATCATAGTTTTAATTTTAAGATTAGTAAGACACAGTACATGTATTAAAAGAAAAAAGGGGTTTCCCCCTTAATCAACCATAAGCTTGTTCTCCTGTTTATAGGAATCTAGCAAAACATACAAGTCCTTTCTCTTTAACTGCTTTAATGAGTTAAGATACTTGGTATCCGGTTTTTGTTTTGCTTTAATAAGTTCTGCTCTGATTTGTGCAATAATCATTTCTACTAACATAATAAATACTTTTAATGGTTCAATAATAGTAAGACACAGTACCTGTATTTAAAAAAGGGGATTACTCCCCTATTACATGTAGACCCCTAACAGTGTTCCACTTGATAATTAGTTTCTCAAAACCTTGCTCATGTGCATCTTGTATTTCTTTTGCAATTCTTTGAATGTATTTATTAGGGTCTGTACACTCTAACTTTCCATTACAGTCATTTATTCCATAAGGTGGATAAACAGATTGTTCTTCAAAGCTAATACAAATAAACGCAGCGTGTTTTAAATAATCCATAGTAAATAGTTTTAATGGTTTAAGAATAGTATAACACAGTACAATAACAAAAGGGGAACTTAATCCCCTAACATTGGTGCAAACATTCCCGCCCAAAATAATGACATAACTCCCATAGCTAATAAGATCTGAGATCCCATAGAAATAAGTAAACCTGTTATACAACCCATAGATACAACAGCAAGTGCATAGTGCTTAAAATTTTTCATGATAAATAATTTAAATGGTTATTAGTAGTATAACACAGTACCTGTATAAACAAGAGCCACCTTAACAAGGCAGCTCATCTTCTTCAACATAGTACCTTGGGTTTTCCCAACTCCTTGGTTCCCAAAACTCAATTGGTTCTTCATGTATACCAGGTCCACCATACTCAAAGATGTGAAGTAAAAGAATTTCTTCTTTTGTTAGGACATCATGAGAATTAGAATAATCACAAATTACAGTTGTTTCCATAAGAATAAATTTAATAGTTATTAGTAGTAAAGCACAGTACCATAACATTGTTAAGCCCCTAGTTTAGGAGCCTAACAATATCAGTAGCTTTGAGTATCATCATGCGGATCTTAAAGCCAGCAGCAGGTGGGCAGTAGTCTATGTATTGCTTTGCTAAGAATGCTGCATGTTTAGCAGTAGCAGTGTATTGCAATGTGAGTACTTCTTTTCCTGAGTAATCTGTAATAGTTGCATAGTAAAACTTCATGGTAAATGTATTTAATGGTTATGAATAGTATGACACAGTACCTGTATATATAGTATGTACTAGATACTAGATGATGTAGCACAGCAGCAAGCATACACTACACATAACACATAAGCTGTATAGTACTATAGTATATGTAACACATAGCACATGTGATAGCCATGCATCTGTGGGTTACATCTTTTTCCTGGTAGAATATTTTTTTGTTTTGCACCTAGAATATGACATTGCTGCCTCAGATTCATGGGGGGTAGCACCGCTTGGCTTGGCCCCCCGGGGGTGTCTGTAGCATGATCCCACACCACCTCTAATATAAAATATTTTCACCCCCGTTTGGAATATCCAAATACAGTTGTATATTTGTCACGCTAACATAAACAATGGCAAAGGTCTGGAGTTGAAAGCCCGGGCCTTTGTTATTTTATTATATTTGCTACATGGAAAAGTGTAAACTATTTTGCCTATATATATTTGCTTTATGTGTAGGTCTGGCTATAGGGTATCTTATGACTGGGTGCAAGTCTACCCAAAAGTGTGATGCTTATAGTAATACAAAGTTTGGAAAATAATTTGTATATTAGTATATGAAGAAGTTTGACATGGGTAAGTATATTCTGCTCATTGGTAATGATGCTACCGAGATCTTTGATTACTACAAAGTTCCAGAGATGCATGGCTTGAATAGAGCAGATGCACAAGCTGAAGAAGTAGATAAGACTAAAGGTAATGGGGTTTATATGTATGGTTTAACTAACTATGATCCCGCTGATAAGAAGTTAACAGCAAAAGATCCATACAAACCTTTCTTGTTTTTGAACATGGGTACTTTCAAGAGGTATTCAACTACAGAGAAAGCCACAGCTATTATGCATGAAACTATGCACATGAGTATTCTATTAAATAATTGGAATATCAAAGACAAGGAAGAAGAGGTTATTGGCTTTGCTGAAGAACAAGCTAATAAGATCATTGAGAAACTTAAAGATACTAAGGTAGAAACACCAAAGAAAAACTTCTTCTCTAGAAAGTGAAAGTCTACTTTGATCACATTAATGGTTTTGGTAAAGTAAGTGATCTAGAAGTTATAGTCAATTGTGCTTATGGTATACTAGAAGAAAATGAATCTTCTACAGACGCACTTAAACAAGGATGGATTCCCTGGGAGGGGAAATGGTATAATGAAAGAAGTACCCGGATTGATTTATCTAAGTACTCCCCATCAAAGACAACTAAGAAATTATCAAAGAGAGTTATAGTTCAAGCAGGTAATGTATCTGCTGAAAGAGAAAAGTATTCTGAACTGTATGAGAAGTATTGTGACTATCATGGGTTTAAACGGGATATTAGTTTATCATCATTTGAAGATTGCTCTGTTATAGAATACTGGGATGGAGATTTGATAGGGATTAGTTTATACAAAACATTCAATGATCAATTTGTAGCATACCAGTTTATATGGGATTATACTAATCCTAAATTATCACTGGGTACTGTAGCTCAAATGTATGAATGTGAAACAGCTAGAATATTAGGCTGTGAATATATATATTTGTTGGGTGGGTATGAGCAGTGTTGTTTATATAAATCTAACTACTCTGGGTTTGAGTTTTGGACAGGTAGGGAATGGTCAACAGATATAGAGTTATATAAGACATTAGTAGAACGGGATGAAAAAATTAAAATGGAACTACCATGATCTATGAACCTACTAATAGAATAGAAGTTATTACACCAAAAGGCCCGGGGGTTATTTGGTTAGTTACTGACTATGGGCATGAAACAGATACTATATACACTGTGATAATAAATGAAACAGGTGAGTTCTGGCAGTATACTCATAAAGACATACGCGCAAAAAGTAATATAACTTTTAATAGAGTGATTAAATAATTTAGTATATTATATAGTACTAAATAATATATCATGGCAAAAATAAAAGAACTAACAACAAAGCTTACTAAGACAAAAGTATCCCGTCCGGGTGTACATGCTAAAACTAAAACTAGCCAACTTAAATCTAGTAAGAAATATAAAAAGTTATATAGAGGGCAAGGTAAATAAATTTTGTTTATATTTGTCTGTGACTCTAGAGGAAAAAGTACTTTGGGAAAAGGCTACTTCACTTGCAGAAGACAACCTGCAAGCTAGAGAATTATTTGAAAAACTAAAAACCAATAAAATGCAACTAAAAGGAAAAAGGGTTTTATTAAATAAACCAGAAGTAAAAGAATCTCCATTTGAATTAAGTGAAGCTGACAAGCTTGCACTTGAAATGGATATGAGAAAGACATGGACTAAACTAGAAGTTTATGCCATAGGGGATGAAGTATCAAGTGTAAAGGTGGGGGATAAAGTGTATATGGGAATCACTGGTCTACAAGCGTCTGAAGCAGTAGAGCTTGAGGATGGAATAAAGTTAATGGTTGCTGAAAGAGATATTGCAATAGTATGGTAAACTTTACACAAGAATCAGAAGAGATGTATCAACGTCAAATGAAAACACCATTTGACAAGATAGTATCTAAGCAGATACCATTGACAGATAGATTGGTAAATCTTGATAGACCTAAGTATTATGGTGGTGCAGGAAATACTTATGAAGTATTTAATGTACTCGAAGCTTGGGAACTAGATCAAGACTTTTATCTAGGAAATGTTATAAAGTATTTAGCAAGAGCTGGTAAAAAAACTTCTAACAAAAAAGAAGACTTACAAAAAGCTTTAGTATATTTACAAAGAAGAATTGATAGATTATGAGTGAGCAAGTAGCTTTTAAAGAAACTAAGATTTATTCCTTTGGGGATATTTTAGTTGGTTTAGACTCAGAAGAAATTAATGAGTCTGAAGAAATTATTGAACTTAGAAAAACATTTTCTAAATTAGCTGAAGATCTTAAAGAGAATTATAATCTTAATAGATCTCCAGTAAAGAGTTTATTATTTGATCAGACAATTGGTGACTTGACAAGAGCTTTACTTATGTCTGAGAAACTATTAAAAATGAAATAATGAAAATAGTTGCGATCATTGTGTTATTTACATGCATTGCTATGCTTTGGGCAATAGCACATATCTTATACAAACCAGTATATGATAAGATATCACAACAGTATGTAATTAATGAAGATGATTTCAAAATTGCAAATATTTGCATTGCAGTTATGTTAGCCCTTGCACTAACAATTGGCCTACTACTCTAGTCTGTATTTCTTTCCATGTTTCTAGCAATACAGCAAAATGGTCCCCAGTTGCAAAGCTGGGGATTTTTTTGTATATTAGTGTATGGCAGAATTTGTTAAACAAGGGGAAGTTGATGTAGCTGGTACAATACTATACATAGGTACAGCTAGTCCCGTATTAACTAAGATAACAACCTTAAGGTTTTACAATGCTTTACCATATGTTCTGACTCTTGAAAGATATGATGCTATTACTACTACTAGTGAAGTTATATATGAATTAACACTAGGAGCAGGAGATACAGTAACAGATGATTTAATATATGCTCTAAAAGAAGGAGATGAATTAGTTGTATACTCCAATATCCCAGGAACAACTTATTATGTATACGGTGTAGATTATGCAAGTAGTTGATAATAATGGAAATGTATTTGGAAGTGGATTACAAGTAAATGGTCCAGATGGTAAACCAAAGACTTCTGGTGGAGGAGGGGGAGGTACTCCTTCTGGTCCAGCTGGGGGGGATCTTTCTGGTACCTATCCTAACCCCTCTGTTACATGGTCTAATGGTATACCCGTATATGATCTACAGTATTATCCATTAAGTTTAAACCCGGCAGGATATCTTACAAGCATAACATCATCTGATGTAATAACTGCTTTGGGATACACACCATATAGTAGTGCAAACCCTGCTGGATATATTGACTCATCAGCACTTACTCCTTATTTAACTTCAGCGACTGCAGCTAGTACTTACTATCCTTTGACAAATCCTTCTGGATATATTACAAATGCAGCTCTCTCAGGTTATTTAACTACATCTGCAGCTGCTAGTACTTATTATCCACTTACAAATCCTAATGCATATATCTCAGGTATAACAGGATCAGATGTTGTTACTGCGTTAGGTTATACACCTTATGATAGTAGTAACCCTGCAGGATATTTAAATTCTATATCTGGGTCAATGGTTACAAGTGCTCTTGGATATACACCATATGATGCAGCAAACCCCGCTGGTTATATTGATTCTTCTGCATTAACACCATACCTTACATCAGCAACAGCTGCTAGTACATATCAACCTAAATTAACTTTAACAACAACAGGTACATCAGGTGCTGCTACACTTACAGGCTCTACTTTAAATATTCCTAATTATGCAAGTAGTGGTGGAACACCAGTTAATATACAGACGTTTACATCAAGTGGAGTATGGACTAAACCTGCAAATGCAACAGTAGTAGAAGTATTTATATTTGGTGCAGGAGGTGGTGGTGGCGCAGGTAGAAGAGGTGCTGCAACAACAGGGAGATATGGTGGTGGTGGGGCAGCTACTGGTTCTGTTGTAATTAATAAAATGGATGCTTCAGTATTATCTGCTACAGAAAATATTTGGATTGGTACTGGAGGAAATGGTGCAAATGGTGTTACTGTAGATAATACAAATGGTTCTGCAGGTAGTGTTGGAGGTGCTTCATATTTGGGTGGAACTGGAAATGCAGCAACTGCTAAGATAATAGCTCCAGGTGGGGGAAGTGGTTTTGGTGGAACTAACGTTGCAAATAGTAGTGGTCAATCAGCAGCACAACTTATCTATGGCGTATATGGTGTTAATGCTTATGGTACAGGATCATTTAGTGCAAATGGTTTTACTACTACTAACATACTGAATGTTAGGCCAATCTCATGTGGTGTATATGGTGGTGGAATAGATACAGCAAATAATAGATACTCAGGTTCTTCTATTCAAAATAGAAAAATGGATTTAGCTACATTGTTTTATACTACATCCGGTGGAGTAGCAGCAGGTGCTGTTGGTGCAAATGGTACATTTTCATTAACAGATGCAAACTTTGCTGTATTATCATCTGGGGGAGCAGGTGGAGCATCAGGAGATGCAGCAGGAACAATAGCTGGGGGAAGAGGTGGTAATGGTGGTATATGTGCTGGAGGTGGGGGTGGAGGAGCATCTACAAATGGAGCTGCATCAGGAGCTGGTGGTACAGGAGGTAATGGTTATTGTGTAATTATAACATATTTCTAATGATACGCGTAGCAATAATAGTAGATAATATTGTAGAGAATATAATTGTAATTGAAGAAGATAATATGCACATGTTATCTGAAATAACCTATATCATTTCTGACACATTAGAAATTGGAGATATAATATCTTAATTAGTTTGTTATCTAAATAATTTTCATTATATTATAGATATAGTATATAATTATTTAGAAATGGATATCTTAAATTTTATTAGTTGGATTAAGGGTAGTAGAATTGTTACTACTGCTGACCCTAATAAAACATTATTACCTCTTGGTTTAAAAACTAATAGGAGAGACGATGATTATGTACCAGTCACTATGACTGTTCAAGATTTCATTGCACAAATTCCTACACCTCCAGGTCCAGCTGTTACCTCATCTATTTGGGCTAACGGCTTTACAGTAGTAGGATGTATTAATGAAAATCTTACATTACCTGCTAATTCCAATTTAACATATAAATCACCCCTAGCAATGTGCGTAGGGAAAACTTTAACCATTCCAGTAGGAACAACCTTAACAATAATACCATGAGTCAAATTAATGTAGATATAATACTTCCTCAATCAGGAACAGTACTAACAGCAAACGGGATAGAAATTGTAAATCCACTTGTTAATAATACTATTATTGGAGACAATGCAGGACAGTCAATTGTTGGTGGAATTAATCCACAAATGGGTACATTAAATACTGTAGTAGGTGTAAATGCAATGCAATTATCAACCGTTGGAATTGCAGCTACTGCTGTTGGATATGATGCTTATAAAGCTGGAGATGGTGTAAATGATGTAGCAATTGGAAGAAGTGCATTGGCTGCTATTAATGGAGTTAGTTATGGTAATACTGCAGTTGGAACTTTTGCTCTTGGAAATCTAAATACAGCTACACAAGGCAATTCAGGATTAGGATTGGCAGCTGGTGACCAGCTTCTTTCTGGTGATTTTAATACGTTTATTGGATATGGTTCAGGTCAACAATTTAATTCTGGCAATAATAATACAGCTTTAGGTTCAAGAACAACAGGTGTTGGTACTGGAGGATCTGGTAATAATAATGTTTGGTTAGGTACTAATGCCTGTCTTAATTATGGTGGGGGAGATAGCAATGTTATCATTGGAGCATATGATGCAGCAAATCCTTATTTTAATCTGCAAACAGGATCTAATAATATTGTAATAGGTAGAAATGCTACAAAAGCAAGTGATAGTGCTAGTAACTCAATTACTCTTGGTAATAGTTCAAATAATGTTTTAAGATGTGCTGTAACCACAATTACATCTCTTTCGGATGCTAGAGATAAAAAAGAAATAGAAGAACTACCAGTAGGATTAGAGTTTGTAGAAAAATTAAAGCCTGTTAAGTTTACCTGGGATGATAGAAATGAGGAAGGTAAGCATGATGTAGAAGATTTTGGGTTTATTGCTCAAGATCTAAAAGCATCACAAGAAGAAGCAAATGCAAGTTACCTTGGTTTAGTTTATGAAGAAAACCCTGAAAAACTAGAAGCATCTTACGGTAAATTATTACCTGTATTAGTTAAAGCTATTCAAGAGTTAAGTTCAGAAGTTAAATCTTTAAAAGAAGAACTAGAAACATTAAAAGCAAATAATAAATAATCATGGATATTTTAAATTTTATATCATGGATTAGAGGTCGCAGAATTGTAAATTCTGTTGACCCTAATAAAACATTGCTACCTGTGGCTCTTCAAGATGATAGAAGAGATGATGAATATTTAACAGGTGCTATTACAGTACAAGATTTTACAACACAAGTTGCAGCAAGTATACCAGCTGGTGCACAAGGACCAATAGGACCACAAGGTGTCCCAGGACCAGTAGGACCAGCAGGCCTTAATTGGCAAGGTGCATGGTCAGCAGCAGGTACTTATGTAGTAGATGATGCAGTAGGCTATGCTGGGGCTTCTTGGTTTTGTATTAATAATGTTGGACCAGGTGGAGCTAATCCTCCTGCAGATCCAACTAGCTGGGCATTATTAGCTTCTCAAGGAGCAACTGGTCCACAGGGTCCTCAAGGAATTCAAGGTCCAGTTGGGCCATCTGGAACAGCAACTCCAAGTTTTAGTAAAGTTCCTTCAGGTCTTGTTTCAGTTGACACAACACCTTTAGTAGTAACTTTTTCTACTATTCCAGCCAATACTTATAACAATACTTCTTGGCCAATTTTTTGTGTAAAAACAGCTTTGCAAAAACTTGCTTCTGCAACAACCATGCGAGTAAGAGTATATATTTCTAATACTGCTCCTACACAAGGAGCTGCATATGGAACTGTTGGAGCCACATTAATTGCTGATGCAGAAACAACAACGAGTGGAGTTAATCAAAGGGCAATTAAAATTGAAAAAGACATTTGGTTTACAAATAATACTGTTCAATTTTTAAATAATGGATCAAATCCAAATACTGGATTTTCTGATTCAGGAATTGGAAGTAATACTGGTGTAACTTATAACTCAGGAATATTTGATAATGCAATGTCAGGTGGAACTATAAACTGGTCTTTAAATACTTATATAGTAGTTGTTGTAGAATCTATTGGTGGAACAACTAGTATTGCTGCAAGGTATTTATCGGTAACAAGAATTTAATAAATAAAATAAATAAAGTCATGGATATTTTAAATTTTATCTCCTGGATTAAAGGTAAAGGATATGCAACTACAGCAGACCGCAAAAAAACTTTAATTCCACTTGGTCTTAAAGATGAGCGTAGAGATGATCAGTATTTGCCTGGTGCAATGACAGTAGAAAACTTTGAACCTACAGTTAATGGGTATAAAGAATACACTGTATTAATTACACAAAGAGGAATAAATGACCCTACAGTAGTTGTATTAAAAAATACATTAGATGTTAATCCAACATTTTTTTATGCTGGAGTTGGTGGTTATGCAGTTACTTTTGATAAAAATATATTTGATTCTCCAAATGAATACATAACTATTTCATCTGGTTTTACAGATCCTATAAGTGGAGATTTAATTACAATTGAAGCATATGCTGTTTTTCCACCTGCAATGTTTATTCAATCATTTTTAAATGGTGTACCAGCAGATAATGTAATAGGTGCTGATTTAAGTTTTGGTTTTCCTTGTGTATTAACAATCCGTAAATATAACTAGTTATGAAAAATTTTAGTTTAGAACTTTTTTTAGAAAGATTAAAAAGAACATACGCATATCTTAATGATAATGATGCTACTGCAATTGCAGTATATGAAAAGTTTTTAGAGACACTTAAGAAATAATCATGGATATTTTAAACTGGATATATCTTAAGACTAACGAGTTAATTAGACCTACAGCTAATAATACTAATACAGATATTATTGCATTAGGTGCTGATGTTGGTCCTATACAAAGAGGTGATAGTTACCAAACATATGGTATGACTATTCAGGATTTTGCAAATACTATTGCAACACTGCTTCCACCTCCACCACCAGTTGGTACAGGTTTATTTGCACAAACAGTAAATAGTGTTCCTGTTACAAATACAACTACTGAAACTAGTATAACTGGAACTGGAGTTGGATCATTGTCAGTTCCAGCAAATGGATTTCAAGTTGGAGATTCTTTTCATGCTAAATTAATTGGTATGATGTCAACTGCTAATAATCATACTATTAGAATTAGAATTAAAAGTGGTTCTGTATTGCTTGCAGATACTGGAGTAATAACTCTTGGAAATTCAACAAATAGACCTTTTGAGATCAATGTGTATTTTACTATTAAATCTTTAGGAGCTGCTGGGGTAGCATCTATTGTTTCTGGAGGTATATATTCTTATACAAAGAACGCAAGTACTTCATTTGAAGGAACAGGATTTAATACTGTAAATAACACAACATTTGATACTACAATAAATAACACATTAGATGTTACTGCACAATGGGGACAAGCAAGTGCTTCAGATAGTGTGTATACAGATTTGTTTGTTCTTCATAAACTATATTAAAATAATAAATTATGTCAATAGGAAATTTAAAAGATTACGGAAATAAAGGAAATAACTTTCCTTTTCAATTAAAGACTTTACAAGGCCTTTCATTACCGCAATATAGAAACTTAAGAACTCTTTACTTGTCTGATTTATCAGCATCAACATTAGAGTCTTTAATTAATGCGGAATTTGCAAATGCTCCAGATTCATATTTAATTTCTCAGAGTGTATTTTTTGATGGATCAACAAATACATATGCAGCATTTTTAACTTTTGCAACTTTATAATGAAAAGAGTATTTATACTTTCATTGCTGTTAGTATTTATTACTTCTTGTTCATTAGAGAGAAGACTGGCTAAGTACTGTCCACTGTGTACACAAAAAGATAGTGTAGTAACTATAACACAAATTAGAGATACTACAATCAATATCCCAGGAGAAACTGTATTTATAGAAGATACATTATTCTGTGATTCATTAGGTAATGTATATGCATCTAGACTAGCAGAAAAAGATGGGACTATTATTAAGTTACAATCTCGTATAAGAAATAATAAATATAAAGTAATTGCAAAGACAGATACTATTTATAGAACTATCAAGGGCAATACAATTTACAAAACCAAACTTGTTACAAAAACTCAAAAGCCACAAAAAATAAAATACATCCCGGGTTGGGTCAACTTCCTAGCATGGTTGGGTGGTATATGGTTAATAATTATTATATTATATATTATATACCGTCTGATTAAAGCTCAAATACCTACAATATGAAAACAAATCTAACTTTAGGAATCTTGGCAATCTCTTCTTTCTTTGCACCAATCGAAATTATGGTCCTTGTTTTAATGTTCATTATCTTTGTGGACACTGTAGTTAAATTAATTTCACTTAGAAAAATAGCTAAGGAAAGTAATAGAAAGTACAGAGATGTATTTAAATCTAGAATACTTAGACAAGGATATGTGTATAAAGCTCTAGGATATTATATTACAGCAGGTGTAGTATTTCCATTAGACTATTATGCATTAACTCCATTTGCAAATAGCTTACTTGACTTCTTAGGTTTTTCTTTTGTAATTTCTGTACCAGCTATTTTAACTAATATTTTACTGGGTATATTCTCAATTATAGAACTAGCTTCTATTAATGAAAACTGGTTTGATATTACTGGAAACAATGTACTTAGAAAAACTTGTGATACTGTAAAGAAATTAAGAAAAGGTTTAAAAGACGTATCAGACACTTACAAAGACATCAAGAACTAATGAAACTGGATATTAATAAAATTGTTCAAGCAAGATTAGACAAAGATCAGTTCTATGCTGAAGAGTCTAAGAAGACACAAATCTATCTGCATCATACAGCAGGTGGAGGCAATGCAGTAGCTGTATCACGGTACTGGAATAGTAATGATACAAGAATAGCAACTGCATTTGTTATTGGAGAGAATGGGGACATTGTACAATGTTTCTCAAGTAAGCATTGGGCTTGGCATTTAGGTATTGATTCAGAAGACTTTACTAAGAATGGTGCAAAGTATCAGAACTTAAATAAACTTTCTGTAGGTATAGAAGTTTGCAACTGGGGTCCATTAAAACTCCGCAATGGTAAATACTATAACTATGTAAATGGTGTTGTTAAACCGGAGAATGTAACAACTCTTGAGACACCATTTAAAGGTACCAAATATTGGTACAAATATTCAGATGCACAGATTGAATCTCTAAGACAACTAGTAGAATACTTATGTGAAACATATGATATTCCTAAGACTTATAGATCAGAAATCTGGGCAATTGATAAAGAAGCATTTAAAGGGACACCTGGAATATATACACATAACTCTGTAAGAAAAGATAAGAGTGATATGTATCCAGATCCTAAAGTAATAGACATGTTAAAAAACCTATAATATGAAATTTAGAAACTCTTGGAAATCATCCACAAAACAGTGGGATAAAATAATGATCAGAATAAGATTATCATCATTAGATATCCTATCATTTGAAATAGATATATCTAGAAACTTTTACTTACTTACTATATTAAACTTAACTATAAAAAATCGATGATCATGAAAAAAATTAAGTCTGTTAAAAAATATGAGACAGGAGGAGTTAAAACAGAACAATGCGATCCTATAAGAGGATGTGGTCATAAAAGAGCAAAAAGAGTTAATAGTAGAAGAGCCGCTGTAAATAGTGCTGGTCCTGTCCTTAGAAAAATTGGAACAACAATTGGTTCAATAGCAGCTGGAGCTTTGGCATATGCTAAAAATGTTGGTGGAATTAAAGATAAAATTCAAGACCTTAAAGAAAACAAAAAAGGCGGATCAGTTAAAACAAAAAGATCAGTTGGCTCTACAACTAAAAGAAAAAAATAAATTACTTCTCTATAGGTAAGGTAATCCAGGTATGTAGTATATCTGGATTTTTTATTTAAACTTGTTTTATTTAAACTTTTTATATATATATTTGTGTAAACTAATATAAATTAAAGTCTTATGGAAACAAACCAACAACCAGAAATGGAGATGACTCCAGAACAATTAGCTGAGCAAAAAGAAAAGATGCTTGAATTCTATAGAGAATCAATGCCTTATTTAAGAGCTCAGTTAGATTATGAAAAAATGCTTTTAGAAATTGATGAAACAAGATTTAAAAGATCTAGTATTCAATATCAATTTGCCATGATGATGAATGGTCCACAACAAGAAGCAGAAGATGATCAAGAAGAATCTTCTGAGCCAACTAAATCTGAGGGTAGAAAGCTTAAAAGAGGGTAATCATGGCCATAGTAAATCAAGTACAGAAAAGAGTAAGAATGCCTAAATGGGATGTAGTTAAATTTCAGATTCTTACACACTGTTACATTAAGAGAATTAATCTTAGTGATTCAGATCTTAATTGCTTGACTTTACTAAGTTTTAATGAACCAATAGAATTAACAGACTTTTGTTATGATGCATCTTCTGAAGAAGAGCCAATTTTTAAATCTCCGCAGACTGTAAGAAACAGTGTAAATAAAGCTGAGAAAAATAATTTGGTAATTAAAGATGCATCTAACAAAAAGTTAATTAAACTAAATCCAGATTTAAAAATTCAGACAGAAGGAACTATTCTTTTAGATTATAAATTTTTAGGAGATGAATCCAAGGAAAGCTAAAAGAATCTATGATGTAGTATCTGAAGATCTAAACATTAAAAAAGATTTAGTTGAAGACTTAGTAGAGTTTTATTATAAAGATGTTAGAAAGCTACTTACTAATCTAGAATATCCAAGAATAAATATAGATGGTCTTGGTCAGTTTGTAGCAAAGCCAAAAGCAGTAGCTGGTTCAATTGATAAGATAACTAAATCACTTGATAATCATGATACTTCTACCTTCAAAGCATACCATAATAAAAAAGCAATGGAAAATAAACTGGAGCTATTATTAAAGTTAAGCTCTAAGTTAGAACAAGTAAATAATAGAAAAGAAGAATTTTTAAAAACCAAAAACAATGAAGAACGTACTTAATCTTATTTGGCAAAACAGATCACAGATTCTTGAAGGAATTAAGAACTCTGTAATTAGAGATGAGACAGTTGAAGAAATATCTAGACTTAGATATGACATCTGTGATGAGTGTCCTAGCAAAGGTAAGAAATGTGCAGTAAAAGGTACAGCTCCTTGCTGTAATGAGTGTGGATGTTCTCTTGCTTTTAAAACCAGGTCATTATCATCTTCATGCCCATTAGGTAAATGGGATGCTTTAATTACTGAAGAACAAGAACAAGAATTAGAAAAACTATGAGTATAGTATTTAATGCCAAAGATCATAGCTATAAAAGCAATGATGGCTCAGAGATTAATTGGATAAGTGTTACTACACTAGTATCTCATTTTAAAAAACCATTTGATGCAGAGAAGATTGCAAAGAAGGTTTGTAAGAACAAGAGATCTAAGTGGTATGGTTTCTCACCAAAAGATATTATATCTATTTGGAATGCAGAATCAGAAAGAGCAGTTACTCTTGGAACATTCTATCATAATCAAAGAGAAGCTGACTTATGTTCTTTAGCTTCAATAGAAAGAGAAGGTGTTACAGTTCCAGTGTTTAAACCAAATGATTTAGCAAATGGAATTAAGATAGCTCCTTCACAAAAATTAGAACCAGGCGTGTATCCAGAGCATATGGTTTATCTTAAATCAGCAGGCATCTGTGGTCAGTCAGATCTCGTAGAAGTAGTTAATGGTAAAGTAAACATTATTGATTACAAAACTAATAAAGAGATTAAGACTGAATCTTACAAAGATTGGGAGGGAGTTTCTGAAAAGCTACTCTCTCCTGTATCTAACTTAGATGATTGTAATTTTAATCATTACAGTTTACAGTTAAGTATCTATATGTATATGATATTAAAGCATAATCCTAAATTACAACCTGGGAAAATGTTTATTCATCATATACTATTTGAAACAGATGGAGAAGATAGATATGGTTATCCATTAACAAGCTATGATGAAAATGGTGACCCAATTGTTAAAGATGTAATACAAATGGAAATACCATATCTAAAAGATGAAGTAACAGCTATTATGCATTATTTGCATGATAATAAAGATAAAATCAAAAAGAAATGATTGTAAAACTATTTGACATACAGAATGGTAAAGTAATTCCAACAGAGCATTGCTATACACTAAAGGCACTTAAGATGGTAATGGATAACTATCCTGATGATTATATCAAGATATACCAATACTTGTTTTATATGACTTGCCCTAATCCAGACTTAAACCCATTCTTTTATACACCAGAAGTAGATAAGGAGTCTCTCATACTTGAACAAATAGATGCAGAGTTTTCTACAGAAGATCAAGATATCTTTATAGCACTACAGTTCTGCCAGAGAATGTATGAAACACCTACATCTAGAGCATATAAAGGTATTGCATCTATGTTAGATAGATTAGCTAAATATATGGAGACTACACCTATCTCACACGGTAGAGATGGTAATATTAACTCTCTGGTAGCTGCAGCAAAAAACTTTGAGCAAATTAGAGCATCATTTAAAGGTGCATATAAAGATCTACAGGAAGAACAATCTAGTAGAGTAAGAGGTGGTATTGGAATGGCATATGATCAGTAATGGAAATATTTGAGAACATACCAACATATGATAATGGAACTTGGACTATTACAGATTTTTCCTCAAGAGAAGAGTTTGCCAAGTTTGTAAGAGATATTTTTAAAGAACCGGGTAAATATAATTTTAATGAAACTAGCTTATTATTTAATGCAGAGTCAAGAAAGTTCAGAGACAATGGATACTACTGTGACTCTCCATTTAAATCCAAAGATTTTATCAATTACTGGGATGATCAAAAACTCAAATGTAGAAGAGGAGTTATCTATAAGTCAGGAGAAAACACCTGGTACCTTACAAGAGATTACTACATGTGGCTTAACTTCTTACCAATATTCGATAAAGAACAGCAAATTTTTGACTTTGCTAAAATACGTGATGCCCAGTATCACATGGCCCTCTATGAACTATTGGCAGAGCTCAACTATAAGCACGTAGCTATTCTTAAGAAACGTCAGATAGCCTCTTCTTATTTTCACATGGCTAAGCTATTAAATCAAATATGGTTTGAAGCTGGGGTTACTTTGAAGATAGGAGCAAGTCTTAAAGACTATATAAATGAAAAAGGTTCATGGAAGTTCTTAGATGAATATGCAGCTTTCTTAAATGAACATACTGCATGGTATAGACCAATGACTCCACATAAAGTAATGATGTGGCAACAGAAGATTGAAGTAAGAAAAGGAGATAGAAAAAATGAAGTGGGTCTCAAAGGTACAATGCAGGGAATGTCATTTGAGAAAGATCCAACAAATGGTGTAGGGGGTCCAGTAAAGTTTTTCTTTCATGAGGAGGCTGGTATTGCACCAAAGATGGATCAGACCTATGAGTATATGAGACCAGCAATGAGATCTGGTTTAATTACTACAGGTATGTTTATAGCTGCAGGATCTGTGGGAGATTTATCTCAGTGTAACCCACTTAAAGATATGATTCTAAATCCTACATCTAAAGATATTTATGCAGTAGAAACAAATCTTATTGATAAAAATGGAACAGAAGGTCTCTCAGGTTTGTTTATTCCTGAGCAATGGTCAATGCCTCCGCATATTGATCAATATGGTAATTCACTTGTAGAAGATGCATTAGAAGCATTAGATAGACAGTTTGAAGAATGGAAGAAAGATTTATCTCCAGAAGACTACCAGTTAAGGATATCTCAGCACCCTAGAAATATTGAAGAAGCATTTGCACATAGATCTGTATCTGTGTTTCCGCCCCATCTTGTAGCTGCACAACAGAGAAGAATAGAAGAAAAAGAATATGCATATGAATTCTTAGATATATTCTATAATGAGAATGGAAAACCTGCAGTAAAGGAAACTCATAAATTACCTATTATGCAATTCCCTGTATCTAAGAAATTAGAAGATAAAACAGGAACTCTTGTTGTATGGGAAAGACCAATTAAAGATCCGGTATTTGGTCAGTATTATGCATCTATTGACCCCGTATCAGAAGGTAAAACAACTACATCAGAATCATTATGCTCTATATATGTAATGAAAGCACCGGTAGAAGTAACTAAAGTAACTGGTTCTGAAACAGAAACATATATAGAACAAGATAAAATAGTAGCTGCTTGGTGTGGTAGATTTGATGACATTAACAAAACTCACCAAAGATTAGAACTAATAATAGAATGGTATAATGCATGGGCACTTATAGAAAGTAACGTGTCTTTGTTTATACAATATATGATATCTAGAAAGAAACAAAGATATCTTGTACCTAAGAATCAAATCATGTTCTTAAAGGATCTTGGTGCAAATACTAATGTTTATCAAGAGTATGGTTGGAGAAATACTGGTACTTTATTTAAGGCACACTTATTAAGTTATGTTATAGAGTATTGTAAAGAGGAACTAGATGTAGAAACAAAACCTGATGGAACAATTGTAAAAACTAAATATGGAATAGAAAGAATCCCGGACCCCATGCTTATTAAAGAAATGCAAGAATATACAGAGGGTCTTAACGTGGATAGACTTGTGGCATTTACAGCATTGGTTGCATTCATGAGAATACAACAATCTAACAGAGGTTATTCAAAAAGAACTATCATGGATGATGTAGCTAAAAACTTGCAAAAGTCAGAAAATTTGTTTAAATTAAATAGTAGTCCATTTAGGCATATTGGTGGACGCAGTAACTTAATTAATGGTCAGGCTTTTAAAAAATCACCATTTAAAAATATAAAATAACTATGCAAGTATATAACGCATTACAGTTAAAGAAAGGAGCAAAAGCTGAAAACAGTAGAATGGGTACTGTTACTCAGCCATTACAGTTTTTACCTAAAAAGGAAAAAGATGAAGCATGGGCTGCCTGGAACTTGGATTGGGTAGAATGGCAAGGATTAAAACAAATCCGTAGAAATGCCAGAAGGTTGATGAAAAACTACAAGCTTGCAAAAGGTATTATAGATAAGTCTGATTATATTGTAGAAGATAATAATGAGTATAGAGATATAGTAGAACTACTCACTAAGGAAGATGCTTCTGCACTAGAATTAAAGTTTTATCCTATTATTCCAAATGTTATTAATGTTCTTGTAGCTGAATTTGCTAAGAGATCAACTAAACTTACTTACCGTGCTGTGGATGAGTTCTCATATAATGAGATGCTAGAGCAAAAAAGAAAAATGGTAGAGGATGTTTTATTAGAAGATGCTAAGATGAAAATTTCATCTGCATTAATGGATCAAGGATTAGATCCAGCATCTGAAGAATTTATGCAAGAAACATCTGATGAAAAATTAAAAACTCTTCCTGAGATAGAAATGTACTTCAAGAAAGATTACAGATCAATGATTGAAGAGTGGGCTTCTCATCAACATAAAGTAGATGTAGAAAGATTTAGAATGGATGAACTTGAAGAAAGAGCATTTAGAGACATGCTTATTACAGATAGAGAGTTCTGGCATTTTAGAATGATGGAAGATGACTATGAAGTAGAGCTTTGGAATCCAGCAATTACTTTCTACCACAAATCTCCAGATGCTAGATATATATCACAAGCTAACTGGGTTGGTAAAACAGATATGATGACTCCATCAGATGTAATAGACAAGTATGGCTATTTAATGGATGAAGAACAGTTAAAAGCTTTAGAGGCAATTTATCCTATTAGATCTGCTGGTTATGTTGTTGGAGGTTATCAAAATGATGGTACAAGATATGATGCTACAAAATCACATGACTGGAATGTCAATATGCCTTCTCTTGCATATAGACAATATACTACAGCAATGTCTAATTCAGTATACAGTGGTGGAGATATTATTGCACAGATACTTTCTGAAGGAGAAGACTATTATGACCAAGGTATTGCATACTTATTAAGAGTAAGTACAATCTATTGGAAGTCACAAAGAAAGGTTGGACATCTAATTTCTATAGATGATAATGGTGAAGTTAAGATGGATATAGTTGATGAAGATTATGAAATCACAACTAAACCAATTTATGATACTAGATTAAATAAGAATAAAACTAAAGATACTCTTATTTATGGTGAGCATATAGACTGGATCTGGATCAATGAAGTATGGGGTGGTATTAAGATTGGACCAAATATTCCATCTTTCTGGGGTATGAATAATCCAGGTGGATTTACTCCAATGTACATAGGAATAAATAAATCAAAGATTGGACCTATTCCTTTCCAATTTAAAGGTGATAGCACACTATATGGGTGTAAACTTCCTGTAGAAGGATCTGTATTCTCAGATAGAAATACTAGGTCTACTGCTCTATTAGACTTAATGAAGCCATATCAGATTGGATATAATATTGTAAACAATCAGATAGCAGATATCTTAGTAGATGAGCTTGGTACTATTATCATGTTAGATCAGAATACTTTACCTAAGCACTCTCTTGGTGAAGACTGGGGTAAAGGTAACTATGCTAAAGCTTATGTAGCAATGAAGAATTTTCAGATGTTACCATTAGATACGTCTATTACTAACACTGAGAATGCTCTTAACTTCCAGCACTTCCAAAAACTAGATCTATCTCAGACAGAAAGATTAATGTCTAGGATTAATATTGCAAACTACTTCAAGCAACAAGCTTATGAAGTAATTGGAGTTAACCCACAAAGAATGGGACAACAGTTATCTCAGATGACAGCTACAGGGGTAGAACAAGCTGCTGCAGCATCTTATGCACAGACAGAGGTGTTCTTCATTCAGCATTGTGATTATCTAATGCCTAGAGTACATCAAATGCGTACAGACTTAGCACAATACTATCACTCTACAAAACCATCTACAAGATTAACTTATATTACTACAGCAGATGAAAAAGTTAATTTTGAAATAAATGGTACAGATCTTTTGATGAGAGATCTTAATATATTCTGTAGCACTACTGCAAACCACAGAGCTGTTCTTGAGCAGTTAAAACAAATGGCCATGACTAATAATACAGCTGGTGCTAGTATTTATGATCTTGGTAAAATTGTACAGTCTGATTCAATTGCACAACTTAATACTGTTCTTAAGTCTTCTGAACAAAAACAACAGGAGCTTAAACAACAAGAAATGCAACAACAACAGCAAATGCAAGAACAACAAATCAAATCTCAACAAGAAATTGAGAAAATGAAGATTGATTCAGTTGCAGCTGAGAAAGAAAAAGATAGACAAAGAGATATCTTGGTAGCAGAAATTAGAGCAGCAGGTTATGGATCTATGGCAGATGTTAATCAGAATGAAATGTCAGACTATGCAGATGCTATGAAAGATATTAGAGCAACACAACAATATCAGCAACAAACTGATCTTCAAAAAACTAAAGAAGATAACAGAGTAAATGCTGATAGAGATAAGATAGCTTTAGAAAGAGAGAAGATAAATATGCAAAGAGAAATAGCTGATAAACAGTTGCAGATAGCTCAAGTCAATAAAAATAAGTATGATAAAGGTGGTTCTACAAAATCAAAAGATAAGTCTTAGCTATATAGTGCAAAAAATTAATTTCAAAATGATAAATTTTTGAAGTTTATTTCTTATATTAAATTATAAACAAAACCAACACATATGGATGAATTAGATAAAGTACTTGGTGAAGACCAAGTGCAAGATACTACAAAGGTAGATCAAGTAGATGTAAACATTGATGAAATGTTTGGCATGCCTGGAGCAGAAAGTGTAATGCTTCCAGCAGATGAAGAAAAACCTAAGTCTATGTTTTCAAAAGAAAATGTAGACACAACGTTCCTTGACAAGCCTGCTTCTAAAGAAGAAGTAGCAAAGAAAGAAGAAGTAGAAGAAACTATTGCTGAGTTAGATAGTTTAATTACTCAAGAAGAGGATGCTGGTAACAAAGGCAGACCAAAGGTTGATAAATCAGGTCTTGCTGAGTTAGCAACTAAAATGATTGAGGAAGGAACTCTTATTCCTTTTGATGATGATAAACCATTAGAGGATTACACAACAAAAGATTTCCGTGAACTATTTGAAGCAAACTTTCAAGAAAGAGAAAATGCAATTAGAGAAAACACACCAAAAGAATTTTTTCAAGCTTTACCAGAAGAACTTCAAATTGCTGCTAAGTATGTTGCAGATGGTGGTACTGATCTTAAAGGATTGTTTAGAACTCTTGCTCATGTAGAAGAGATGAGAGACCTAGATCCTTATGATGAGAATGATCAGATAGTTATTGCAAGACAATACTTACATGCAACAAATTTTGGTACGCCAGAAGAAATTGAAGCAGAAATAGAAGATTGGATGGACATGGGAAGGCTTGATAAAAAAGCACAACAGTTCAAACCAAAATTGGATAAGATGCAAGAGTCTATTATTGAAAGACAGTTGGCTGAACAAGAAATGAAAAGAGAACAACAAGCTGAAGCAGCAAAACAATACCAAGATAATGTATATAATACACTATCTACTGGTGAGCTTGGAGGAATCAAACTTGATAGAAAAGTACAAGGTTTATTGTTTTCAGGATTAGTTCAACCTAACTATCCTTCTATTTCTGGTAAACCTACAAACTTACTTGGGCACTTGTTAGAGAAGTATCAGTTTGTAGAACCAAGACATGATCTTATTGCAGAAGCTCTATGGTTACTTGCAGATCCAGATGGTTATAAATCTAAAATGAGAGAGCAAGGATCAAGACAAGCTACAGAGAAAGCAGTAAGACAATTAAAAACGGAACAAGGTAGAAGAATAAGTTCATCTGTAGTAGAGCCTGAAGAAGCTCCTAGAAGAACACAATCTTCTTCCCCAAAACCACAAAGAACAATCTCAAGAGGAAATTTCTTCAAGAGAGGATAATTAAGTAACAAATAAAACAAATATAAAAATGGCAACTCCAATTTTAAACAATGGGATATTCCTAAGAGATACAGCCTACCAAGCTTCATCGCATGTAGACTCTTATCACTTAGTGAATATGTTAAAGGATGCTGAACCTATGGATTTAGGTCCAGTTGATTTATGGGCTATGGCTCAGAAAGTAGAAATGCCGCTTTACCAGCTTTCTAGCTTTGGTGGCAAAAATGTAATTATGGTTGATAATGCTCGTGGAGAGTATAAGTGGCAGACTCCTGTCTCTACAGATCTTCCATATGTACTTGAAGACATTGAACCACTTAATGACTTCAAAGGAGTAGATGGTTCTACTTTTAGAATTAAATTAAGCCGCAGAGAATTTGGACATGGTGATATCA